AACACCACATAAAAGTTGGGATGTCTCTAAAATCATTTTAACAACATGTTTATCACAATGCATTTGTGCACATTTTTTTGTGTCGTAATCTAAAACAAAAATATTCATAAATTTTTTATTCGAAGTTAATAAAAAAAACAATATAAAAAAAATATATGTTGATTTTATTAAATAAATTTTTTATACTTACTTATGGAAAATGAATATCTAATTAATGCCTTAAAAAAACATTTAGGTAAAGAACATACTTTAGATGAGGAATACTTAACTACTTTACGTAAAAAAATAAATGATATTAAGGATCAAAGAGTCAATATTGATCACATTTTTGATCAATTAAAAGTTAGCATTATAAAGAGTAGTTCCCACTTATTAATAGAAAAAGTACATAGAGGGGATAAAGAAGGTCCATTAATTATATTAAATAATACTAGAGATAGAACTGTATTTTATGATTTTGTGGAGTTAATGAATAATCTACTAGTGTCATATGAAAGTTATTATCAGAATTATGAAATGAATAGTTCGGAACTTTTAGAGTGTAAAGAAAGGTTGGGACTGAATGATCATAAATTACATAAATTAATTAATGAAATAAATTTGGATAATTAGAAAATTATTTTTATATTTGTCTAAAACCTTTTGATATGGATGTTCTTAATCTTAAAAATATGGATAAATTTTTGGATAATAATTTTATCCCTTTGTTTGACAATAATGGGTTACCTTCAAAAATAAAAATGTCTTTGACAGAAGAAACATTTGATATTACTACACAGTTTGGTAGAAATATATTAATCAGGTTAATAAATCGTGATCTTTCTAATTTAGGGATACACCAATCTTACTGTATAACAATTTCAAACTTATATGTGACAAAATTATATGAGGGGTATAAAAAATTAGTTTTGGCATTATGAAAGATTTTTATGTTAGTAATGGGGACGATCAAAAAATTTTTCTTCAAGATAATAAATGGTTAATATGTTCATTAATTGTAGAGGGTGTTAAAAAATCAATAGAGGAGAATTTAGAGTCTTTAATTATTTTTAGAGTAATTAACCCTTTAGAGAATACTATGTTAACAACAGAACTAAAAAAGAGTGACTGGACGAATAGTTTAAATAAATGTCTATCTTATTACGAATCTATAGAAGAATATGAAATGTGTGATAAGATAATAACATTATTAAAAATAATTGAAGATGGAACTTCTTAAACAAATAGAGGCAAAACAGAAATGTGTTTCGGTGATACAGAGTTGTGTGAAAGAGTGCCATTTTGAATCCGCCAAAAATTATGTGAATCTTTATTATATAAAATTTGAGGATTTTTTAGGTTACAATGAATTAATAAGAATGATAAACAAAAAGTATGAGTAAAGAAAAAACAATTAGAGTGTGTACGGGTATCGGAATGAATATGTTCTTTCCTGATTATGTAGAAATCAAAATTCCAGCAAGTAATGGAGTTTTTGAAGAAATGAGAATGATATTTCCAGCAAACGTTGAAGGAAGTGAAGAATTCAATGGTACAAATAAAAAAGTAAAACGTAAAAAAACTAAAACAGATGAGTAAAATATTATTTTGGGGGTTAAAAATAATTTCTGTTATATTTTTAATTATACCTATAATATTATGTTTACCTGGTGTAATATTTCATGTCTTATCGGAAGAGTGGGGCGAATATATATCAGAAAATAACAATGAAAAAATGATTGAATAAAATGAAAAGTCAGGATAAATTAAAAGTGGAAAAATCTTTAACATATGACGATGTATTATTAGTTCCTAAGTACTCAGACATTAGTAGTAGATCACATATTAGATTAGAAACTAAAGTTAGTAGAAGATATGGTTTATTAACACCTTATGTCGCATCTTGTATGGATACAGTATGTGAATCTGAAATGGCAATTAAAATGGCAGAACTAGGTGGTGTAGGTTGTATTCATAGATTTATGACAGTAGAGGAACAATGTGAAGAAATCAAAAAAGTTAGGAAACATTTTAGAGATAATTCGATATATGAAGAGTGGGGAGTTATGTACGATGATTGGCACACAGAAATTAAGGACATTCCTGTTATGGCAGCGATTGGGGTAATGTCTTCAGATATTATTAGGGCAACTAAATTGGTTGAGAGTGGTGCAAATATATTAATTATTGATGTTGCGCACGGTCACCATCTTAATGTTAAAAATATGATTTCTGAGTTAAGGAAATGTTTACCCTCACATGTAGATATCATTGCAGGTAACATATCTACTACGAGATCAGCTATGGATCTTTGTGAATGGGGTGCTGACGGTTTAAGAGTCGGTATCGGTGGAGGTAGTCTGTGTACAACAAGAATAAAAACTGGTCATGGGGTACCAAATGTAACATCAATTAATGATTGTGTAGTAGGTTCAAATATATCTATACCTGTGATGGCAGATGGTGGAATTAGAAATAGTGGTGATATTGCTAAAGCTTTAGCTGCTGGTGCAAATTGTGTGATGTTAGGTTCGTTATTGGCAGGTACCAAAGAATCTCCTGGTAAGATTGTGGAAAAAAATAATGGATCATTATATAAAAGATATAGAGGTTCCGCTAGTTTAGAAACTAAATCAAGTCACGGTCAAGTGGAGAGACATATTGAAGGCGAATCAACATTGATACCATTCAAAGGAGGAGTTAGTTTTATAATTGAAGGTTTAAATGATGGAGTTAAATCCGCATTATCTTATAGTGGTTGTAGAACTATATCAGAGTTCAATGAAAATGCAACTTTTGTAGAAATAACTAATTCTGGTATAGTTGAGTCGAAAGCTCACTTATTATAATTCTTCTATTTTTATAACATTACTACCATAACCCTCATTTTTGAGGGTTATTTCTTTTTCATGAGGGTATAAAATGTTATTGGATAATGTCTCCATAACATTTATCAAAGAGTTGTCCGCAGTCACAGTCAATATGAAAACCTTCTCACCTCTACAATCTCCCGCAATACTACCTCTTCTATAATGATTATTTGTTAGATTTTTTTTATCTAATGAATAGTGTGATCCTACCTTTGTAATGTTTATTTCTTCTATACTATCAGAACAAATTATTCTATATAAAGTTAAAGGAGATTTTAAATTGTTGAAGTATGAAACTAAATCTACTAAATCATCTTTTGCGGATTCTTCATCGTAACCCATATATTCGTAATCTGATAAAAGACTACCTATCTCTTCTTTAGTTAATTTATATTTCATATTTGTAGAATAATACTTTATTTTATATTAATAAATACTTATAATTATAAAAAAAATTTATGGCAAAGTTATACTTTAGATATTCAACAATGGGTGCAGGTAAATCATTAGATTTATTAAAAACTGCGTTTAATTACGAAGAAAGAGAAAGGAACATTATATTATTTACATCTAATTTAGATGATAGATATGGTAAAAATAAAATTACTTCTAGAGTAGGTATAAGTAGAGATGCGTATTCTTTTGATCAATCCACTAATCTTTTTGAGTTTGTATCAGAAAATTGTTTTGGTTGTGACTGTATTTTTGTTGATGAGTCTCAGTTTTTAACTAAAGAACAAGTTTGGCAATTAACTGATATTGTTGATGAATTAGATTGTGATGTTATTGCATATGGATTAAGATCAGATTTTAAGGGTGAACCCTTTGAGGGGTCAATTTATCTTATGACATTATCCGATGATATAGAAGAACTAAAATCTATTTGTAAGTATGATGAGAAGGCGATTATGAACATGAGGACTATTAATGGGATACCTACATTCGATGGGGAAAAAGTTATGATAGGTGGAAACGATTCTTATGTTCCTGTTGGTAGAAAACAATATAAGAAAAAGAAAAAAGAAATATATGAATGATTTTAATTTAATTTCCACTCACCCAATAAAGAAGTCTGACTTAGGGTTTCATGGGAATTTATTTGGTGGAAAATTATTGGCGTGGTTAGACGCTGCGGGTGCTGCATATGCGATGGAGGTATCTGATACACCCAGAATGGTTACAGTTAAAATAGATGAATGTTTATTTAAGAAACCTGCCAAAGAAGGACAATTAATAAAAATATATGGTAAAGTTTTAGGTGTTGGTAATACATCCCTAACTTTACATTTAGAGGCTAGATCCCACAATGTTTATTCTGGTACACAAAATGTGGTTTTAAGTACAAACATAAAATTCGTTAGGATTGATGAGAACGGTGATCCAATACCTATTTCAGAAAAAGTTAAATCTAAATATACTTTTTAAATTATTTTTTTAATTTATAAAACTTCCACATTAAAATAGTATTATATAAACATAACACTATTATTGCGTGAACCTCAGCCCAAAATAAATCTGGTAACCATATTAAGGATAAAAGATATGGTATTGTTAATACTCTATATCTTTTTATTGATAATAATGGGTATAGATTTGAAACAAAAAATCCTATTGCAAATATATTATGTAAACTAAGGTGATATTCTACAGAGAATATTGTTAATAGAAATAATAATAATGCGGATATTCTCCATTTAGGTAAAGTTATAAAAATATAAGTAGTTAATGCATTTGTTATTATAAATAGTGGTTGAAATGGTGTCTCCCAGTAAGAAGATATTGACCCTAATTTACCATAAAAAAAAAGCATAATAAATGGGGTTAGAAATGATAGGATTAATATACCAAATCTAATTAAATAATTATATTTATAACTTAATTTAATACCCATTATAGTTAGTTTATTAAATAAATATCATAATAAAATTATAATATATGTGAAAATATTCATTCAAACAGTATGTATGATAAATGACATAGGTATTTTGTTGAAATTTATTGAATTTCATGAAAAAATCCCTATATTTATTATATATAACGATATTTAATAACCAATTATATGAAAAAACTATTATTAATTTTATCATTACTATTTTATTCTGGGGTAAAATCACAATGTAATCAATATTTAATTTATGAAAGTTTTACTAATACATTAACAACACAAGGTGGAACTTGGGCGGTTAATTCCATCCTAGCTTCAACAACTGTTAGAACTGGTGGATATTCTGCTGGATTTAATGGATCTGGTGATTGGATTAGGACCCCACAAATTACAAATCCAAGTATCCTTTCTTTTTGGTACAGAAGAAGTACCAACACAACTGCTTGGACTCTTAATGTACAAACTTCACCTAATGGGACAACTTGGACAACAAGGGGTACAGTAACATCCCCAACAACAACCTATCAACAATATACTCTAAATATCGGAGCTTTAGGTTTAACAAATGTGTTTATTAGATTAATTGACGCAAGAGCCTCTGGGGCACAAGAAAGATACATTGACGATTTAGGGATAACATCTACCGTAACAAATCAAAACACACTAATACCATTTTTAGGAAATTGTAGTCAAACTTTAACATCATCACTTACATATACAATAACTGATGCAGGTGGACCTACTGATACCTATAACAATAATTTAGATCAAACAGTAACTTTAACACCGTCTGATAATACAAAAAAATTACAATTAAATTTTACGTCATTTAATTTAGAGGCAAGTTATGATTATCTATATGTTTATGATGGTCCAAATACAAGTTCTACTTTATTGGCTACATTAAATGGAACATCTTTACCATCAACAATAACTGCAGAAAATGCGTCAGGACAACTAACTTTAAGATTCACTTCAGATGTTAATGGTATTAGGGTTGGGTTTCAGGCAACAGTAACATCGGTAACAGTTTGTACAACTCCGACAAATGGAGGAACATTAAGTTCAGATAAAATTTTAACAACAGTGAATGATGCCGTTTCTTTAACTACTACAGGTAATGGTGGAACAATTACAAAAATTGAATTCTCTTATGATAATTTTGGTACGGTTAGTAATACATTCGTTACCCCAACTAACCCTTTTAATATTCAATTAAACGTACAACAACCAAACATCTATTTTAGAACAACATCTAAAGATGGTACTTGTCCCTCTGGTACATCAAATATTGTAAATGTAACATTAAAAAGTGCACCACCATATTCATCAGGAATTGTTGACGGTGATCATATTACTAATGTAACTTTTAGTGACATTAATAATACAACTACTAATGATGGTGATGCCTATTCTGATTACACCTCTATCATTGGGAATGTCACAAAAGGTGAACCTTATAATTTATCTGTTACTGCATCAAATACATTATCACCAGGTCAAGGTTATGGTGCTTGGATCGATTGGAATGGGGATGGTATATTTCAGACATCTGAGAATGTTTTATTAACACCAACTGCAAATTCAACATCACAATCAATAACAATTCCCTCAGATGCCGTAACAGGAGATGCCATTATGAGAGTCCTTTCAGTTTGGAATTCAACTCCAAACGTTGATGCATACTATTCAACTGGTTATGGATATGGTGAAATTGAGGAGTATACTATAAGAATATCTAACCCTATATCATTACCTGTAGAGCTAATTGAATTTGTGGGACACCCTTATCAACAATATAATGTGATAAAGTGGACAACTGCATCTGAACATAATTCTAGTTACTTTGATTTGGAAATGAGTTTAGATGGGGTTATTTGGAAAACCATTTCAATTAAAGAGGCGGCGTATAATAGTAACACAGAAATAAAATATTCTTTCATTGATTACAACCTAAACGAATTAACTTATTATAGATTAAACCAATATGATATAGACGGTCAATTTAAAGTATATGAACCAATAACTGTATTTAGACAAATCAAAGATAAAAAAATTGTCAAATATATAAATTTATTAGGTCAAGAAGTTGATCAACAAACTAAAGGTTTATTGTTAGAAATTTACGATGACGGAACAATTAGAAAAATAATTAATTAAAATTCTTCTTTTATTAAATTATTTTTACTATATTTGTCTATTAATACTATTTATTTATGGATTTAAATACAGTAATCGAAGGTTGTTTAAAAGGTGATAAACTTTCACAATCAGAAATGTATCGATGTTATAGGAAAATTGCGTATACTACAGTAAAGAGGTATATAAAAAATGATATGGATGCGGAAGACATATTACAAAACGGTTTTATAAAACTTTATAGTTGTATTAATAAGTATGACGGTAAAGGTAGCTTTGATGGTTGGATATATAGAATTTTTAAGAATATGTCTATAGATTTTTTAAGGAAAAAAAAGTATCCTATTGAGTATTGTGACAATATAGATATGCCTGTTGAAGAAGATGTTGATAATGAAGAAAAATTAAATGATATAACGTTAGTTTTAGAGACATTACCCGCATCACATAAAACCGCAATAATTATGTATTACTATGAGAATTTAACCCATAAAGAAATATCTGATAGATTAAATATACATGAAGGGACATCTAAATCAAACCTCCATAGAGCTAAAAATAATATAATAAAAAAATTAAAAAACAAAGTATATGAATCGTAAAATAGTTTACTTATTAATCCTTACATTAATGATTGTAATTAGTTGTAAAACTACTAAAAAGGCTGATTGTGATGCCTATGGTAAAACACATTATAAAAAAATAGAAAAAGTTTCTAAAAAATAAAATTATGTTAGATAAGATTTTAGAATGGTTTCCTGAAGATGAGATACTTAAAGCAGATGGCTTTGATGATGCAATAATAGGTATCGACCAACACTCTATGAGGTTAATTTATTCTGTTAGTAAGTGTATTGAGATACTATCCATTGAGATGACAGAAGAAGAGGCATTAGAATATTTTCATTTTAATGTTATGGATGCTTATGTTGGAGAAAAAACACCTATATGGTGTCTTGATGATCTTTAGAACAGACGTAACTATTAAATGGTATATAGTTTTACATATTCTGCAATATTTATATAATAATAATAAAGAACTAAAAATAAAAAAATGAGTAAAGAACAAATTTTAGGTTTAATTAGACATTCACTAACCGCAATTGGTGGTGCAGTAGTTATGTTAGGTTATTTTGACGAAGCTTTAGTAACTGAAATTACAGGTGGAATAATGACTGCAGTAGGTTTTATATGGTCATACATTGATAAAGTTAAAAAATCCTAATATCTTATTTGATTAAATAAAGATCCATACATTGTATGGATTTTTTTATGTCCATTTTTTTAAGAAAACAATATATTTATATATATGAAAAATACTATCAAAAAAATATTAAAAGAAGAGGTTGATAATAGAAAAGAAAAATTAGAAAAATATATTATCAAAACATTAAAATCTGAGGGGTTTGAAGTACATACTCCATATAGTAGTGTTATTGCTTTTATAAATAAAAACTTCGGTTTTTCAGGTGTAGATGCATTTGAACTTTATCAGTTATTTAAAGACAATTACTTCAAAGATGAGTACGATGAGTTGATGAGAACTGATATAACTAAAAAAAGAGTTGCTACTAGTAATAAAACAGGTAGAGATTTAGTTATGGCTAAGGTACCATTTAAAGGTAGTAATACCCATTCCCAATATGAAAATAGGGCATACGTAGTATATTCATATAATTGGTACCCTATTTTTGTTTTTAAAGATGGGCAGTGGTTCGAAAACGATAGTAGGTATTCGATATCAACTGCAAAACAAATGAGTCAATTAAGACCGAGAGAACAAGGTGAGATACTAAAAGTATCAAAAGGGAAACTTGAAGAAATTATACATGGTAGATAATTTTATTGATGAAAAATTTAAATGAGGAAATAAAAAAAATTAGACTTCTTATTGAATACAGTAAGGGTGATTCTTCTGTTATGGAAAAAGAATATAAACTCTATGTAGATATGGGTGGAGTTCTATTTACAAAAATGGGGGCGGATGAAGGTGGATTAGGAGATAAAACTGAATATATAGGAAATAAGTTGTGGGAAGGTATTAAAAAATACGAACCAACTATTTTATCTGCCACAGGTAGTAAGAATGTAGATAACTCAATAGAAACCAAAAGAAATCAAGTTAAGGTTTATTTAGAACCAATACCGACTATTAAATTTGTTGTGTTAGGTAAAGATAAAGGTAAAGAGTATGCAAACGAAAATTCAATATTAATCGATGATAGTCAAACCAATATAGATTCTTGGGTTAATAATGGAGGTATAGGTATTAAACATAGTTCCGATAATGTTGCAAAAACATTGGATAAATTAAAATCTATTAGGGAAAAATGAGATTATTAATTAAGAAAATATTAAAAGAGGAAACTTCTAAAAAGAAAGATATTTGTAATATTATGAGTGTTGATACATATGAAGAGGGTATTGAATTGTTAAAAAATCATATAGGTGGAATGAAAGAAAATCCTGAGATGTGGGATGAAATAAAAAAACCTTTGAGGATGTGGAAAGAAGCTACAATCGAAATTAGAAGTGAATTAGATGATTACGGAATGACTGGTGATTCAGAAGTTGATGAGTCAGACACTTGGTGGTCAGCAATACAAAGTACGATTTGTAAATAAAGTATAAGTGAATAACATATGAAAAATTTACGGGAAGAGATACAAAAAATTAAAAAGATGATGGGTATTATCAACGAAGATAATAACTCACGTAATAATTTAATTACTGAATCTAACGCAATCGAAATGTTAAAACCTACAGGTAGTGACAAATTAGAGTGGCCTAAATGTAAAGAAGGACAATACTGGGATATTGTTAAAAAAAAATGTGTTGACTATGGGTTTAGTGAGGACGAAACACCTAAAAATTATAAAGATACATATAGTGGTATAGATGATTCATTTGAACAACAACAAAAATTATTTTATCAAGAACTTAATGATAAGAAAAATTCTGATAGGGTAAAAATTACCCCACTATTAGAAAGGGCAAAAACTTGGTGGAGAAAATGGTTAAGTGATCCAAAAACTAAAGAAAAACATATGGAAATGTTCGGTTTAAGTATGTCTGAAGTGGAAACTAAATTTAAAAATTATTTAAAGGTTATTGATAATGTTGAATTGGTTATGATAGATAGATATGGTCGTAGAAAAAGTGTTTTTGCATTTGTTTCGGATGCTTATATTGATTCTGATTTATCATATTCCAGTTTGGGACATATTTTTGACAAAGAATATGATGTACTCATACAAAATGGGAGTAATGAAATAACTGCGTGGTTAGGTTCATTAGTGTCAACAGTTTCGGGAGGTAATGAGATAAATGATTGTAGGCTTTTTGTACCGTCTCCTTTACTTGGTGAATTACAATACTACGAACAAACTTTTGCACATGAAATACAACATTTATTGGAAAATAGGGTTGGTTTATTAACATCTACAGAAGTGGTATCCAAATCGTTTCCATCTAAAAAAGAGGGGAATGATAAAATTGGTTTGGAAGATTTAAAACAATCTTTTGAGGTTTTAAACAACTATAAAGATAAGGAATCTGATGAAGAATCCGTTAATTTGGAAATACCTGAAGAATTGAAATTAGATTTAGATAAAGGTATAAAAGATTTATCATCTATATATAAACCAAAATACGGAAAAATTAGTGAAAAGAAGTCGAAAGAAAGGATAAAGGATTTGATAGATATGTTGATTCTAAATTCAAATAATTTGACTTATAATTGCGATTATTCAGAAAAAACTGCAAATCTTACAGAAATTAGGAATAAACTGAATCTTAAACCTGGAGAAAAAATGGATTGGATTGGGGTTCTTTTTTCATATTGGAATGAGGGTTGGGTTAATGAAAAACAACAAATAGAAACACTTCCCGTATATAGAACTTTAGCTTGTTGGATTTTAAATAATTTCTCACCAGATTTGAAAACTTTGTTTGAGAATTTAGATAATTTTGTAATGAATAATGAAAAAAATATGGTAAACCCAACTAATCCAAATAATGATAAAAATTTAGATTTGGCACATACTATTAAAAAATTTAATAAAATGATAAAGTAATATATAAAATAATTTTACTATGACAATTTAAAAATCCCTCTTTTTTAATTAAATGAGGGATTTTTATTTGTTAATTAAATATATTATCATTAATTTTGTTTAAATAATAAATTATATATGGGATTAACACAATACCAAAAGAAGTACATTCATGATAAGTACAATGAATTAAAAAATGACGAACAAACTCTTGGTGAGATATTGGAAGTAGTCGTTGATGATTGTCTTGATAATTATATCATTGACTTATCTGATGATGAGGATGGTGACCTTTATGAGGAGTTTACAAATAACGTGTGGGATTTTCTAGAAACTATTAACAATGTTTAAGTTAATATATGATTTTTTTAGATTGTTGTTTAAATGGGGTAGTGTTAAGGAAGCGTGGGAAGATGCCAAATTCATAAACGATAAAAAGATTCAAAAGGAACTGGAAGAACAGGGATACGAAATAGAAGAAATGTTAGAAAAATTAAATAAAGAAGATGAATAGAGAAGAATTAGAAGATCAATTGGAACATTGGTTAAATGTCAATTACAGGATGGATAATGAAGGTTTCGAATATTGTTTTAAACATTATAGTTCTTTTAGTGAAATAAAGGACGAAGAATTCCATAACCTTAGATTGTCAATGTTATCTCAAATGGAGAACATGCGAAAATTAGTAAGTGATAAAATAGGTGATATTGAGAACACAATAGAAGAGTTAGAGGATGAGTAATATAAAAAAAATAATATTAAATTACTGGTCACCTAAAGACGAATCAGTTGTAACGGAAAATGGTTTTTGTTATAGGGACATGAGTTCAGTTATTAAATATAATAAAGAAATAACTGATGAAACTGAGATTGGGTTATTTGAACAATTCTATAATCTAAATAACAAACTTAGATACTGTAATGGTAGTCACTACACATTTCAAGATAAGTTGTTCGAATTAAAGTATAAAGAATGGTTAAAGTCAGATGATTATAATAAAAAAAGTTTTGACTTATATTATGGTAATGGTGTTGTAGATTAATTAAACTAAATAATATGAGTATAAAAAGAGAAATGACTTGGGAAGAAAGAATCCAATGGGTTATGAGAAACACTGATGTTGAATGGGAAAATCTATATATTACAGAAGAGGTTTATAAAGAAACTACCCCAACACATATAGTAACCTTACAAGTGGGTGAAGAAATTATTACTACATATGAAAGAGAATAGTTTTATATTGTTATTAAATCATTAACAAACCTAACTACAAAAAAATATACATATTTATTAATATGATATCAAGTTTTGTAACAGTAATTATACCTAGTAAAAATGAGGAGAATTATATAGGTAAAACACTATTATCACTAAACAATCAAAAAAACATAGAAGGTACAAAAGTTATTATATTAGACGGTGACTCCACTGATAATACCATTGATGTAATAAATAACATTAAGAAAAAAGTTAATTATGAAATTCTTATTGAGAAAGGTGGTAAAGTTTCGTACGCACGTAATAAGGGTGCAACTATGGTTAATACAAAATATGTATTATTTTTGGATGCTGATGTAACATTTACTGATAATGATACCATATTGTCAACCCTAAATGAATTAGAAAATGGATACGATTTAATTACGTGTAAGTTAAAAAGTAGATCTGGTTTCCCACTTAACTTAGGATTTTATTTATTCAACATAATACATTCAAAACTAAAAACTTCTTTTTCTATGGGTGCATACTTTATGACATCTATAGAATCATTTAATGGTTATGGTGGGTTTGATGAGACGATAAAACAAAGTGAAGATTTTATCTTAAGTAAAAAATACCCAATAGATAAATTTAAAATCATAAACAGATATGTCACACAAGATGATAGAAGGTTTAAAAAGATGGGATATTGGTTCTACGTTAAATTTTTAATTAAGAATTATAAAAAAAGAAATGATGAAAATCATTTTAGAAAAGAAATAAATTATTTTTAAATGAAAGTAGACGCATTATTTATATCGGATGTACATTTAGGTAGTAAGGGATCCAATGCCGAATTACTATTGGAGATGTTAAAAGAATATGAACCTAAAGAATTAATCATAGTAGGTGATTTTATAGATGGTTGGTTATTGAAGAAGAGACATTATTGGAATCAATCCTTTTCTAATGTTATTCGTAAGATTTTATCATACACAAAGAAGGGAACTAAGGTAACTTATATCACTGGTAATCATGATGATTTTTTAAGGAGTTATATTCCATTATACTTTGGTGAGAATATTACTGTAGTGAATGAGATGATATGGGAAGATTACTTTATAACACATGGGGATTTATACGATGGTATAGTACAAATGAAATGGTTGGGTAAATTGGGATCATTTGGTTATGAACTGGCAATTAGTTTAGATATGTTAATGAAGAGGTTTGGATATAAGAAATCATTAAGTAAATTCTTAAAAAAGAAAGTAAAAGATGCGGTTAAATTCATAACTAACTTTGAAGATCAATTGGTGTACCAATCGAAAAAAAGAAATTGTAAGGGTGTTATTTGTGGACACATACATACACCAGAAAATAAATTCGTAGATGGAATACATTATCTAAACTGTGGGGATTGGATTGAGAACAATAGTTATATTGTCTACGATAAGGGTATATGGGAATTAAAAGAAATGATTAAACCAATGTAACCATAACAATTTCATAATATATAAAGGTTACACAATATAGATTATCATACTATATATACGATATGATTATATTAACTATTGTAGGTATATCGTTTCTGATGGTAACGGTACTTAAAGACAGAAAAGACTATTTCGATTATTATGGAAAAAAATAAATCCTCACCTCATCAGTGGGGATTTTTATTATATACGATATATTTATATGTATGAATTCACAAAACAATATAAGAAGAATATTACTCGAAGAAACGGAACCAAAAGTATTAAACGAATGTGTAATTGCAGGAGTTAAATTAAAAGATACCATTGTTTTAGCAAAAAATAGGGATAGAGGTTACAAGGCGAAAATTGAATTGGTTCACGAAATAGTTGACGGTGTTGAAATTGCCTATTGGAGAGATACTGATACTGATTGGAGTGAGGGAATGAATGAGTATGGAATCAGTATTGTAAATTCTGCATTATCAACCGCTGCCGATGAAAAAGAAGGTGAAAAAGTACTTAAACAACGAAAAATTAAAAACGATAAAACTGAAAAGAGGGTATACTCAAAAGATGGGCAAAAAATAAGAGAAGCTCTCACAAAAAAAGATATGAGATCCGCAGTAAAGTCATTAATTGAGTTTACTGGGTCAAAAAGTAAATGGGGTTTAAGAGGTGAGACATTTGTATCAGATGGTAAAGATATTTATGTGATTGAAATGACATCTAAACATGCACCAATAATTAAAAAATTAAAAGAGGATTCTAAAATAGTTGTTAGATCAAATCATGGGGTATATCAAAAAGATGCGGGATACACTACGGGTGAAAAAAGAAAATCATCTGTATCTAGAATGGAATTGGCGAAAAAACATTTAAAAGATGCCAAAACAGATATGGATGTAATTAATACATTAAAACAAAAATATGATGACGATCCATTCTTAAATCCATATAGGACTAAAAATATGTATAATATGCATACTGTTGGACAAATTATGATGAACATAAAAGAAAAACAAATTGTTATAAGAATGGATAATGAAATGGGGGAATTTGAAGGGATCAATAATAAATTACCTAAAGGTTATTCACCAAAAATAAAGATAAGAATAGAGAATGAGAAAACTCATCACAAAGGGAAAAAATTGCCAACATAATATGAACCTACAAGAAGAAATAAAAAGAATGAGACAAATGATGGGATTGAGTGAGCAATCAAAAAACCCATTAGGGTTTTTAACAGATCCAAATCATATGGATTATAATAAGTTTAATTACAATCCAAAAGAAAAAGAATTAAATGTTAATAAAGACCAACCAAAAAATATTACTATTGATTGGGTAGATTCGTTTGATAAAATACAGGTTAAGGATAGGAAAAAAAATATATTTTTATATCTTACCGCCAAAAGTTGTTCAATTTGTAAAATCTTAGAAAAAGAATTTTTTAACACACAAGAATTTTATGATTTTATAAAAACAAAAAATGTAAACTTAGTAAAAATAGATATTTTTAAATACAAAGATATTGGAGAAAAGTTTAATACAAATTCAGTTCCTGAAGTTTTTTTAACTGATTACAATATTACCTTTCAAAAGAGATTAAAGACGATTGAAAATCCTTTTATATATAATGAGGGTCGTATGCCAGACCTCTATACTGATGTCAATAAGACAATTAAGGTATTAGATAAAGAAATAAAATAAAAAACTAATATGAACCAACAATAACTAATATTTGAACCTCTATAGTGATATAGGGGTTTTTTGTTTTAAAAATATTTGATTATGTGATATAAAAATCATATATTTGTTTATTATTTTAATAAACTGATAGTATGACACCAGAACTTTATGTTTGGTTAGAAGAAGTATTTTATAAAGATAACCACAAAAAGTATCATAAGTATTTTGAGGAATGGGTTATCAATATAACTGAACGTCAGATACAAAGTTTTAGTAAGATGGAACAAAATAGAAATATATACGAAAAACAAAATTAAAATGATAATAGAGGTAACAAAAGATTGTTTGTGTGAACATTACCTTCACGAATTATTGAATTACTATAGATCTGGACTTGTGGAGAAAAAATTTAGACAGGGAGAACAGTTTGAGGTTGTTAAAGATTGGTCAAATTTTTATGGTTCCTATTACAGAGTAATAGTTGATGGAAAATCGCACGACATTAGTAAAGATAATTGTAAAATAATATCAAGATGAGTAAACAAATTAAAATAGAACTTTCCTTTACTATGGAGGAAATGGAGGACTTTCTTCTATACAACTACCCCAAAAATTATCATTGGAAAGATAGGGTTAAGAAAGATGTGATGGTGTACGGTAACGATATCGTTGTTGAAGACATAAAAGAAGAATTCGTTAAGTGTTTCAAACAAACATTATTAAGTCAGAAACTTAACGGATCAAGACAAACAGTATACAGATGAGTAAATTAGAAATCAAAAAATGTGTTTTAGAGATAATTGATGTTCTTTATGTTAGATGGGGATTCGATGATTGGTGGGATAATTTGGGTGATGACATTGAAAATGAAATAACCACAGAACTTGAATCTATAATTGAAAGGAGATTTAATAAAGAAGAAAAGGATAATAGAATAAAAGAACTTGAGGAATTTCTTGAAGATGTTATTGAACATCCTTATATGTGTGGATCGTCAATATGGGAAGAAGGTCGTAAATTACTAAACAAAGATGAAGATGACGAATAAAATGAAAGAGTTTCTTGATAAAGTGGATAAAATTTGTTGGGAATATCGTTATGAAATAAAACCCACCCATCCTGTTCCAGATGATGAATATCCCACTTTAACAATTATAGGTGATGGTGAAACGGTAAAGTTAATATACCTTGACGGAGAGGGAATTGGTATTAAATAGTAAAAGAAAGATGAGTAAAGAAGAATCTATTGTTGGTGATGAACTTAAATCAGAATATGTGGGTGAAGAAGAATACATAGGAAAAGAAACGACAATTGATTTTGGGGGAGATTTAAGAATGTCACAACCTTGGAGAAGTTATAAAAACGAAGAAATCTTTACCATTATGAGAAAAACCAAATCAGGGTTGTATATGGTTAGAGATTCAAAAGGTAATGAACATCCAATATCTAAAAGACATATAAATTATTTTAAATAAACAAAGATGAGTAAAGAATTAGAAAATGATGATTGGTGCCACTATTCTGATTTACCATCACCAATTAGTTATATGAGTAAAGAAGAATGGACTGAGGAACCAGATCCAATAATGGATGAGTTTGATAAGACATTAAAAATGTTACACGAATCAACTCACGATGAAAAAATTAGAGAATCCATATTGTTGGTACAAAGATATAAAACAGAATACTTAGATAATATAAAACAAAGATGAAAAGATTAAATGTAAGATTAATTAAATGGTTCTCAAATAAATTGGGGTTTAAAATCGTTATGGTTAGAATTGGTAATGGTAGTATAGATATCGAAGGAGATAAAGAGTTACTGAGGTATACAGATATAACAGGATACTCATTTAAGAAAGAGCCATTAAAGAGAGAACAAAAGAAATAGTATATGGAAATAAAAGATTTACCACCAACTGAACTCATCTCACTAAAAAGATACTTTGAAAGTAACTATGAGAAATTAGATCCGAAATATTGGTACAGTGAGAAAAGGGCGATGGAAGTTGTTAAGAAGATTGAATCAATATTAGATGAAATGGGTGAAAGACTAATGAATTAAAATAAGATTATGACAGTATTAAAAGAAAATTTCGGTACCATTTATGACATCATACAAGAGTTAAAGAAGGTAGAGGTCGATGGAGAAACAATGGAGTATATATTAAAACAAGTAGGGATGGAATATCAAATGTTAAGACAATTAATGTTAACTCTACCCATAGAAGAAATAGAGAATTTAATAGAGGAACGTAAAGAGTTAAAAAAATATTGTGTGGTTGACACTATCAAGAAATACACAGGAATTAAAATAAAATAAGATGGGAGAGATATTTGATACCGAAATATTGTCAAAATCAATGTGGGAAACCTATAGTATAATGAAAACCGATAACTTCAAATTTGAAGGTTATTCCACGGATGATATTAATATGATGATAAACCACATATTACCTTACTTTGGAAAAATAGAAGAATATGAGATTTGTGCAGAGTTAAAAAAATATTGTGTGGTAGACACTATCAAAATAAATGAGTAAAATAAGTAATGAGAGTAATAGTGATTTATTAAATAAATTATTAGAGAAAGAAAAAAATGTTGGTAAGGTTGTTAATAGGTTTCTAAGAATGAAACTTAAGAGAAGGATCAAGAAATACACAGGAATTAAAATAAAATAAGATGGAAGAGATATTAAAAGAATTTGGAGAAGTGGGTTCACCTAGTATGTATGAGATTACTAAATTAGTGTATGAATTAAAATATGGATCAGATGAAAGAGATTCAGTAAAAGATAAGGACAGTGAGATATTATGAAATTTATATTAATACTTTTACTATTAGTTTCTTGTTCGGTTAATTATAGTGTACATGAAAGGAATATGAAACTCCAACACGATGGGATGATTAAACAGGATCTGATTATGAAAAGTAAGATGATAAAGATTAGGAAACAAGGTGTTAGATCTTATTCTAAAGTTAAGAAGGTACATAATATATCGAATAGAAAATTTATATGAACCTACAATAACTAATATTTGAACCTCTATAGTGATATAGGGGTTTTTTGTTTATAACATATATTTATATAATATATGAAAAATCTACAAGAACAAATATATAGAATACAATCAATGATGGGGATAATCAAAGAAGGATTACATGACACATCTTGGCAAAATGATGAGGGTGACAAAATAACCCTTATGGATTTATTAAATGCTACAGAAGATATTCCCGTAGAAAGAGTTTCAGTAGAAGAATTAAAACCACACTTATTAACTTGGGATGAAGATGAGATTAGAAAAATAGAGAGTGCCGATCTACAATATCCAATATTAATATTTGTTGATAATGATGGTGAATTCATATCAATTATAGATGGACACCACAGAGCACAAAAGGCGGTGAGAAAAGGTATGGAAACAATTAAGGCAAAGGTAATACCAATTAACGATTTACCCAAAGATATAAGAAAAGTATTTAGTCATATGGGTAGACAAGAAGAAATGAAAGAAGGTATGATTACTGAAAAATGTTGGAGAGGTTATACTCAAAAAGGTATGAAAACTATGTTTGGTAAAAAATACCCTAACTGTATAAAGAAATCAAAATGAATTTACAAGAACAAATAAGAAAGGTATTAAGGAAAGAACTTAATGAAATCAGAGTCCCTAGAGATGAAAGGGTTGAGTTATATAAGGACGATAATATTATCGTTGTAGTTCCGTTAACACATAGAGCCTTACAGAAATATGCCCACAGATGTCAGTGGTGTATTAATGATGATAAGGGTGAGTGGGAAGATTACCATAAAGGATTACATGCGGTTATTATTCAAAGAAATCCTAAGAAACCAAAGGTAGGCATAACAGGACAACCTGTTCCGTCAGAAATATTCCTATTAGCAAAGTGGGATAACGGTGAGTCAAGTTTTGAGGATGTATGTGATATGTTGGGATATGAATTCAAAAATAATATAGAGATGGCGGATTATTATTTAACAATTTCAAACGATATTAATAACTTCGCAACCAATATTGTTTATTACTCACCTGAAAATGGTATTTATGATATGGAGGATAATTTCTTATGGAACTACCATTTTGAAATATCAGACATACCAAATGTAACCGATGAAGTAATTAAGATAATGGATGACTACCTTCAAGAAGAATGAACCTACAATAACTAATATTTAAACCTCTATAGTAATATAGGGGTTTTTTTGTTTATATACCCACAAGAAGGGTTGGGATGATCAAACAAAAGGGTTATCAAAAGGTTTTGTTATTTTAATTTAAATTATTATCTTTGTGGTATGGAAAAGAAAGTATGTACCAAATGTAAGGAAGAAAAAGAATTATCTGAGTTTTATAGTAGTGATAAAAGTTCTTGTAAGGTATGTCTTAAAGAAAAATTAAAAGAAAGGGGTAAAGAATATAAAAAAGAAGATTATAAAATAAAAAATGAATTACTTATTAATGAAGGTAGAAAAATATGTTCCAAATGTAAGGAAGAAAAAGAATTATCTGAGTTTTATAGTAGTAAAAAAGTTAAGTGCGGGTACAATGGGCATTGTAAGGGATGCGATAGTAAAAGAGTTAGGGTATATATAAAAAAAGATACTGAGTATACTAGATTTATTAATGAAAGAAAAATTCTTATGTTAGAAGGTAAATGTAGATGTTATAAATGTAAAAAAATTAAACCACTAACAAGTTACCTAAAAGGAAGATATAATCGTTGTAAAGATTGTATTAATGAAAAAGTTATAAAAAAACGGATAGAAAATGATCCCCAATATTATATTAAAAAAGAAGAAAAATTAAAATTAAAAAAAGAAAAAGAATACAAAAAATTATTATTAATAGAAGGTAAGAAAAAGTGTTTAAACTGTAATCATATATTACCAGTAAAAAATTTCCTATCTATATTAAAACATTATTGTATTAAATGTGATGAAGAAAAAAAATTAAATCATAATAAAAAAGAAACTTTTATTATTTGTGGTAAATGTAATCTATCTAATAAAAAAAATAATTTTATTACTTATGGTAATGAAAAGTATGGAAAGATTACAATATGTAAAGATTGTTACATTAATAAAACAACAAAGGTTTGTAATGATTGTGGTGTAGATAAATCTTTGGATGAATATTATTGCAATCAAAAAAAAAGTGAAAAATCAAATAGAAATAGTATATGTAAAGTATGTAGTAATAGTAGACATAAACTTAGATTAAAACATAAATTAAAGGATCAAGAATATCTTATAAAATTTAGAGAAAGAAAGGCGAGAGAGAAAAGAAATAAACGTAAGAGGGATAGAGGACAATTAGGAATTAAAATACCTAAACTAAAAAAAGTAACTGAAAGAAAATATAGTATTAAAGATAAAGAAAGACAAAAAGAAAGAAAAAAAGAAAGATATAAAACTGACATACTTTATAGGGTAAAAACTAAAATGAGAGAAAGAATTAGAAGAGTTATTAGAGAAAATGGGTATACAAAAAAATCTACAACCTATGAAATATTAGGAATTACATTCGAAGAATTTAAAACATATATAGAATCACAATGGGAAGAATGGATGAACTGGAACAACTATGGTCTATATAACAAAGAAGAAAAATACGGATGGGATTTTGATCATATAATTCCGTTATCATCAGGTAAGTGTGAAGAAGATTTAATTAGATTAAATCATCATAGTAATATACAACCACTGTGTTCTTATATTAATAGAAATGTAAAGAGAGATAAAATAATATAAGTCTACAACCTAATAATCATACAATATAAGGTTACAACCTAATAATGAATTTAAGACCGTCTGAGACACTATAACATCTGTATGGTATAGGAAGATATTTCTTAAAAGATAGTTTATTAGAGTGTACCAGAAACCACCACAATTAATTCTATAAACTGTACCTATACATATAAATGTGTTTGCCTCATTAAAATAGACTATATTTTATAATCGATGTATAAAGTGGTAAAAAGTGGGATATTGAATAAGGTTTAAAGAGAAAGGGTAAAATAACATTGCGTAGTGCGTTAATTCTCCCTATAATATTTCTGAAATTTTCAAAAACCTATATACAAATATACGGAAAAAATATGTAAAAATCAACTATTTAGGTAAAAAAGTTATTAACAAAACTAGTACCTTACCACTTTTTACCACTACGTATATTTATTTATATGGAAGATGAGATAGAAGTAGTAGAATGGGAACATGGTGATAACATTACATTCAACTGTTAACATATATTTATAGGTATGGATAAAAAGTATTTAAATAAGATAGTGGAGTATTTGTTAGAGGATATTGAAATAAATTATCTTCATGATACGGTAGAGATATTAGATGGATCTAATAGAACCTATGATGTAGAGTTTCTTTCAAATGGATTCTTCAGTACGGTATGGGATATATTAGAGTTTGACTATGGTTTAAACAGTGATGATTGTTTATATGTCTATGGTAATCTTTTATTTCAAATTAATAAAAAGATTAAACTTCCAGGATCCATTAATGAGTCAGTAGACAATAAAGAAATATATCTAGATAAGATTGTAGACTATATGGTAGAGGATACAACTATAACCCCAAAAGAAATTCTTTTTCCGTTTATGACAAAACCTTATCTGAGATCACCATATGGTAAACCTGAAAACTTTCCCTTCCATTTCTTCTATGAGGTATTTACCCAATACTGTAGTGATAATTATGGTTTAACTGAGAATGAATCATATAGTGTATGGGAAAAATATAAAACAATATTAATTGGTAATAAACTTATCAATGAGTCAGTAGACAATAAAGAAATATATCTAGATAAAATTGTACAGTATATAATAGATGATACAGAGATAGATTACAATAAGAATCTATGTAAACTACCATATCTATATAATCCCATTCCTATTATTCCACCCTTTATAATACCTTCTCCTTACTACTATTCTTTTCTTAAATATTGTAAAGATATATATGGATTGACAGGTGACGAAATTATATATGTGTGGGAAAAATATAAATCTATTGTTGACGATAAAGGATCTATTAATGAATCTGTAGACAGTAAAAAAATATACTTAGATAAAATTGTACAGTATATAATAGATGATACTATTATAGATTATGAAGAGAGAGAAATTAAATATCCATACTTTAGTAATATACTCCTACTTACTCCTAACAAACAACAACATCTTCCAGTACATTCCTTCAGGGCGTTTTCTATATATTGTGAAAATATGTATGGGTTACATATAGAAGAAATACAATATGTGTGGCATCATTATATAAAAAATAGTGAATTATTTTAGGATATGTCGATTATTATTACTACCTTTGTTATGTTGGTGGTAATACTGAAACAGGCGTACATATAGATATATAGTATGAAGAGATCAGAGGTCGGTTGATCATAGGTGAACTAATTATAAATATATAAGACAGGTCGGAGTCCACCCTCTTAGAGAAGAACTTGTTTCTCTGACCCGTCTCGGTTATGAACCATTGACAATATAAATTTACGGATCATTTCTGACATATCCTAATATTTATTAATATATTATTAAAGAAATGAAGGTAACCATTAAAGGTATTGTTAAAGAGAATAGAGAGGATCTATTAGTGGATAGAGTTGTAGAGAGTCTACTGGGTGATACTACATATGAAGTCTACCATAGGTTTATGGGTGAGATAATATGTGAGGTAAAATATCCAATGTATAATTATCTAATATATTTAAATGAGAGTGAAATTAAATCTCATCTAAATGATTTTAAAGAGAAAGGGGTGGATGTAATCTTTTTTAATTTATATGATTATAACTATATGGATGACAACTATAGTATAAAAGATGAAACCATTCTAGAAAAAATATATTTAAAGTATTATACAATCTTATTTACAAACATATTAAACGACTTTGATAATTATGAACGTAAACCAATGAATGAATCTAAAGAGAATAAGGAAGATCTATTAGTAGATAAGATCTCACAGTATATGTTAGATGATACTGAATATGAATTTATTCCTACGATGGAAAGGGTGATAATCTTTTATCCATTCTATACTATTGAGAACTATTACTCCACTGATAAAGTATTACCTATACTATTAAAAAGAGGTTATGATTTAGATTTTGTTAATTATGTTCAATCTACATATAGTATAAAAGACTGGAACCTTATTACTAATATATCTCAAAGGTATTATTCTTTATTATATGATAAAGTAAAAGAACTGTTAGGATCATCTAATAACCCTATGAATGAATCTGTAGAGAGAAAAGAAGATACACTTAATAAAATAGTAGACTTTATGGTACAAGACTCTTCATGGTATATCTTTATGGATATGGGTGATGACGATGGATCAGAACATGTAAGAGTGGAGATAACTTTCCCTAGTGGTGATACAGATGAATTCCAAATGGATGATATGGAAGTAGAATGGGATCAGTTCTTTATGAATGAAACTGATAAAGATTATTTAGAAGATCAATTTGGTATAACTGAAAGATGGATTACACAAGAACTATATAATAGATATATAAATAAACTACGTCCTATTATATATGAAAAAATGATAAATTATAATAGATAACTATTGACTTTTTAAAATAATATATTTAATATTGTATCATAGTTGTTTGATTTAGTTATGTGGGATCCTTTCCTCTTCTCCTCCCCACCCTTATGGAGAAGATAGTGTAGAGAATGACAAGTTCTTCTTATACATGAATGGAAGGTTAACACATAAAGTCTCCTCAGAGTTCATAGACTGAGTAGAGACGAATAAGAAGGAGGTAATATAATCATCGGATACGTTAAAAGATTCGAAAAAAATTATCTCCTTTTTTTATGCCCCATAATTTGATTTTCTAATATATTATTCGTATATTTGTAGTATGAAATGAGATAGATATATACATATAATCCTAATGGGGAGGGGGTCTTTGATAAGAGACACAATAAACCCCCCTCCTATAGAGTAAGAGGGAGGGTCCCCCAGACACCCCCCATCGTATCCCCCCTTCCCTCTGGGTATGTTTTGGTTGTGGTAGGGGAGGCGATATTGTCCATGAATTTTCCAGGAAATTTTTAAGTTTAGGTTCGAACCTTTTTTTATTTCATCTCCCCAAATGTCGACCTAGTTTTGATTTCACTTCAATACCCAAAAAATTTTTCAAGTAAATTTTTAATTTTGAGAATTTAAGTGTATTTATATAATAAAAAATTATAGTATGAAAAAGATAGTTAGATTAACAGAAACAGATTTAAGAAGAATCGTAAGAAGGGTATTAATGGAAGACGAAAACCAAAACGTTTTTGATGATAATTATTTTACCACAAATAAAAAAGGAAAAATAGAATTTAATCCTTCTGTTGGGTATCCGAGTGTATCCAAAGTAAATGGTTTATCCGCTTTGGATATGTCATCAAAAAATACAGAACCATTTGATGAGTACTGGGAAGTACAGTCAAATCCTGAAAATATTAGTTCAATAAAAGGCAATAACCAATTTGATTATACATATGATGGTGACTTTATTAATTTAATACCAAGTTCAACAAATCCTGGTTTAAAAAATTGGAAGAAGGATTCAATGTCAATTAGGTATTACCCAAAATAATATTTTTAAAATTTATATTACCCCCATTCCTAATAAGAGTGGGGGTTTTTTATTCTTCAATATATAGGTTTGTTCAGTGACAATGAACACCCATTTCTGGTGAACGGTGTATAGGGCTAAAAAATTTTTCAAGTAAATTTTTTAGTTTCAAATATTTTATCTACATTTGTTCTATATAGTATATTTATTTAATATGAAAAATGTGATAAAAAAAATATTAAAAGAAGAGGTAGATAATAGAATCTCTAGAGAAGATTATTTAAACAAGATTTTAGATATTCTTGTAGATGATACTATCATCGATTTTGATGAAAATCAAATGATATATCCATTCCTTCCTCTCCATCGTTTCTTCCCCTCTCTCCTTCTTCCCCTTTCCCTCTCTCTCCCCCACTTCCCCTTCTCAAAATATTGTAAAGATAGTTATGGGTTAACTGAGAATGAAATAGATTATGTGTGGGAAGAATACAGAAATATAATAAATGAAAAAATTAAAAATAGACATTAATGAATCTATGACGAATAAAGAAAAAAGTAAGGGGGGTGTGATTATAAAAAAAATTTGTCAGTTTAAAAATTATAGTATATTTATATAAATGAAAAGGATTATTAGGGAAATATTAAAAGAAGAGGTAGATAATAGAATCTCTAGAGAGGATTATTTAAACAAGATTTTAGGATATCTGGTAGAAGATACAATTATAGATTTTAAAGAAAATGAAATTTTATTTCCCTCCTTACCCTCCTCTTCTCTCCTCTTATCTTCTTTGTTTCTCTTCCCCTCCTCACCCTTCTCTGAATATTGTAGAGATAATTATGGTTTAACTGAGAATGAAATAGATTATGTGTGGAAAGAATACAGAAATATAATAAATGAAAAAATGGAAAACTCGAATTCCATTAATGAATCTATGGGTAGAAAATCTGATTATTTAAACAACATTGTTGGGTACATTGTGGATGATACAATTATAGATTTTGATGTAAATCAAATGCGATTTCCCTTTTACTCTCAACTCTATCCCCTCCTCGTTCCCCGTCTCTCTCCCACCACATCCTTCTCTGAATATTGTAGGGATAATTATGGATTAACAGATGAAGAGATAGATTATGTGTGGAAAGAATATAGAATTATAATAAATGAAAAAATAAGTGAACTCACATAATAGTTGTCCGACCGAACTGTTCCTTCACCCCAACCCCTCTAAATGAGATTTTTTATTTTATTATATATTTATATAATAATAAAATTATAATATGAAAAAGATAGTAAGATTAACAGAAACAGATTTAACAAGAATTGTTAGAAGAGTTATAAAAGAAAATGAAATGTATTCAGACTTTGGTGATTTATCTGGAGATGAACTTGATTCTCATATGAGAAGGGAAATGGAAGATAGGGTTAAGGGTGATGAATACACTTATTATGATCCTACAAGGGGGGAACATCCTTATGGTGGAAGATATGTTAATGACAGTGGATGGTGGGACACACATAACCGTCCAGAGTATTCGGGTGAATGGGAGGATTATGAGTTTGGTGATTTCACCGAATTAAAAAGAAGTGATATTCCGAATGAAAATTTTAGAAAATTAAGAACCAGAAGAGATTTTGATACAATGAAAAATCCTGATACTGGTAAAGTTCATATTAGAAAAAGAAGATATTAAAATAATTACAAAGTAGAAAAATGTAAACTTTAGTTATTTCAAATTTATTACCTCATCAGAAATGGTGGGGTTTTTTTATTTTAATTTTTAAGTTTCTAAATATATTAATATTTATATTATGAATATGGAGGATAATAAAAAAATATATTTAGATAAGATTCTTAAGTGGTTTGTTGATGATACTATAATTAGATATGAAACGGGTGTTATAATATATCCTTTTTCTCCGATAGGTCCGAATGGTAAACCTTTACCTAGTTTTATCGATGATTTAAAAAATAAACTTTCGTGGGGTATGCCTTCAGATGTTCAGATAACTTGTAGGGATACATATGGTTTAAATTACGATGAGACAAAATATATATGGGACAACTATAAAACCATTATTAAGGATAGATATAATAAAGAATCTATTATGTATGATCTTAAACCCATTAATGAATCTATGGATAATAAAAAAAGATATTTAGATAAGGTTGTAGATTTTCTTGTAGAGGACACTAAAGTGGACCATGAAAATAGGATGATATTTTTTCCTTTTACATATAAGAGATCACTTAGACAAGGTAGTCGTAATCTCACACCTTTTCACAGACTTCTTTTTGATACATATATCCCTATAGACGGTTTTATGGAATACATTGATGAATCATTTGGAATTACTTCAGAAGAGGGTATTGTTTATGTATGGGAGTCCTATAAGGTTATTATGAGGGATATTGTATTTGGTAATAGTGCCAGTCCACTCTACTTTAACGAATCAGTGGATAAAATTTCTAAAGGTGAATATATAGATAAAATTATAGATTACCTTGTGGATGATACTATGGTGGATCAAAAGAATAAAGTGTGGAATCCACCTTTTCCTACTGATCACGCTAAACCTACTTTTAATCATTTCTATGGTCTAATACCTATGGCAGATCATTTAGAATTAAAATTTCTTATTGGTAATTCTTATGTAAGAAACTTTTTTAACTATTGTAAAGACACGTATGGATTGACAGATGATGAGGAAATAAGAAAATTATGGAAAAGATATCTTAAAGTTTTAACTCCTAAAATTAATGGGTTTTCTATCATTAATGGTATACCCACCATTAATGAATCTGTAGATAGAAAATCTGATTATTTGGATAAGATTGTGGAATTTCTTGTAGTTGATACGGAAATATCTATGGGAGAAGGAGATTTTGGAATTTTTAAACCATCGTTTGCATCTATATGGTTTTCTACAGTCTACTTAAAAAAAATATCTGATGATATGTTGGAAAGAAACTTTTTTAACTATTGTAAAGATAGTTATGGGTTAACTAATTCAGAAGTAAAAAGGGTGTGGAGTAAATATAAAAAAAATATCCTTAATATATTTAAAGTCCCCATTAATGAATCAGTGGATAGAAAGGATGATCTAATAGATAAGATTTCTGATTATATGGTAGACGATACCGAATATGAACTTAGTATTTCCCAATATAATGTCGATTCTACAGAAATTTTTGTCTATATAAGGTATCCTTATTCTGCACAAGACTCTGGATTCCCTTATACTATATATGAGGTATCTACTATTAAGGAATCGAGTGAATATATCCTTAATAGAGTGGAGATTGAATATATGTGGGATGTGTACAATATACGTAGTGTAAAAACCATAGAAGATATATTTAAAAAATACACTGAGAAATTATTCACTAAAATATACGATGATATGTTAAGGGTTAAAGGTAATAATATAAATGAATCTGTAGATAGAAAATCTGATTATTTGGATAAGATTGTAGATTTTATGATAGACGATACCGAATATAATATTTACATTAATAGGTTTAGTGATCATTCAGAAACTAAAGTAGAAATATGGTACCCTTTTACTAATCCTGATGAGGATGTGGATGCATATGATTATAGTATATATGATATTTATGATTGGTCAAATGGTAGTGGTTTTAATTTAGATGAAGGAGAAGATATAGATTATATTTGTAACACTTATAGTATATGTGATATAGATACTGTACAAGAGTTATATGATAGATACATACAAAAATTATCTACTATTATATATGAAGAAATGTTATTAAAAAAGAATGGTGATAGACTTAATGAATCTGTGAATAGAAAAGATGAATATCTGGATAAGATTGTGGAGTTTCTTGTAACTGATACAAAAGTTTTGGTTAATGACGATGTATTCTTCGCACCTTTTTACCGTCTATCTTCTTTAAGTTTTAATTTACTTTTTTATAAAGGTGATTATCCCGCTTCTTTTCATAGGTATTGTAGAGATGTGTATGGAATAAATAGTGATGATATTAAATATGTATGGGATACATATAAAAATATAATTAAAGATAAATTTAATAATTCTGGTAATATTAATGAATCTGTGGATAGAAAAGATGAATATCTAGATAAGATTGTGGGATTTATTGTAGATGATACGGAAATAACTATAGAAAAGAATGATAAAAGTTTTAAACCACCGTTTACATCTGTATGGTTTTCTCCATTATACTTAAAATTAATGAGTGACTCTCAGTTGGAGATTAATTTTTTAACCTATTGTAAAGATACTTACGGGTTAACTAATTCAGAAATAAAAGTTGTGATCTCTAAATATAGAAAAACTATCCTTAATAAATTTAAAGGTTCTTAAACATACCTTTTGGTATCATATCTAAAAATGGATATAAATAATTGGTACCATAGTTATCACTCAGTTCTTTTATTAAATACTTTATAAAACTTACAGGTAAATCATTAATGTTAAAACCGTATTGGTATTGAAATCCATCAGGTATACTCATCGCATCTTCATAACTACCATATCCTTCGTCTCCGTCAAGAGTAAAAAGATCTATAACAACACGTTTTGTATCGAATTGTATTTCTGTAAGACTGGCAACATCATTTTCATAAAATAATTTAATTCCCAGTTCCTCTAAAAAATGTGGGGGAATAATTCCACCCATATATTCTGTTTCGGTTAGTTCTTCCTTTAAAATTCTTTTAATGGTTCTTTTCATATTAAATAAATACTTTGGTATAATAAAATATTTTTCGTAATATGATATCTTCTATTTAATCAGTTGTACGACCGAACTGTTCAATCACCCCAACCCCTCTTGATGAGATTTTTTATTTGGAGCATAAAAAAAGGTCCCTAAGAACCTTTTATTATTTAATGTTGGTAGATTTATTTAATGTCGTTAGATTTAATTAACGTATAACTAAATGAGTTACCATGAATCGCTTTGGCTTTTCTACAAATTTTCATAAATTCTTCGAAGTCTGCAGACTTTTTAAATACTTGACATCCTTCGGACCAATTCTCAACGTATGTTGAATCGGCACCTGCTTTGTGGATGTTTATACCAAATACTCCTTCGGCAATTTTTTTCTCATCATAGATTAAATCTTTGTTTGCGTCTCTATATACTTTAACGTTTTTTTGTTGACCTAACGCTTCATATTTACCTTGATGTAATCTAATTGTGTGAGATCCTCTATATTGACCCTCAACCAATCTTGCAACACCATCTTTATTATGGTATTCCATAACACCTTTTTTACCTGGGTCAGTAGTTGCAGGCCATTCGTGATATTTCCATGTGTTGGTTTCATCTTTATAACTTAACGTTAATAAGTCATCAAACACGTTAGTCACTTTTTGACCAGTACTATAATTTCTAATACCGATAATGTTTACATCATACCCTTTGTTGTTTGAGTCCTCAAACCAAACATAACCTTTGGCTTTCACGGCAGCCTCAACCTGTTCTTTTGTATAGTTCATAATTTTAATTTTTTTATAAATATGAAAAAATTAATTAAAGTAAATAGTTTTTAATATTTTTTCCATATTTATTTGTATGAATTATCGTTTAAGAATAAAAATAACATTAGCCATCGCATCCATTTTAATGGTTGCTTATATGTGTGTTAAAATTGCAGTCCTTTCAGGGTTACGAGAATCTACAGAAACTACACGATGGATAGAATTTTTTGGTGTTATTTCACTTATTCCCATATCTATATTATTAATTAAAGACTTTATTAATTCCACTAAAGATTCAGTATCTAAAGAATCAGTAGATAAGTTGGTTGAATTAGAAAATTTCTTAAATTCTTCTTCCATTATATCTAAAGCCGATGCAAAAGGAAAGATTACATACGTAAATCAAAAATTTACCGAAATTTCAGGTTATTCATTAGAAGATGTTATTGGTAAAGATCACAATATTGTAAATTCTGGAACACACCCACGAGAGTTTTGGTCTAATATGTACAAAACTGTTGTTGTGGATAAGGGTCTTTGGAATGAGGTTTGTGTCAATCGGGCAAAAGATGGAAGTCTTTATTATGTGGATACTTTTATTAAATGTAGTTTTGATGAAAACGGTAAACTGTTAGAGTTTATGTCAATTCGTCAAGACTTGACTTCTTTAAAAAAGACTGAACAAGAAATATCAAATAGAATGAATGCAATTAACAGATCAAATGCTGTTATTGAATTTGACTTAGAGGGTAACATAAAATTTGCAAATGATTTATTCTTAAGTACTTTAGGTTATGATTCGCACGATGAACTTGTTGGAAAACACCATAGTATATTTGTTGAAGATGAGTTAAAAGACTCTGAAGGATATTTGAATTTTTGGAACACTTTAAAAGATGGACATTTCTTTATGGGTGAAATCATTAGAAAGAAAAAAGACGGATCTTTAATATATCTCCAAGCAACATACAATCCTATCATAGGTACAGACGGTAAACCCTATAGAGTAATGAAAATTGCTACTGACATCACCCAAAGTATTAATCAACAAATGGAAATTGAAAAGAAAAATACCTATTTAGAACATGCAGCAAAGATATTAAGACACGATATGCATTCAGGTATCAATACTTATATGCCAAGAGGATTGAGTTCTTTAGAAAGAAGATTAACTCCTGAAGATATTAAATCATTAAAAATTGAAGCACCAATTAGAATGATTAAAGAAGGTTTAAAACATTCTCAAAAAGTATATAAAGGTGTTTATGAGTTTACCAATTTAGTTAAAAAAGACGTTGTTTTAAATAAATCGGAGTGTAACCTAAAAAGTATACTTATTGATTACCTATCATCCACTGCATATATTAGTCAAGTTATTATTGATGAGTTACCGATTATCGAGGTAAATGAAGCTTTATTCTGTACTGCAGTTGACAACTTAATCAGGAATGGTTTAAAGTACAATGATTCTGACACTAAGTTTGTTAAAATATATTCTGATGAGAATACTGTTTACATTCAAGATAATGGTAGGGGGTTAACACAAGAAGATTTTGATTACCTATGTAAACCATATACAAGAAAAGAAGGACAAAAAGAATCAGGTACTGGTTTGGGATTAAATATTTGCGTTGCAATTTTGGAAGAACACAAGTTTAAAATTACTTGTGAGAAAAATGAAATAGGAACTAAAATGAAAATAAAAATAAAATAAAAAAAGAAAAAAATGATTGATTCAATTTTATTGGTGGATGACGAGGATTTATTCCATTTAGTATTTGAAGATGCTTGTTCATTACTTGACATAAGTTTGTCTTTAAATGCGTTAAATAGTTCTGACGAAGCAGCAAAACTATTTCAAAATTGGTTCCAAAGTGGGGACGATAATGATAAACCTGAATGTGTGTTTGTTGATTTAAATATTATTGGTAGTTCTTTTGATGGGATAGAATTAATTAGAAAAATTAATTTTGAATACGGTAATCACGTAGTTGTTGGAATTATTTCATCATCAAACGAACCAGAAGAACAATCAAAGGCAGTTCAAGCGGGAGCTCAGTTTTGGATTATCAAATCTGACGACATTGAGCCACGTTTAGAGGAGTTCAGAAAAGATTATGAAGGTTATAAAAATAGAACCTTACCTTTCAAAGTATATAAATGATAAAGTTAGATAAAAATAGTGAAAACAATTTAATTAAACTCTTTGAGTCCAAGAATATCGGACTTGAAGGAAACATTATTAAGTTGTTTGAATCGGACAACGATTTGTTTAAAGACTATTTAAAAAAATGTACGGATAAAGATAAAGATTCTAGACGTAAACGTTTGGAGGTAACCAAACAGGTTCAGGTTCAGAACAAAGATTTGACTATACTCAACGATGAAAACCAAAGAATGGTGGAGGAACTCCAAAATACTTTAACCAGTATGGAGGATCAAAACAATCGGATTGAAAGTCAAAACTCTGAACTTCTTGAATGGAAACTAGAGAATGAAAAAATAAGTGCCGAACTGGTTGAGGCTATGAAACAATCTGAACAGGCAAGAGTCGTTGCAGAAAATGCCAAAAATGAGGCAGAAAACAATTTAGATTTAATTCAAAAGAAAACTCAGTTTGAGTTGATTAATAATATTGTTAAGGTTGCACTTTATGTAATTATAGGTGTTGGGTGTGTCACAACGGGAATATATGTTTATTCTATGACAATAGGAAAGGATACTGAGATTATTGGATCCACTTGGAGTAATATGTTTGGTATTCTGTTAACAAATAGTTTCAGTATAGTGGGGACAATACTTGGGGTAAAATATGGTGCAAGTCCTAACAAAGATAAATAATAAAAAAAAATGAAAAAAATGGTAAGTAGATTAAAAAAAATGTTATTCGGGGAAACTCCTTATGTTAAAGTGGAGGATAAAAATCGTTTCTATTATATGTTGCAACAAATGCAATCTAATAGATGGAAGATTACAGGGATTATTTTATTCTTGTTTTTCTTCATTATTTTTGGTATTAATATGGCAGTTATGTTTCAAATTGAAATTGCAGAAAACTGGAAAGAAATGTTGTTAATTTTATTCGGGGCCTTCGTAGGTAATCTTAATAAAGTTGTTGATTATTGGTTCAACTCTGAAGACAGAGATAAGATGTTAATTCAGAAAGTTGATGAGGAAGACGGAAATAGTTTTTCTAATGTTGCGGAATATCCGACAACACCAAGACCACCACAAGGATCAACTGTTGTAGATACACAAGTTAAAGAAGAAACTCCTTTGGTTGTTGAGGAGTACCCTACAGAAGAATCATCGGTAGATGGTGAAATAAACTAAGAAGATGAGAATATTTAATTAAAATAAGAACCCAGTTAAAATACTGGGTTTTTTTTATTACATATATTCACTAAAAAAAGATTTAAAATATTTTTAGAATATTTATTATAAAATTAAAGGTTATGTTATTAAAAAATGGGTCTAAAGGAGAAGACGTAAAAAAACTCCAAACAAAATTAGGTCTTACTGCGGATGGATCATTCGGACCCGGAACAGAAAAAGCGGTAAAAGAATGGCAATCGGCTAATGGATTAACCTCAGATGGTGTTGTTGGTGACGGAACATGGTTAAAAATGTTTGGGTCAACCGTAATAATAAAAGAAGATGTTGTAATTCCTTCAGGTGGGTCATTAAATATTGAAAAATTAAAGGGTCATATACCTGATTCTGTCATTGCACAGATTCCTGAGACTGCAAAAAAGTTTAATATTACAAATAACTTACGTTTAGCTCACTTTTTAGCTCAATGTGGTCACGAATCAGGTGGTTTTAAGGCAGTTTCAGAGAATTTAAACTATTCTGCGGACGGTTTGAAGAAAATATTTGGTAAATACTTTCCAGGTAACTTAAATGAGTCATATGCACGTCAACCTGAGAAGATTGCGGCTCGTGTTTACGCAAGTAGAATGGGTAATGGTGACGAAACTACCAAAGAAGGGTTTAAATTTAGAGGTAGAGGGTATATTCAGTTAACTGGTAAGTCAAATTACACTAATTTTACCAAATTTATCGGTGAAGATTGTGTTTCTAACCCTGATTTGGTTGCGACTAAGTATCCATTGGCATCTGCGGCGTTCTTTTTTGATTCTAATAAGTTATGGAGTATCTGTGACAAAGGTGCGGACGATTCAACAGTAACCGCAGTCACAAAAAGAGTAAATGGGGGTACAATTGGTTTACCTGATAGAATAAAACACTTCAAAGAGTACTATAACTTACTTAAGTGATGTTTATATAAAAACAAAATATAATGAAAATTATTATATCGGAAAATCAATTCAAAAGACTTATTAACGAAAATTTCGTTTTATATGGTGCAACATTTAAAGTAAATAATGACGGAACTGTTTCTGTAAGTACTGATGATAGAACTACTATAATTAGATTCTCCAAATATTATATGGATATAAATGTTGCGGATATCTCCAAAACAAGTGACGGTGGATGTATTGTGAAAAGTAAAAATGGTAGGGAGGAAACTTTAACTAAAGAAAATATAACTTCAGTTATCGGTTTTGTGAAAAGTCCCAAAACTGAGGGTAGTGTTAGTGGGGTTGACATGAAAAAGGTTTAAGGTGTTGGCATGAATAAAGAGATATATTTAAATAAAATTGTGGAATATCTTGTGGATGATACTGAAATAGGTGGTATTTGGTTTAACCCTCCTTATTATATTGGTAATGGTAGAAGTACTGCTGGTAGAACAGGATTTAGATCAATTTTTAAACATACATTTGGTTTACTAGATAACACTGCATATAGTGGGTTAGATTCTCACTTAATTTATTTTGATCATTATTGTAAGGACACCTATGGTCTTACTGGACAGGAGTGTCTTATTGTTTGGAGACTATATATGCAAAAATTATATGAAATACAAGATTGGGGATTTTTAAAATGAAGATTATAATAACAGAAAGTAAAATGATTAGTACCATAGAGAGAGTACTAGATATTGAATACCCTAATTTAACTGATTCATGGATGGATTGGGCGGAATACAACTGTGGTATGGGGATTTGTTGTGACCCTTACGCAATTGGTTTTGTATTACCCGAATCTGATAATCATGATGATTATCTTTTTAAACTTGTGAGGAAAGGATATAGGGGGGATGGTAATTACCCTAAAGAACTTTCCGATGAACTACCAGAACCTTGTTATGAAAGACCAGATATTACATATGCTATGGACCCTAATTTTGATATGATTGTTATTAGTGAAGAGATGATGGAGACTTTAAACAATTATTTTAATAAGACTAAATTATGGGAATCTGAATTAGTATCTATATTGAATAAAAAATTTGGTTTTAACGCCACTAAATTCGGTGGGTTCAGTTGGTGGTAAATATTTTACTATTTACAATAAAATAAAAATACCTTATATTTATAATTGAAACCTTGTTACTGGGTTCCGAGTGTCCTTGTGTCATTTGAGTTGGAAAAGATACCAACAAATCGGAGTTCAATAATAATAAAAATAAAATAAGGAAAATGAATTACAATTTAAACAATGATGTACCATGTGCGTACATCACAAAAGAAAAACAAAGAGTTAAACAATTCGGTCAGAGTGTTTATCTAAAGGACGGATCGGAGTTCGAAGTAGAACTTTATAACCCATCAAAAAAAAACGTCCTATCAAAAATCAAAATTAACGGAGAATTTATTAACGGTGGTGGTATTATATTACGACCAGGTGAAAGAGTATTTCTTGAGAGGTACATTGATGTCCCTAACAAATTTAAGTTCGAAATTTACACAGTGGACTCAACGAATGAAACAATGAATGCAATTGCAAACAATGGAGATGTTGAAATTTTATTTTATGAGGAAGAAGAACAAATCGAAGTTAGGTTAAACTCATTTACGACTTATCCAACTTATAACCCAACCTATATTAATAACAATTTAACGGCACCAATTGGTAATAACTTTTACAGTTCAAATCTTAACTATACATCACAATCCAATATTGATGTAAGTTTAACTAGTACTAATGACACATTAAGTTTTAGTAATAATATACGATCAAATAAATTTGAACAACAACCAAGAAGTAGAAGTTTAACAAAAAAATCTAAATCTGTGGAGACAGGTAGAGTGGAAAAGGGTTCTGAAAGTGATCAAACATTTAAAACAGTAAATAAGAATTTTAATATATGGACTGTATCTACTTCAGTGTGGAAGATTTTACCCGAATCTCAAAAACCGATAGAAAAAAGGGACTTAGTTGAGAGATGTTCAAGATGTTTAACAAAACTTAAAAAGTCTTCTTGGAAGTTTTGTCCTGAATGTGGGAATGAATTAAAAGAAGAAACATATGAAGAACAATTAAGTAATCTCTCAAAAGAAGAACTAATAGAACTTCTAAAAAATAAATAAAATAAACAACAAGGTTTCAAAAAACTAACCTCATCAGAAACGGTGAGGTTTTTTTATTTATAGTAATATTTATTATATAGTGGATAATAGAAAAAAAGAATATTTGGATAAAATAATTATGTATCTTTTTGAAGATACGGATTTTGAATATATACCTGAAGACAAAGAATGTAGTATTGTAGTAGATACTCATTTCACTACAGATTGTTTTGATGATTGGAGATGTTATGATCACACTCTAATTCAAGATTTTTGTGTGGAAGATTATGGGTTAACAGTAGATGAAGTTAAATACGTGTGGAGGGAATATAATAAAATGATTTACCATAAAGTAGGAGAGATAGTAGTTAATAATACTAATAGAAATATTAATGAATCTATAAATGATGATAATTACTCCCAAAAGGTAGTAAGTGTTATGAAACCCCCTTATATTGAGGACTTAAGGATGTTCAAAATACCTACCGATAAATGGTTAGATGTATTTTCATTACTTTTTAATAAAGATAAAAATTTTTTAGAAATAGATAGAAATATAAATAGTGAGGCAACAATTATATCTATTAATATCCCTACTAACCCACCTAAACTTCCTTTATACGTTGAGTGGGATAATGGTCCGTGGACATTAAGAGATTACGATGAAATGGGGAATATGATATATTATGAAGAGAGTGATGGGTACTGGGAAAAATATGAATATAATGATAAGAGTGTGCCCACATATTATGAAAACTCTGATGGTTATTCAGATGATTACATTGAAAATAATCTTAACGAATCTATAAGTGATAAAGAAAATTTTATAATAGATAAGATTGTAAATTTTATGTTAGAAGATACTAACTATAAAATTAAAACTATTAAAGACGAACCAGTTGTTAGAATAGTATATCCCTTTTATGGGGAAGAACAAGTTTATACTGAGGATCGGAACGGAATAGATTATCATTTAATTTTTATGGATGGTTGGTCAGTTGGTACTGATGACTATACATATATGAACGATCAATTCGGTATTACCAATAAAAATATTATACAAGAGATTTTCAATAAGTATAACTTAGTATTATTTACTCAATTGAAAAAAGAAATAGAAGGTAAGATGGGGAGAAGTAATATTAACGAATCAGTAGAAATTAATAACAGATTTTTAGATAAGGTTGTAGAATCTTTAATTGGGGGTACAAGTATTGTCCCTAAATTACAAATGATAGTGTACCCATCGATAAATTTTTATTCTTCACGTATGTCTTTATTATTACCAAGTAAAGTATTTTATAATGAATTTTCAGACTACTGTGAGAAACATTATGGTACAACTTCAGATGAATTTGATATTATATGGAAAAAATATAGTAAGATTATGTTCGATAAATTTGACAAAGGGGAGAATATTTTAAAAGAATCTGATGATAGGAGAAAAAATTATTTAGATAAAGTTTTAGAGTTTATTTTATCTGACACACATATTACTTCTTATACTTCTTGGGAGTGGGTGAATATAGAAGTACCGTTTACTGATTTACAATATAGTAGAATGAGACATTTTGATCTCTTTAACTTTGTTAATTATTGTAGAGATAACTACGGATTAACTAAAGACGAATCATATAGTGTATGGGAAGATTACATTAACGAAATAAATCAAACACTAATCAATGAATGGGGTGTACAGGATCCCATATATCATTGATTTAATAAAAAAAAATTTTTACCTTTATATAAAATAAACATGACAGAAAGAGAAATACAACTATTGGGTTTTAGTAAAGAAGAAATGAAAGAACATGATGAAGATGATACCTATTACTATGCGTTGGACATAGTAGATGGTTTGACATTCATTACTAGATCAAATGACGAAATAATAACTGATGAGTGGTATGTTGATGTTTTTAATACTGATCCAAATATTAGATTCTATTCTTTTGAGGAGTTACAAAGTCTGATTAATTTATTAATTAGTAGAATTGTAAAATAATAAATCTATTCGTATCTACATTTATATTTTTGTTTTTATACGATATTTATTTAAAAACATATATGAGTGTTAGAAACATACAATATTTGAATAGGATTGTTGATTTTTTAGTAGATGATACTGAAATTGTCTATAATCATAGACAGTTTTTTATCTCTGGTGATGGTGATAAAAAAATTATGAACACCCCATTTGGTGCTTTAGGTTGGGAATATTTTTTAAGGAATCAAGGAACACCTTACATTTTATTTGTAGAATATATTGAAAATAATTATGGGGTTGCCCGATCAGAGGTTAGATATGTATGGGATAGGTATGTTTCAAAATTAAAAGATAAAAGGTATGGCGGTAATATAGAAACTATTACTGAAAGTATTACCTCACATCACCAATGGATGATGGGTAACCCATCAGATTTTTTAAAACTTGATGGTGTTAGTGAGGATCTAAAACAAAAATTAATTAAAATTATATATCAAACTGTTGGTAGTATTTTAGAAAGTATGACATATGAACTAGATGAACAAAATCCAACTTTATATGTAGTAAAAATACATGATTTTCAAAATTCATATGGGTTATACTTAGAAAATGATGGTACTGTATCGTCATTTGAGAAATTTTGTAACACATATATGGATTATATCCTTAAAGAAATGTTAGCAATATTTAGGGAGTATACATATAAAAATCCTTCGATAGTAACAAGTTTTGGTTTAGGGTCAACGGTTTTATTAATGAATAAGATGGGAGAAATTTTTATAAATGAACAGTAGAATAGAAAAATATTTAAATTATATCATTAATGATTTAATTGCCAACACGAAATTTCAAGAATCTCAATCTCTTGCCGATACGACATTCTTATTATTTTTTAAGTTACCTTGGAGTAACAGTAGAGCATTTACCGAAGCAAATATGAAAGGGATTTTACGATACGGTTCTATACCACTGGGATTAGTAGATTACCTCTATAATAATTATACGTTAGAAGATGATAATCAAATCGATTATGTATGGGAAAAATATAAAGATTTTTTAATAGATATTGTTTATAATAAAAAAACTATTAACGAATCGGACGATAGAATGGTTACGTATTTAGATAAGATATTAAATATTCTTGAAGATGATACCTATCAAGTTAACTCTTCAGTATTAAAGGTACCTTTTTTTGTCAATAGTATTTCGTTAAGATATAGTAGTAATGAGAATATAGATATCCTATATTTATTAAACCTAGAAACCCCACCACCAAAATTCGTTAGTTATTGTTTCGATATGTTTAATATTGAGGGTAAAAATCTTAAAATATTATGGGATAACTATAGATTATTCTTAGGTGATTTTGTCACTAATAATACAAGATATTAAAATTATTATGAATTTACAAGAAGAATTAAATAGGATAAAAGATATGATGCGTATTGTGTCTGAATCAAAAGATGATTCACCAAATACCGCAAGTTTTAGAAACCTTAAAAAAACAATAGATGAGTTAAAGAAAAAAAAGAAAGTTTTATTACTTTCTTGTTCTAATAGATATCAGTTCGATGATAATAATATCGATATACCTAAATCTAGATTAATTGCCTTATACATAAAAGAAGAGTTAGGTGATATTGCAGAATTTATGGATGTAACAGAAATGAAAATATTACCTTGTGAGGGTAACGTATCAAGAAAAGATGGGAACAGTTGTGGTATACTAAAGGCAATGTTAAAGGATAAGTCTAAAAATCCTTCTGGTTTTCATAGGTGTTGGGTGAATATAAATGAACCTTCCGATGAACTATGGAAAATTAGTAAGGAGTTATTTGAATCAGATGCGGTGGTATTCTTTTCATCTGTAAGATGGGGACAGGCAAATATGTACTACCAAAACTTAATGGAAAGACTTACATGGATTCAAAATAGACACACAACGTTAGGTGAATCTAATTTAATTAAAAATATTGAGTCTGGGTATATTTGTACGGGACAGAACTGGAATGGTAATAACGTTGTTGACACACAAAAAGAAAGTCATGAGTATTATGGGTTTAAGATAAACGATTCACTTTATTGGAATTGGCAGTTCACCAAAGATTCGGATGATGAAACACAAAAATCTTATAAGGGGTCTCACAAAAAGTTTTTAAAAGATACAGGTATTAAAGAATCATTTGTAGAGGATCAGAGTAAGGACATTAAGAAATCCTAATATAATTTGATTTTATTATTTTCTTTTCTCCTCTATATTTATTATTATAATGGAAAAAGAAAATATATATAATAAAGTCGCAAAGATAATTCAAAAACCGTATTTTAAAGATTTATCGGAAATGGGGTTTCACGATAAAAAAAGTCATGATCAAATATTATCTATTGTTTTTAATAAACCTGTTTACATAACTGATAATTGGAATGAGGTTTTAGATAAAAAAGATAATAATCCACTATATTATGAAACACCTGATGGGTATTGGGAACTTTACCGTTGGGATAATGATCACCTTACATATAAAGAATACCCGAATGGAGATTATCTTAGGAAGGTATATGATAACTATGGTAATTTAATTGAACATGAGGAGTTAGATATGGGAAACCTATCTATATATAGGTACGATCAAAATGAAAATCAAATATACTACGAAAATAATGGTTTTTGGATAGTAAGTGAATTTAATTCCAATAACGAATTAATTTATCGAGAAAAATCAGATGGTGATATATATGATATTAGATCGAAAAAAAATATTACAGAATCAGTAGAAGATAAAAATTCATACTATAAAAAAATAATTCCTTTATTGAAAAAACCTTATATGGTTGATTTCCATAATTTCAATATCCCTATAGAAGAATGGGGTGATATATTTAAAATGATTTATGGGTGGAGATCAACAATCCATATGTCCCAATCTTTTGGATTTGGGGGGGTTTCATTACCACAATATGTGCAGGTAATGTTAGAAATTCCCCACACTGGTAAAGAATTGTTGGTGTATTATGAAGATGAAGATGGGGATTGGGTAGAAAAAGAATATGATACTAAAACTGGTAAATTAATAGGATTTGAAGATGGGGATGGTAAAAGTTACGTTACAGAATCAGTAGATAGAAAACAAAAGTTCTACGATTACATTGTAAAAACAATGTTAGAAGATACTGAATACGAAATATTGGATAAAAATTATGGGGGTACTATGTCAGAAAAAATTGCCTCAGTAAAGTTTCCTATGTATCCTTGGGAAGAATACACTTATAAACCTTGGGATGTACATAGATGGAAGAGCGGATGGATGATGGGTTCAATGGATATTGATTATGTCGTAAATAATTTTGGTGTGGATGAGGAATTGGCAGAAATTATTTTTAAAAAATATATTAAAGAATTATCGTTAGAGATATCAGAAAAAATGCCTTTTTAGGTTATAGAAATATATTTATTGTTATAATATGAAAGAAATAATACGGAGAATATTAAAAGAAGAATACAAAAAAATGTCATCTCTACCTAGAAATATTATAATTTCCATATATGATGATATGAATATATCATTGTATGACTTTGTTAACGGTGAAATTTTAGGATTTGTAGGATTATCTAGAAATATAGATGGTACCTATTATTTCCCAATGATTGCGGCAGAAAAAGGATTTGGTCCTACAGTATTAGAAGTGGCATTAATGTTTTGTCATCCTAATGGGTTGATGGTTTCTAGAGATGGGGATATTAGGGGTGATGCCTTTAATGTTTGGGAAAAAATGTATAAAAGAAAGGATGTTATAAAAGAAACATTACCTTTGAGTGATAAAAACTTTAATTTCGCAATTATCACTGGTGACGATCAAGAAACATATGAAAGTGAATTCGAAAAAATATCAGAATTTGAATATTTTATAGAAGACGGATTTAAAGAAAATATTTTAATTTATAACAGTAAAATGTCTATAATACCTACAAAAGATTATGGACGACTGGTAAGTGATGGATCATTATTGGATCATCATGAAATATATTTAAATGGTAGAGATTTTTTCACACTAAAATATAATAATTAAAAATTTACTATTTTCCGATTAAATCGGATAATAAATTCTTATATACCCCTACCCTATTTTCTTCTTGTATTATATATTCACTAATAGATTTTATCACCCAAAAGTGTTCACACAATAACGTTACTTCATTATTTTTACCTACTGGTGTATCAGTATGGATTGTAAGGGTGTTACTAACATAATATTTTTTCCTATCTCGTAAATAGGATTCTAAAACAATATAATCTTCCCTAAAATCGATATTTTGGATAGAGAACAACTTTCTATTTTTAGACTTATATTCTTTTTCTAACTCACTATTATTTTCAAAATTATATTTATCAGTAATAGGGGTTTTACCATATTTTTTCTCCATAAGTTTTTGGTGTAGTTCCCAGTTATTTATACTATTGTTATCCATATTTAAAAATACTGAAATTAATTTTAAAAGTAAAATATTTATAATAAAAGATATTAAAGATAAAACGGATTAGGACCGTTGTTGTCTACGGACAAAATAAACCCATCAGGTTCGCTACCAAGATGGGTTTTTTATTTTTGAGCTAACTCGATATTTCTAATATCCTCAGTTCTAATATTTTTTAGATTGAGTGTCCCTTTTGATAGTTTAGAAAAATATCCTATACTTTGGTAATGCATTAAAATGTAGTAAAGATAATCAGGAACAAGTATATCGGTTCTAATAACTTTAATACCTATATTTTCATCATTAAACTCTTTGGTAGGGGTACCAACGGTATCTACACTACCTTTTCGTTGCAACCAAAAATCGGCATCACCAAAATTGGTTCTTATTTCGCAAATGTCACTTAGTTTCATTTCTTTCTTATTTGAATCCATTCACCGTCAACGTAATCTTCGTGTATTGTCACAAATGTTAACCATTGTAGTTTACCTTTAATAAATTCAGGGATGAACAAAAATTTAGTTACCTTTCTGTCTGTACCATTTAGATTTCTAATTACCATAGTTTTCATAGTCGATTGTTTTATGATACAAATATATATATTATTTTTTAATTGGCAAAATTTTTTATCATAAATTTTAATATTTATTCCATATGAGTATCTATACAAAAAAATTAATAGGGTATTTCTCAAATACCGAACATCGGTTAAGAAGACGATCTGAATTGTCAGATTTTGCATTAGATGAAGAAGAATATTTTAATAATTTTTTAAAATATGAAGTATCGTTTTTAAATAAACTAAAAATAAGTGATTTTCATACCTCAGATTATCCTGATACTGGTACTTATGATTTTCATTTTGGTATACATTCTGTTCAGGTAGTGAGAAATGGTTTCTATGAAGATTCGGTACATGACGAGACAGTTAGACTTTACGTTGATATTTCACCTGGAGGAACGGTAGATATGTACGCAGATGAAGATGCTGAAGTAGTATCACATTATATCACTGATTCATTAATTTCTAATCACAAAGATGGGTGGGAGATAAATAACGAAATATTAGATATAATTAGAGATGTGATTCTATTAGAGTTACCTAAGTTTGTAGATAACACTCGTTTATTTGATATAATAGAGTTATATATTAATTATCCATTAGATTAATATTTTTTTCAAATAATGATATATTTATTATATAAAAGAAATGAGCAGACTGTTAAAAATAAAAAGACAAGTTATTTTAGAGGCAAATAGAAAATTGCTTAATGAATCATTAATCGATGTAGATAATGTTTTAGAAATAATGAAATTTAAATTCGGGTGGGGAGATTTATCTCCTTTAAGGGTTGAGGAATTTGAATCTTGGTTGGGAGAGGTAAAAGATAATATGTCTGAGGAAGAGTACTCAACACTTTTTAATGAGTGGTTAGAGACAGGAACAATAGAAGGATATAACAATGAAATGTATTAAATTTATATGAAAAAAAGAATAGTTAGATTAACAGAAAGTCAATTAAGTAAGATAGTTAAAAGTGTCTTAAATGAGGCTTACACTGGTATTATACAAATAGGTGATGATTTATGTGAAATAATATGTAAAAGAAAGTTAGCAATGTACGGATCAAACGGTGACGTTGTTAAAATGATTCAACATTTATTATATGTAAACCAATTTAATACTAAGTACAGTGGTGGTGGTATGAATGGTGATTGGTGTTATTCTGATTGGACGAAATGTGATGGAGTATTTAAAAACCAAACTAAAGGGGCAGTAGAAGAGTTTCAAAACAAATTTGGGTTAACTGCTGACGGTAAAGTCGGGTTTAATACTTGGCAAATGATGTGTAAAAAATTGTCATTTTCTAAATCACTACCTAAACCAAAATTTTGTACTGAATGTAATTGTCAAGATGACAAAGATTGGCAAGATGACAAAGATTGGCAAGATGATTATATTATCGATCCCATAAAAATTATAGATTCAGTTGATTGTGAAAATTTAAAAGACTGTGTTAAAAAATATATATTTAGTGTTACAGCTCCTGATTTTAAAGGATTTGAGTTTTGTTTAAGAGGTAATAAAAAAGAAAGTGGAAAAGATTTATCTTGTAGTCTTTGTAGTAAAACATTTACAACTGGAGATATTAATAAAATGCCTTCTACAGGTATACCTACTGAGGAACAAAAAAGAATTAAAGCTTTAGGTGATTGGTGTATCAAAAATTGTGATGGGTATAAAGCAACATACTAAGATGAAAAAAATTATTATATCAGAAGCCCAACTAAAAAAAATTATAAATGAATCATTTTATGATTCAAATAAATTATACAATAAACAATATGTCGAAAATGTGACTATGAAGGCACCTAGAGACATTAAAAATATTGTAAGGGGTTTGGAGGTTATTGGTTGTTATGATTCGAATGGTAATATGAGTCAGTGTGTGAGAATACCTGAAGTCTTATTTATATATATAAACGGTAAATATTAAGATGAAAATTAAAATAACTGAAAATCAGTTTAATAAGTTAATCCTTAAAGAAGACTACTATAAATGTGGTGGGGAATGGAATCCTGTTTGTGCGAAAAGTACCCAAAATGGTGACACGTTAGTTTATAAAAATGAGTGTGTTGCAGAAACATCTGCTTCAGAAGTTATATATGTTTTTGGTGATACCCAAAGAGAGGTAGTGAAAGAGGGAGATTTTTGTTCTTCTTCATCGAAGGTTGAGGAGAGTGTGGTACTCGACGAATTTATTGAGGATATTATAGAAGAACTTAGAGAATTTCAAACAAAACTGACTAAAGATAAAGAACAAGTGTGTCTGTTTTTAAAAAATGTTTGTTACGGATTAGAGGGTGGTGGTAAAACCATAAAAAAACAAACACAATCTACAATCGATTGTGCCGCAGATGAAACTGACGTATTAGGTAGTAGTATCATTAGAAAAGGTTGTTATAACAACCTAGTAGGTGAAATACAAACTATGTTAATTAAGATGGATTATTTTATCGGTAAATTTGGTCCAAAAAAAGATGGGGTAGATTCTAAATACGGTAAATTTACTATGGATGCCATAAGAAAATTCCAAAAAGAGAATGGATTAAATCCTAATGGGATAACTGAAAAAAATACGTATACAAAACTTATAGAAAAAATTAAAGAATTGGATCAGGGAGATATTAAAATATAGTTTTATTCCCTATACATTGGAACTTTGGGAAATCGTCCCAAAGTTTAAACTCTCTACCTTTTATCAACATATGACAATTATGTTTCTTCTTCCATTTTTTAGAGTGTTCGACTATTGAGTCATTATTTTTATTCCTAATATCCCAAGGACATTCTTTACAACATTTAATTTTATTTTCCATACCACTAACTGATAATTTCCCACACAAAGTAGACACACTTATCTGAACAATCCCAAGTGTCTAATAGTTTACCACAATCCAATACAGACACATGTTTTGATACTCTAATAATAAATCTACTGTTAGGGTTCAACATAGACAGTTCTTTACCTGTCATTCTATTTTGTCCTTTCACACCAGGAAAGGAAATTCTTTTAAATTTAAATCCTAATTCATCAAGAGTTTTAGTAATTTGTTCCTCCCATTTACCTTTAGACGAACCCCTAGAAGCTCTCCATCCGTGACCATACATAATTTTATGTACTTTATTATAATCTTCTTTAGTGATATTAGTTACTGCTCTAACCATACAATCACCATTACATTTAATGTCTTTCTCACCTTTAGGTTGCGTATACTTAAAAATCATAGTCAATTAATTTATTTTACAAATATACGAAAAATTTATCAATAAAAAAAATTTTTCTTAATAAGAATATATTTATTAAATAAAATAGGTTATGAAAATCAAAAAAAATGGTAAGGTTATAGAACTTTCTAATAGTGAATTAAAAAGAATAGTCGAAAATACTGAAAACACTAATGAAGGTTTAATATCATCAATTAAGGGTATCGGTGGTATGTTTAAAGGAACAGGATATAATTATACTAAATATGTATACGAATTGACAGGATCGATTAAAGACTTAAATGAGGAGTTGGAGGAAACAATGGGTGAACTAGAAAAGATAATGGACAAATCTAATAGATCTAATATGAGTAATGTCTCTTTTGATAGATTATCTAAACATATTGCGGACGCATTAGAAGCTTATCAAATGGCAATTGACACAAATGAAATAATAGTAGAAGATTTAGAAAATTCTATAACTTCTGAAAGAGAGAGAAATAGATAACATTATTCTATAATTTCATAATAAAAATAGATATCATTACCGTCAACCCCCACATAAAGTTGACGGTATTTTTTTTTAGATAACTCTTCTTTTCTGGTTACATCTCCCACTTTATATCTAATTATTTTCCCACTAACACCTTTAACCTTCTCCCATTTTACTTTACTGTCATTAGAAACACTTTTAATGATGGTTTTTTTCTCTTCCACAACCTCTCTTTTTTTGAAGTCATCGTTTTTGATGGTTTCAGTTTTCACTTTTTTTCTTTCCATTCTACAAATATAGAAATATTTTATTATAATTTAAGTATATTTATATAAAAATAATAAGAATGAATTTCAAAATAAAGAAGATATTAAATGAATTTGCTCAAGAAGGTATTATAAAGAGAATTTATAATATGATTAAGGATGATTTTTTTTTGGAGAACGGAAAAGTAAGAACAACTATTATTGATTTAGACGGTAAACCAATAATTCCAGATAGTAGAAGTGGTTTATATATTCAACTAGCTAAAAAAAATACATTTGCAGAAAGAATTGTAGAACATATACAACATTCTTTTGGGTTGTCCGCTACTGACGCTGAGAAAGTTTATGATTTAGTCTCATTTAATCTGAAAAAAGATAATTTTATTGACTATATACCTGAAACAGTATATGAAGATTTTTTTTCATATAGTGATCAACCTTTTATTATTGACATGACTAAACATAGTGGAGAAATACAAAGAAAATTAGATATAAGGAAAGTTGGGGATTTTATGGAATTCATAAAATGGTATGGGTTATATAGTTATGACGCACATGATGATACAAAATTAAGTTTTGAGGGTCATTTAACTGATGAAGATTATCTATATATGCAAGATGGATTAATAGAAAAAATAGAATATAATGAAGGGTACAATTAGAAAAATATTATTAGAGTTTGGTGATGACTCTACGGATGAGGACATTGATAAATTTGGGGAATTATTTCCTGAAAATGTTTATAATAGATTATTTAAGATATTTGATTCTGATCCAGAAAAATTTATGAGATATACCCTAAAAGATTTATCCCTAAATTCAACGGAGAAAGAATTTAATATCATTTATAAATATTTAACTGAATATAAGAATAGGACACCTTACTATATACCTGTTATATTTACCGCAAATGATATTATGGGTTATTTTAATGACGGTGAGTATGGTATACAAACAATTGTGAAAAATTTTTTAGGAGGGGATTGGGATTATGGGTATGACTATGAATGTTTTGATGTTGATGATTGGTTGATAGATAAAATTGATCAAAATAATATGAAAATATTAAAAGAAAAATATTTAGAGAATTTAGATGGGGAAGAAAACGAAGAAGATTTTAAAGAGTTTATAGAATCAGAGTATGGTAGTGATATTGGTTGTGCCGCAGGAGACGCTCAACACAGTGCAGATATCAACTCATTACATTCAGATATCTTAGATGAGATAAATGATTATTTGAGTAGATTTAACGGTAAACTAACAAATAAAGTAGATAATCAAGGTAAAGTGTTTGATGAATTACAATATGAAGGTGTAATAGAGTTAGGTGAATTAACAGATAATTCATATTTTGATGAAGTTTTAATAGATGAACTAGAATCAAGTTACCCATCACCCGAGGAAATTTTATGGAAGATCGCAGAACAAGAGAATTATTATGGTGGTGCAGATAACCCAATATTACCAGATGAAAAAATAAGAATAAATGAAGATAGACATTTCAGATATGGTGGGAATGGAGACATAGACTGGGATCAGTTTAACGAAACTTTACTTGATAAATTGTCTTACTGAATAAAATAAGTGATATTTATATTATATGAGAACTAAAGATAAAAGAATTAATATAGGGAAGGTAAATCTATTAATGGAGATGAGAGATAGATTACTAAATGAAACACCACCTTGGCACTCAGGAATGTCAGATCCAGTTATTGCGTCAAAGGCACAACACGGTTATTTAGAAGGTGGATCACCTGAACTAGTAGGTAAAGAAATATGGTTTCACACTAACAGACATAATATTAAACATAATAAAAATGGTGCCTTTGGTGTTTATGGTAGGACCAAAACAGGAAGAAAAAACCAAACTGCAGGAATTATTGGGTATACTAATGACATTCTTTTGGGTGGGGATATTAATTTTGATATTAGTATGGGGTACCATAAAATTATGAGAACTACTAGAGATGAAGGTGAAATGTCATCTAGAGAGCAAGTAGTTGGTGTTGGTGGTATAGTGCAGGAATTACCAAATGATCCGATTACATTAAAAGGTATGGCGGAAGAAATAAAATACAATCCGTTTGTTTCAGATTATTTTCATACTTCCGATGGACAAAATAAAGTATTAGGGGCAGAATTTGTTTATGCAGAATATCGTCCAGATGGTAGTTACTCGTTACACGCAATTAATCCTATTTTAGAACCATTTAAAATGGGTGAATATAATCCTATTTAATATGAAAAGAAAATCGTATATTGATAGAATATTGAATTTTTTAAACAATGATTATAATAAAGAAACTATTTTCAGTTTTGATTTATTTTCTGATATTGAAAAGGTTATAAAATATAATATTGACGATGATTTAGTATCTAATTACGGTATAGAAAAAGGGAGTGATGAATACTCATACTTAATAGAATCTTGGATTAGAAAAAATTATGGTAATGGTAATGAGGCATTATTTGGTGATACTGTCGTTCTTATAGAAATGCCAGATGATCCTGATCCTATAGAAAAAGGTACTAAAGGTAAAATTATTGATATAAATTCACTATTGATGTTCAAAGAAGATCATTTAATTGTACATTGGGAAAACGGTAGAAAACTAAATTTGATAAGGGGTATTGATAAATACGATGTTATTCAAAACGAGAATAATAAGTATTTAAATTTAAAAATTAAAGGATTCTAATATGAAAAGAATAATTAGACATATATTAAAAGAAGAAACAAAAAACCAAAATATCGAAAGGTTTTTAGATTATATAGTTAATAATTTTTTAGATAGTTTAGTCTTAAAAGACGACATTCCAGAAGGATCTTTTGATTCTATTAGTGAAATGTTGGATTTAAGTATATTAACTGATGAATATGATCAATTAATAACTAATCCCGAACTATTTGGTAAATACGGATGGGTTCACATATATGATGAGGAAGAAGGTGAAGATTATTATTATCATAAAGATAATGGTAATAACCCAGAAAATTATCTTAGTAGTGATGAGTGGCATTATGAAGTAGGTTATGATTGGTTAGGTGATATGGTTGATACGGGTGATTTAGGGTGGGATGACGAAAGGGAGTTTTGGTTTTTAACTCATCCAGACATACTAGTTAAAACTAAAGATAATAAATTTTCATTTCCTTTATATTGGAGTCCATTTAAAAGGAAATATGAGGCACCATACATAAACAACCCCAATAATAGAATTCATATAATGAGGTTTATTGAGAGTTATGGTGTAGAAAGTAGTAACCATATGTATGATATTCTTGAGTTAATTCTCGAAAGAATACCTGAGAAGGTAGATAGTCTACTTAAAGAAAATAATTTAATAACCGAAAGTATAATTGACAATTTTATTGATTTTGGTAAAAACTATTTATCATTACCAGATGATTTTAAAGTAATTTTAACAGATAAAAAAGAGGGTATCGAGACATTAGCGAACTATGATATGGGGGATAAAACGATAAAAGTATTATCAAAAAATAGAGCAATACCTGATATAATAAGATCTATCGCACATGAAATGGTACATCACCAACAAAACGATAGGGGGGATTTAGAAGGAAAACCTGAAGAGGGTGAAGAAGGTTCCCCTTGGGAAGATGAAGCCAATGCAAAGGCAGGTACTTTAATTAGAAAGTTTGGTAAGGAGAATCCTGAAATTTACGATCTATAGATTTTATTACCTATAGAGATATTATTAGTTTTACAGAATCCATCATTTACTTCTAAATTACCATTAGAATTAACTGACGGACTAATGATAGTTTCGTCATTAGGTAACGCTCTTTTAATTTCTACGATGGTATCGTCATCTATAAAAATCATTTCTATAGGGAATTTAACATTCTTCATCCAAAAACCACCACTGACATAATCATAAAAAACTCCACAGTAATCACATAGATTATCTCTATACATTAACCCAGTTGACTTTTCTTCCTCACTTTTAGGTAATTCACAATCTACCTTAATTCTATCCCTTAAATCGTTCTCTATCTCTATCACCATTTGATTTGGGAATGGTACTGATACATCTTCTAATATTAAATCCAATAATTTCATATTAATAAATATTTGACATTTCAATAAAAAATATTTATCATTAGATATAAATTAATGATATTATGCCAAAGAGTAAACACAGAAAAAATCAAAAACAAAAAGCTAACGCTAGAACTCAAAGAATTAAAACAGAACAAAATTTTATTCAGAAAAAATTTAAAGAATACTTTACACAGGAGATGGATAAATTAAAGGATAGGGATTTAGAGATAAGTGAGGTAGAAAACCCCGATGAATAGTCATCGGGTTTATTTTTTTGGATAAAAATATACATCTCCACAAACACTAACATCTGACATATTTATTGATTCAAAATACTCCGTATATTTAAAAATATGATTATTCAAATCAACAAATATACTAACGGACTTATCATCTTCTTTAATTTTAAAAACTAATACATTATTTTTAACACTTACCTTTGAGAAATTGAGTGTATAAACCATATTCCTGTTTTGTACTACGGTGATTTTTTTATTTTTAATATCAAAGAAGTAATAATACTGATCGTTAGTCTCACCTGAATTCATATACATGTCCAAACCACACAGAGATTTTTTGATATTAACTTTTTCCTTATATACATAATAACTTGGTTGACTAAATGACATTGCAAAACCTTGTTTTTTTGCTTCATTAATATCAATTGTTTCATCTGCAATCGGCCATTCAAAAAGAGACTTTTTTTGCGAATAACTTACAAATGTTAAAGTTAAAGAAGATAGTAAAATTAAAATAGTTTTCATTTTGTTTGTTTTATAATACAAATATAATAAAAAATATTTAATATCAAAATATTTTAAGTAAAAAAATGATATTTATTTAGAAATATAATATGAAAATTATAATTAAAGAGAGTCAGTTGAAGAGGTTGATGAATGAGATAGGTGGGTATGACGATACAGAACTTATGAGTCAACATGCTGGTGAGATACAATCTAAGTTATTAATTATATTTACTGAAACTACTAATATATTAGCCAATTTTTTAAATGAAGCAAGAGAAGGTAACCTTAGTAAAGAAAATTATTTAGCGTTTACTCAAAATATGTCATATAAAGTAGAAAACGACTTACATATAATAGATACATTAATTGATGAGATATACATTGATGTTGATTACAAAGAATCAATTCTAAACTATAGAAAAGCTTTACAAATGTTCCAAAATAAGTTAAGATTAATATATAATGATGGTTTAGGTTTAGGATTAGATATGACTAAAAATGAATTATCTCAAATAATAATAGAAGAAATAGATAAGTTGAGTACTTTAATGGAACCATTAGCTATTTTATTCCAACAAATTCATAGAAGGTTTAGAAACAGACTAGGATTTAATTAAATAATAAAGTTTTAAAAATTAAAATTATGCATAACGATCAAAAAGCACAAATGTATCACACCCTATTACTAACTCACGATAAATTAGATGGGCAAATTGCGGATATCAAATCAGAAGCCGCAGGAATGGAATTAAATAAAGAGCAAAAAAGTAAATTATCTCTATTAGAAGCTCAGAAATTGGATGTAGTCGAGAAGGCTAAGAAACTTTTTAATGTTTAATGATAGAAAAAATATCAAACTTATACTAAAAGAAGAAGAAAAAAGATATCTTCACGATAGAGGTGCGAAAGCAATACTACAATTAAGACATAATACCGTTTATAACTACGCTTTAGAGAGATATGGTTATGAATGGATGGAAGAAAATAAATGGCCTGGGTCTTTCGATGAGTATATAAATCGAATAAAAAATGATTTCCCCAGTCAAGACGGTACAATGGAGTTATCTAGAATTTGTAACTCTAGTGATAACCCATTAGCAGAGGGTATCGGTGAGGATTATTGTCTTAGAATTGTTTCTAATTATATATTAAATTATGGGACAGAAAAGAAAGTCTATTACGATGTAATTAATGTAGATGATATCGGTATATTTTTAGAAGATAATTTTTTTACTTGTAATGAACAATTTTTTGAATTTGTTTGGGATAATGTCCTTAATGAACGAAATAGATGGGGTATAATAACCAAAGAAAGTATGTGGGATGAAATTCTACCTGAAGTAGAAGAAAAAATGGAAGATGAGTCGTTTATTGAGGATAATATGGTTGAATTTGAATCCTTAGATAGAGAAAAATCATATTTTCTTAGTTATTGGCACTATCCATTACAAAGTTTAGGTTGGACAAAAGAATCTTTATGTGAATGGTATGTTGATACCATAGGTAAAAGTAAATTATATGATATACTAAAAAATGAAAAACTGTCTGATTTTGCAAAGATTTTTGGTAGGAATAATTATTACATTTTTAAGAAAGATTTATTTTATTAACCTTTTTATTTTACGTAAGGACTTCAATGAGTCACTTGTGATAGTAGATCCTTTCCTAATGTTCTCCTCAAAAGGGATAAAACGTAGGTTTTTGATGTTACCTATCTTTTCAGGTGATATATTTTCTTTAAACCCCATAGAAATTGGGTAAATGTGATCCAAATGATAACTTTTCCACCCTCTTTTATCAGAATTCTCTAAAATATATAGTGGCTGACTCTCAGTTACCTCCCAAACCATCGCATAATACAATTTTTTGTCTAAATCTTTAAGATTTTTGATTTTTTGCTTGATTTTTGGGTATTTTTTACAAATAATTTTAATTTCTTTTTTTATTTTTTCAGAAATATTGTCTTTATTTATAATTTTTTTCTTAATTTTGAGGGGTCTATTCATAAAAGATAGTATATTGTTATATTTATATAATAAATAGTTAGAAATGCGTATAATTATAACGGAAGCACAACTTAAGAGAGTGTTATTAAATGAAACTAAACAAGAGGTTATAACTGATGAATACCTAAATAAGGCAGTTAGTATAGTTAAAAAACTTAATTCTAGAGGATTTAATGCGGATCAATCTTGTGCAATAGCAGGTAATATGTGGGCAGAATCCCAATTTGACGCTACAATAGAGAGCTCTAATGGTGCAATAGGATTAATACAGTGGTTAGGTGATAGAAAAAAGGCATTAATTAACTTTGCAACACATAAAGAATCTAAATGGTCAAATGAGAATACACAATTAGATTTCATAAAACTAGAATTAGTGGATGGGTATAAATTAAGTAATGGTAAACATATGCCTAATTTACCTAAAGATATAAAATCTTCCGATGAATATGAAGTTAATAACTTCAATTCGGCAATGAAAGCGGACACAATACCAAAAAAGGCAGTTAAATTTGCGGAATTAGTAGAAAGATGTGGTGGTTGTGGAGGTACTATTGATATAAGGAAGTTATCAGCGAAAAGAATTCACGATTATATTGCAGGTAGTTATGTACCTACAAATAAAAAAGAAACTAAACCAGTAGAGAAAAAACAAAGTAGTGGTTCTAATAAAGTAGGTACCGTAGTATACCCTAAAAAAAGTGGTGATGGTTATGTAAACGTTAGAGCAAAAGGTAATAGAGATAGTGAGAGAATAGTTAAGATATCTACTCCCAGTAAAGTTGGTAAGGTTACCGAAGAAAAAACTGATGGTGAAGGGAAAAAATGGTATAAGGTTACTTTGGATAAAAAAGTAGGTGATTATGCGAGCGGATGGGTAAGATCCGATATGGTAGAATAATTTTTTAAAAAAATCTAATATTTATTAATAAATAAAATTTTTATGAAAATAATAATTAAAGAAAGTCAATATAGAGTTCTATTAAGAGAAGATAGAGTTCAATTTTTGAAAACACAAAATGTTATCGACCCTAAGATGTTGGATGCATCGGTAGAGGGGTCTGACGAAAAGGATGATGTTAGAAAACCAGGTGGTATGGACCCTAACAAACCTACAATAGAGCCGATTGAGGATCATAATGGTATTGATATTGCATACTTAGTAAAAAGTAAAAAAGGAAAACAATCAGTTAAATTAAGTGAAGAAATTTTTAACGATATCGTAGCTGCGGATCCATCACCAAACAAACAATATGTTCAATGGATGATTCAAGTATTTATGAGACATATTAATGAGGGAGATAATGAACAAGCAATTAGATTTTTAAGTGAAGATTTACCTGAGGCTAATGAATTTTTAACTGTATTTGATTCAGTTAAAAATAAAAAAGTATTTAAAAGATCGGCACCTAATAGACCTAACGCACCACAAGACGTTACAAATATCAACCAATATAATGATTTATCTCATTTATATTCGGTAGTGAGCCCATTTATAGGTGCAGAAGACGATGAGGAAGGTGGAGAAGGCGAAAGTAAATTATGGAAAAAATTAAAAAAATATGTTGACTTAGGTGAAGCTAAATTAGCATATAGAGATAATGATGTTTTAATCTATACACCGTTAACAATAGAATCTAGTTGTGACCCTTTAGGTCCACTAGCATCTTGGTGTACTAGAAGGGAAGGTAATAGTTATTTCGATTCTTATAGAAGAAATAACCCAAAACCTGATGGTAGTTTATCTGATTACTATGTGATAATGCCAAAAAAATTATTTGATGGGGATGATGAGGGTGGTTTATATCCACTACAATTTCATTTTGAGTCTAACCAAATACATGATAAAGGTAATTCTTCTATCGAAAGATCAGGAAAATTAACACAAGTACTTGATAGATTTTCAGGAATGAAAACATTCTTCCAAAAGGAACTAGGTAAACTAGTTGAGATGGACATTAGAAAGGGTACTGGTTTAATGGATAGTCATTATATTAAGTATTTAAATATGTTTGGTGGAAAAGTTCAGGATCATGTTAGTGGTGAAGCGTATAGTGAAGGTGTTGTTAACATTAAAAAATTAGCGTCTCAAACAACTGGACCATTACAATCTAACAAATACTTACAATGGTTAATGCAAAATACTGAGGGGGTAGTTATTACAGATTATTTAGATACTGAAAATACTAAAGCTTTAGATTTTTCTAATCTATCGTTGAAGAGGTTACCAGATTTATCTAAATTTTCTTCTTTAGAAAGAATTACCGCTAATAGTTGTGGTTTAGAATCCTTGCCACCAATCAATCATTTACCTATTGATAGTAAATTAAATGTTATCATTGCTAAAGATAATAACATTAAAGAAGCTCCTCTAACTGGATACGAAAAATTGACAGACTTATTCTTATTGAATTTGTCTAACAACCCAATTAAAAAATTCAATAAAGATATTGCAATAGAAATGTTTGGTAATGGGTTGGTGATGTTAACTATCGATCAAGATAAATTAGATGGACAGAGTGCAAAAGATTTTTTAGAATTTACGGAAAAAACTAAAGATGGTTTACTATAATAATAGATTAAATAATATAAAATAAAAAATATATAAAATGGGAAGAAGTAAAAAAACAATTAGATTAACTGAATCAGAAATGGTTAATCTTATAGAGACTATTGTTAATGAAGTTAAAAGAGAAAAAATAAATCAAATTTCAGAATCTAGAAAATTTTCAGGAAGAAGAACTAATAGAAGAAGTTACTAAGATTTATGAAAAAAAATTTACCGATAACTTTAAATGAAGAAATTAATAGGATAAAAAGACTTATGGAATTTACCATAAGTGAAAATTCACATGATGTTTTATCTGAACAAACTAAAGTATCTTCCGATGTATACGGTAAAGAATCAGGTAGTTATAATAGAACTGAATTACCTGGAATAGTAGGTAAATATACCCCAACGTCAGGATTTTTAGTAATTAAAGATGGTAATCCTTGGTTGGCGGGACAAAGAGCAATTAGTTTATCTAAATTTCTAGCAGATAACGTAGAAAAACAGACAGGTGTAAAATTTAATGAAAAGGAAGTTAAAATTTTAGAAACATCTGTATCAGAAAGTAAAGGTGCCGAATACCAATATGTAGAAGGTACTCTATACGCAATTTTAGAAAGTCCTCCAGAACCAGATGAAAAATATGCATTTGACTTACTTTATAATTTTTATGAAATAGGTGACATACCTCATATAGTGGTGACTAAACCAGGTATGGGGTCACCTGTAAAAGTTGCAAATGATAAAAAAGATTCCTTTATACCTAATTTAGAAAAAACTGGTTCAGAGGCAATTAATGAGGGTGGATTCGTAGTATTTCAGCAAGCTTCAGGACAAGAGGGTAACATTGGTATACTGGTTCCTATTCCTAAAACATATATTAATAGAATAGGAAGTAGATTATATTTTAAAGACGAAGAAAGTCTTAATAGTATGAGAACATTCATTGAAAAATATACAGACGGTAAAGATATATTTGGTAGGGATCCCGAATCTAGTTATCTAAGTTCTAACTGGACACAAACAAAAGGTGGTGGTGGAAACTACATATTCGGAAAAGAAAGTGGTGCAAATGCAATTATATCATCAGGTGATGATAAAAATAAAAAAACTATAATTAAAAGAACTTATTTTAAAGAAACTGGAAGGGGTGGTGCCCCTATTGTGGGAACAGGTAAAAAAGGAGAATGGGTTAAAATAGGTGACTTTAATTTAAGTAAGTCGGAAGGTGCATTTGCAGATAACATGATAAAAATCCAACAAGGATCATATCAAAAGGTATTTGATGAACTTAAAAAATCGATAGAGGAATATACTGAAAAAAATAAAGATTTAAGAATAACTGAAATATCTGCATCAGTTAAAGGATTTGCGTCAGCAGATAGATCAACGAATAGGACAAACATAGGGAAACCCGATCACGATTGGGGTGTCGGATTCCCTACAGATAAATGGATTACAAAATAATCACTGAAAACTTCTGAACTGGGCAACGAAGTATTGACACTTTTGTCCTTTGACATTAACCATTTGGTATGATCCCACCCCAATATATAGATTGGTTGGATCCAAAATGTTATTACTATGTGCTTCAGAGTGTTTCCATGAACCAACAACACTTTTAGATAGTTTAGTATGGGTATCCCACAAATAGATACTTCTATATCTCATACAATTCTCCGCAAAGTTATAATATCTATGTTCACCCCAATAAGGTGTTCTTTTATCACTTGTATGACAGTAGATTTCATTTTCCGCCATCCATTTGGTGTGTCTGTTTGATAATCTCATAAGGGTGGTGTCCACAATAAACTTCGGCAGATCGTGTTCAGCACGATACAAGTTCATCTCCTCAATCATCAGAAGATTCATTGTCTCCACATCAAAGAATGTTTCAGTAATGGTATCATTACGATGAGTTTGTCCGAATACGGAGACACTGAATAATACAAAAAGGATAAGAATATTTTTCATTTATCTTTTAATTATTCTACGAATATAAGTAAAATATTTTAAATAAACAAATAAAATTTATTTATTCACTCTTAACTACAATATCTTCTTTAGATTTAATATAACTAACTTTTATAGTTTGACCCTTTTTAACTCTACCACTTAAAATTTCTTCTGAAACTGGATCTTCAATATACTTTTGTATAGCCCTATTCAGAGGTCTGGCACCATATTCTTTATCGTAACCTTGTTCTACTAAATAATCTTTAGCGGTTTTATTAATTTGTAAGGTAAACCCTATTTCAGAAACCCTATCTACTAATTTATCAATTTCTAACTCAACAATTTTAGAGATTTGTTCTTTGGTTAATGTTTTGAAAATAACTACGTCATCTAACCTATTTAAAAATTCTGGTGGAAATTGTTTTTTAAGTTCATCTAATAACATCCCATCCTTAATAGATTCTTCTCTTTCTATTTTTGATTTGGTGCCGAATCCGACACCAGTACCAAAATCAGACAATTTTTTAACACCTACATTAGATGTCATAATAACCATACAATTTTTAAAATTTACTTTTCTACCTGAACTATCAGTTAACTGTCCATCATCTAATAATTGTAGAAGTGTATTGTAAATCTCTTTATTAGCCTTTTCTATCTCATCAAATAATACAATTGAATATGGTCGTCTCCTAACTTTTTCAGTTAATTGTCCACCTTCTTCGTGTCCTACATATCCTGGAGGTGATCCGATAAGTCTAGATATTGAGTGTTTTTCTTGAAATTCTGACATATCAAGACGTATCAAAGAATCCTCATCCCCAAACATGTACTCTGCTAATTTCTTTGCGATATGTGTTTTACCAACACCTGTTGGTCCTAAGAACATAAATGAACCTATTGGTTTCTTAGGGTTTCTTATACCTACTCTATTTCTTCTTAATGATTTAGCTATTTTTTCTAATGCGTCATCTTGTCCGATAATTTGTTTCATCATTTCTGATTCCATCTCTAACATTTTTCTACCTTGATCACCACTAAGTCTTTTTAACGGGATACCTGTCATAATAGAAACAACTTCATTAACATCTTCAGGTGTAATTTTTTTACGATCCTTGTTGATAGTTTCTAACCACTTTTCTTTTTCATACTCTAATTTATCATTAACTTCTCTTTCTTCATCTCGTAATTTAGCAGCCTCCTCATATTTTTGTTTTTTAACTACATTACTTTTTCTTTCTTTAATTTCGTTAATTTTGTCTTCTAAATTATTTATAGTTTTAGGTGGTTTAGCGTTAACTTGTGTTCTAGACCCTACCTCATCTAAGATATCTATAGCCTTATCAGGAAATTCTCTATCTGTAAGATATCTATCCGCCATTTTAACACACTGTTCGATAGTTTCTTGTGGGTAATATACTTTGTGATAGTTTTCATACGAAAATTTTATTTTATTTAAAATCTTAATAGTATCTTCTACTGAAGGAGGATTAATTAATACTTGTTGAAATCTTCTTGCCAATGCACCATCCTTTTCAATGTTTTCTCTAAATTCATCTAATGTAGTTGCACCAATAACTTGAATATCACCTCTAGCGAGTGCAGGTTTTAATACATTCGCCGCATCCATTGATCCTGACGCATTACCCGCACCTACAATCGTATGTAATTCATCAATGAATAAAATGACATTATCTACATTCATAAGTTCATCTACCACACCTTTAATCCTCTCTTCGAATTGCCCCCTATATTTAGTACCTGCAACTAATGAAGTAATATCTAAAGAAATAATCCTTTTATCTAATAATGTTCTAGGTGCATCACCTTGAATTATTTTTAACGCCAAACCCTCAACGATGGTAGTTTTACCAACTCCAGGATCACCAATTAAAACGGGATTATTTTTTTTCTTCCTCGCCAATATTTGGGCAACTCTTTGAATGGATTCATCTCTACCGATTACTGGATCAATTTTACCTTCTGACGCTCTTTTGGTTACGTCAATAGAAAAATTATCTAATATCGGTGTTTCATTAGTCTTATTTGATTTTTTATTTAATTTTTTACTATCTCTAAATATATTTTCATCATCACTATCTATAGGATCGATACTATTTTGTATTAAATTTTTTTCCATATGTTTTTTAACCATTGTATAATTAATCTTAAATCCCTTTAGAAAACTACCGACACTATTTCTCACTTTTAATGTTGATAATAACAAATGTTGGGTATCTAGGAAATCATCTCCCATATTATCACATTCGTTTTCCGATCCTTTTAATATTTTTTCTGCAGTAACTTCTAACGGTAATTCTTTATTTTTTGTTGAAATTTGTTCTTTTTTTTCTTTTAATAACGACATTTCTATTTTTTTATGGAGTATATCTACATCTACCCCTAAGTCAGTCAGTATTTTAATTGCATTATTATTATAATCATTTATTAAAGATATGACTATATGTTCAATCCTTATTTCTATATCACCATACATTTTGGCTTGTATAAGTGACATATTAATCACTTTTTTTACTTTAGGCAAGACTTTTTTCATCATTATTTGTTTTTTCTTATAAATATCATTATCTTTGTATCAAATTTAATTATTATATAATGGAAAGTCAATACAAATTATTTTTAGGTGACACAAAAGATGTGTTAAAACAAATGATAACCAAAGGAGAGAAGGTAGATATGATTTTTACATCTCCACCTTATTTCTCTATGAGAAAAAATTATAGTGGTAATGATGATGGTGAGGTGGGTTCAGTACATGTCGATGAATATGCCGACTGGTTTTTAGAATTTACTGATTTGTTTTTAAAAGTTTTAAAACCCAACGGTAGTTTTTTCTTAAATATAAACGATAAAATTAGTGATGGTGTAGTTCATCCAGTTTTAGATGAGTTAAAATATAAGATGAGGAAACAAGGTTGGAATTTAGTGGCGAAACCTTATATATGGTTTAAAAAAAACGCAATGCCGACTAATTGTAAATATAGATCAATTGATAGGTATGAATACGTATTCCATTTCTCCAATTCAAATAAACCTAAATTTAGGGCAGATAATTGTAGGACTGAACATTCTGAGGTAACTAAAAAAAGATTTAAAAAACCTGTCACCACTATTAACTCTAGAGATGGTGTTTACGACTCTCAGATGAAAGAACTCAATGTAAATGGGTCATTACCTCACAATGTTGTGATAGCGGCAGCAGAATCCAATTCAAGTATCCTACATCCCGCACCCTTTACTGTTGAGTTGGCAGAATGGTTTGTTAAAATAGGTAGTGATGAAAATGATACTATATTAGATCCCTTCGCAGGATCTTCTACAACAGGAATTGCATCATTAAAAAATAATCGGAAATATATCGGTATAGATTTAGTAGATTTTAATATCATATTCGGTAAAAAAAGAATGGATCATTTTTTAGAGACAGGTGAAACATATATATCTAAAAATTTATTAGAGGAAAAAGAAATAGATGTTAACTACTATAAAATAAAAGGTAGACATATTAACAACCCTTAAAAACTTTACATGTTGTATTTTTTTTCTATATTTAATTGTTAAATAATGATTTTTTAAAATTTATGAGATGATAGCATCAGCACCCAAATTTAGTAAGATAATTTTACTACTTAAAGACAGTGAAGGGAAACCTTCAAATAAAATAGAATATTTAGATTCTGCAATGATAATAACAGGTAATTATGTTATCATTACTGAAGAAGAAAGTTCTAATGTAAATGATCCAGCAATTATAGACGGAAAAATATATGAAATGAAAGACATATATTCATATAGATTATTTAAAAATTAAATTATGGTATTATTAAAACACGAAGAAGACGATTTTATTGAATGTCTGTACGATTCCTCTAATGTTTTGGGGTCAAAATTCTTAAAAAAAGAAAAAAAATTGGCGGTTATTTTTAAATCAGGAACCCAGTATGTCTATAACAATGTAACAAATGAGGATTACAAACAATTTGAGTCTAGTGATAGTCAAGGTAAATTACTTAATACAGTAATTAAAAAATATACTTTTGAGAAATCTAAAAATATTATAGACGTTACACCAATGTTAGAACAAATAAATGTTATTAAAAATAATATATGAACGATAAAGTTAAAAAAAGACACTTGATTCAAGTGGACCTAAGTGGTTGTAAAAACATGAAGGAATGTATGAAGGTAATTGATGTGGTTACGTCAGGCAAAGTTAAAATTACAGTCAATGAATAATTTAGATAAACAATACACAGACCTACTTCAAGATATCATAGATAACGGAGTAACCAAACAAGATAGAACAGGAACGGGTACACTATCTGTATTTGGTAGACAAATACGTCATAAGATGTCAGATGGATTTCCTTTACTGACAACAAAGAAAATGACATTCAAACTTATATCAACAGAGCTGATGTGGTTTCTACGTGGTGATACAAACATTAAGTTCCTTGTTGATAACGACTGTCATATTTGGGATGGTGATGCGTACCTTAATTGGAGAAATAAAGGTAGAGATTTTTGGGAAGAACAAGTGGATGGAATGTTTACAAATGAATTAGGTGAAGAAGAGGTAGATAAAATATCAAAAGAGTGGTTCATCAACAAAATCAAAACAGATGATGAGTTTGCAAAGAAGTGGGGTGATTTAGGTCCAATTTATGGTAAACAATGGAGAGCGTTTGGTGGTTATAATAAAGTTCCATCTGGATGGGATCATGGTTCAATAACGTCTTTTAAAGATGTGTCAAAATGTGATCAACTTGAAAACCTAATCAATGATATTAAAACAAATCCAGATTCACGAAGATTAATGGTTACCGCATGGAACCCATGTGAAATAGATCAAATGGTTCTTCCCCCTTGTCATTACGGATTTCAAGTTTATACAAGAGAGTTGAGTAGAGAGGAAAGAGTTGATTTGTATATTGAAAAATATGGGGATGGTGGTATGGATTATGAAAAATATAAAGATACAATACCAAACAGAGCAATCTCTTTAATGTGGAATCAACGAAGTGTTGATACATTTTTAGGATTACCATTTAACATTGCATCTTACGGATTGTTATTAGAAATCATTGCTAAATTAGTTAACATGATTCCAGATGAATTAATTGGTAACTTAGGTGATACACATTTATATTTGAATCATATTGAACAAGCAAAGGAACAGATTGGTAGGGAATTGAGTTTGGAAGAAAGAAAAAAATTGTGGCAATCTACAAGTGGATTTATACCAACCCGAACAAGAGAACCATTCCCACTACCAATATTAGACATTCATCCGGGAATACTCGATTATGATATGGAAAAGTATCCAATTGGACTCTTTGAAATTAAAGACTATCAATCTCATCCGACAATTAAAGCACCATTAAGTAATTAATTATGATATACCAATTAAAAACATTTGATGATAAAATTCTTGTAGAATTAAGAATTGTTGATCACGGAACAGAGTTCTTTACATCAAACGAACTATCGGTTCTTAAAGAAAAAATTAGTGTTGCGAATAGTGATCATGGTTCACAGTTTGAGAAAGATTTAATGTCATTAGAAGGGGTTAATATATCTTTGATTGAGGATAGGGTTAAAAAAATAAGTGAGGAATGGGCTTTAAAATATGAAATATTTTATTAAATATATGTTATTATGGGTTAGTCAGAACCTATCAATACCTTTTTGGATGGTAGGTCATGTTCATTTAAGTGTTAACATATATGAAGACGTATATGAAATATTGGCATCCATAAGTATGAACGTAATAGTAGGTATTGGGTTTTGGTTAAGTTGGGTAGATTATAAAAAAGAAATAAAAAATAAAAAATATGAATAATAGTTATCAAATAAAAAAAATTATGGTATTAAACAGTAAGAAATTACATGTTTTATTATTAAATTCACTAAATGAGGTTTTTGAAACTGACTGTATAGATGAGGCAACAAAACTTTGTGAAATATTAAATACCAACACAGACAGTGGGTGGAGGTACGAAATAATTACAATAAATAATATAGAGAAACGGGCGTTTCATTAATAACAAAAAATAAAAAATAAAAAATAAAAATTATGGAAACAATTTCATTCGCTTTAGGTGTTGCGTCTGTATTAATTGTGCTATTAAGTACAGTTACTATATGGAATATGCTTAAGGTTAAAAAATTAACTAAAGAAAAAGAAAATCTACATATTTTAATCAATAATGTAGAACAAAACTTAAATAATAAAATAGATGACGTTCAACGTCATATTCATGAAACTTTTAGAGAAGTTCATAATCTAACAGATAGGATATCAACAGATATATATCGATCAATAGAAATATCTTCCGATGATAGTAAAAAATATACTGACTCACGCATAGATAAACTGATAGACGCTTACTTTTCCCATTATAAGGAAATAGGGAGTAAATCAAAACAAATAATTAAAGGATAAAATAAGATTACGCCCGTTTCTTATTTTTTAGATATTTATCCATATAGAAATATATTTATTATAAAAAAGTTTATGGATATTAAAAAAATTACAGAACAAGAAGTTAGTGACTTAATAAAGAAAGAGAACATTGATTTATCTTCTTTTGAAGTTAGAAGTACTTTAAACCCTAAAATTTTTGATACTGATCAACATATGCATCTAGAAATAAGAAGAAGATTACTTATGATTGCGGATGATTTTTTCGAAACACTTAAAATAGGTTGGGTTGATATTCAAGATATTATATTAACAGGTAGTTTGGCAAATTATAATTGGTCAAAATTTTCTGATGTAGACTTACATATTTTAGTAGATTTTGTCGATGTTGACGAAAATGAAGAATTAGTTAAGGAATACTTCAACTCAAAAAAAAATCTATGGAATGAAACACATGATATCACTATCAAAACGTATGATGTAGAATTATATATGCAGGATACAGAAGAACCACATGTATCTAGTGGTGTTTATTCTGTTTTATGGGATGGATGGATAGTTAAACCTGATTCCTCTAAAAAAGAAATAGATTCTAAAAAAGTAGAACAAAAAGTTAATAGTATTATTGATACAATAGAAGAAATTTATCTAATGTATAAATCAGGTGAATACGATAAAACTATTAGAATGGTTAAAAATCTTAAAGATAAAATCAAAAAAATGAGACAGACTGGTTTAGATAGGGAAGGTGAGTACTCATTTGAGAATATAGCGTTTAAAGTTTTAAGGAGAACTATGTACTTAGATAAATTAAGTGAGATAGAAACCAAGTCATATGATAAGTCTTTAACTTTAGATGAGTCTTTCATAAATAATAAATTTAAATTATAATTTTTTTACTAAAAACGTAATATTTATTTATAAATAATAATATGGGAACAACTTATTTAACTGGAACATATTCCGTAATTCATACGAATACTACCGCAGACTTTGATGATTATGTTTATAGTGAAGTATATTTTGGTAAAACAGGTGCTTATACTATAAATGGTGCATCCGTAGCTGGTCAAATTGGTACTACTTTAGATAATATCATACAACCACCGCCAGCAACTACTTTATCTAGTGGATTTCTACTATTAGGAAACCCTAAACCATTAGGGGTATTCCCGACTGGATTAATAACCGCAACTGGTGGTACAGAACAATATCAATTTGTAAACATAAAAACAGGTTTACCAACTAACGGATAAAATAAATAAAAAAAATAAAATGGGAAAATACGTAAATCCAAAAACATTAAAAGGTCAAGACAAACTAAATAGAATGTTAGACCTTATGGGTAAAATGACTACTTTAAATGAAAGTAAATCATTTTCTGAATTAGAATTAATAAAAAGAGGCCCAAATGGGATAGTATATGGTATAATTAGAGAAAATCATGATTACTTCATTAAAACATCTAATAAACAATCAGGTAAATTTTTAGCTGAGAATTTTAGTTATATTGGCGGACTTCAAAATAAATACGATGAGAGATATCACTCATACTCTGAGGCATTAAAACAACTTAACCTTAAATTTGATATGTTAAATGAATCTTATGGTATTAAGAGAAATACTAACATATTTGAGTCAGATGGTAACGCAATTGCAGGTGGTACTGGATTTGGTTTCGTATTAGAAGAAGAAAATGAAGAAATCATTTCTGATGAGGAAAAAAAAGTTATTAAGGTAGACTCACCTAAAAGTGAATCACCTGAGGCACCTGTTGAGGATGATGTTGAGGATGAAGGTCCTGAAGTTGATATGGGTGGAGATATTGCCGATATGGATTTTGGTGATGAGGATGAGGAATCTGAAGATGAAGAATCTGAAGGTGGTGATGATATCACAAAAAAAATACAGAAATTAACTGGTAAGATAGGTCAAATGTTAAGAGATAAAGAGGAAGTTGATCCTGAATTGGAGAAATACGTTATTAACTCAATTATTTCTGCATTACATTTAGATGAAATGGATGAGAATGATAAAGAAGACATCATTTCAAAAATAGAAGGAGAAGAAGAATCTGAAGAGGGGGAAGAAGGAGAAGAACCTGCTGAAACAGAAGTAAGTCCAGAAACAGAAGAACCTGCTGAAACGGAGGCAAGTCCAGAAGGAGAAGAATTATCAGAAGAAGTGTCTAAATCTAAAAAACCTTTAGAGATTACACCTGATATGATTGCAATGTTATTGAAAAATGGTGAATGTAATTGTTCAGGACATAAATTAGTTTACAAACCAAAAGAAACTAAGAATGAAAGTAGAGTTTTCTCTAAAAAAAGAATTATGGAATCTTTTCTAACGGACGCAACTAAAAAGTCACTTAAAAAAGTTTTAAGAGAAAATAGACAAATTTGTGAAAATTGTATGGGTGCGGGTTGTGATAATTGTTCAGATGATAATTATGATAGAACTAACTATATGGTAGATGAAGAAAGATTTACTGATGGTAGAAAAAAGATAGATAGAGCAAAACCTTACGGTAAGATAACTTCTGCGGATTTTGAAGCATTAAGAAGTGGTAAAAAAACTGAGGGAAGAAGAGATAGAAGAAGAGGTATAATGGGTGAAGACGATATGACTATGATGGACGCAGTTCAGACAGGACAAGGATATTTACCAACAGGTGATTTAGATAGAGATTTTGATAGAATCCCTAATCGTTTAGATATGGATAATAATTCAGATGGTAATTTAGATTTCACCTCAAATTCTGACAGATTTAATAGAGGAAGAACTAATGACGATTTTATCGAATTAGATATCGATTTCTTAAGAAGTAGTTCACCAGTTAAAGAACCAGGAATTGACAGACCGATAACTATACCTAAAGAAAAGAAACCTTGGGAAACTATTAAAAGACCACAAGTCGATCCTAGACCTAAGGCATCGGGTAATGCACCAGTTAAAGAACCAGAAATTGAGGAACCAATCACTAAACCAGGTGAAGGTGACAAATGGAAAACTATTAAAAGACCGTTACAAGATCCTAGACCTAAGGCGATGGGAGACGAAATGGCAAAACCTTCATTTAGAAGAAGAGGAATGTTTAGATAATGTATTTAGTATATATTAATAAAATTGGACAAAACTGGAAGGGGAACTACATTTATGAGTTCCTCTTTTCTGATATTTTAACCGATATTGATGGTGATGGTTGGGATTCATATCCTTCATCAGGAAATCCTGAACCACCAGAAAATAAATTTATTAAAAAATCTGGATCATTAACTACTACTTTAAAATTAGATTTAGTACAGGAATCAGATTCTTTCGCTATGTGGGACGCAGTTGACGGCATTATCGCATTGGGTTGGGAGAATATGGAAAATTATGATGAGTATCCTGAAAAAAGATTATTCTTTACTTTTGGTGAAGAATTTAATTCTGTTGAGGATAAACTTTACGAAAAAGATTTAGTTATTAGATATGATAAAGAAATAATTAATACATAAAAGAAATAGATATGGGAAATAAAATTAAAATTTATGAATCAGAAATTAAAAGAGCGGTAAGACGTAAACTAATGGAAAGATTTGTTGATGAGGCAGAACAAATGACTGTTTATGATCAAGACGAATTTAATAGTTCTTTTGATAAATTAGAAAAGGGTTCTTACGGTGTTAAAGATAAAGTTGGTAAAATACGTTCTGTAACTGTTAATGAAGAAGATGCCGATGACGATATAGAACCCAAAAATAGTAAAAGAGGTGGGTTCCGTAAATTAACCAGAGGTAAAAGATTTAAAAAAGATATTTAATGAAAAAAATAGATATTATTAACGAAGTTTATACTGAAAAACAAAGAAGATGGGCATGTGATCAAATAGATGCACCTAAATCTGAAAGAGAAATATCTAAAAAGGATGCTACTGAAATGTGTAAAGACGTTAAACAATCTAAAAAGAAGAATGAAATTGTAAAACCTAAAATGAAAAAAAAGGACTTAGTAGAATACATTAACACTAAAATTTCTTTAAAAGAAAATGGTGAAGTTTTTATTGTAACTGAAATACCATCAGTAGATAAAAGAGAAATATTTAGATTCTTCGAACAGTTAAGACAGAGTGGTGTTATTAATATGTTTGGTTCGTCTCCAATACTGAATTGGACAAAGGATGACTTACATAGATGGTTATATGGTATGGGTAAAGATCCTGAATCTATGGAATCTGAAATAGAAGAGTTAGAGGATGATAACGAAGAGGGTGAAAATGATTCTGACATAGAATTACTACAAAGTCAATTAGAACCTATTAAGTATTTATTAGAAAACAAAAATAATATAAGAGATATTTTAATTAGGGGTGCAATGACAAGATTAGAAAACAGAGGTGAGGAAGATCCTGATTTATCAAAAGTTCAGAGAGTTTTCGAATCTTTGGCTAAAGAATGTTTTAAAATGTGGACAACGGCATTATACGGAAATAGATAAAAATAAATATTATGAGAAGAAAAAATATAATTAACGAAGTAACTAAAAGAGTTCTTTCTGAAAAAGTTAGAATTAAAAGAATAAGTGAGGCAGTTGAATACGATCCCGAACATCCAGAAAGAATGCACCCAGGATTAGAAGGTAAACTTAGAAGTGGTGAACACCTTTTCGGTAAGAGTAAATCATTACCTGTGGGTTCAGATATGCAAAATTATTCTGAGAAATTGGCTGGACAAAGATTTAAAGAAATCATTAACAAAGTTAAAAGATATCATGGTGTTAGAAATATAACACCTAATATGATGCAAATGATGTTTCAGATAATGGGTGAAATTAGTCAGATTGAGACTAGACATAAAGAAGCATTAGAAAGATTGGCGGTAGATATTGTTTCAGAAGAATTTGATTTACCTGAACAAATGTTAGAAGCAACTTTAACTCCTCCAGGATCACCATTAAGTAATGAACCTGATGAAGATGAAGAAGAAGATGATGATGACTCACCTCAATTTGAGGTACCTAAACAACCTAAAAGTGCGGAGAGAATGGAAGAGTTAGAAATAGAGGTAGATAAAAGAAGGGTTATTAATTCATTGATGCAGGGAGCAGCTAAAAAAGGACACTATATATTTCATATGGTGGCAGACGAATTAGATGCAATTGATCCAAGATTGATGGGGTTATATGGTAAATTAATGTCATTAGCAGATTTCCAATATTGGGTAATTCCTGATACTATGATGACAGGTCAAGTTGGTGGTGTAGAAAAGATAGAATGGAGAAAGGCTGAGAAACCAGAAAATAAAGATGAAGAAGAAGACATGGAAGACATCAATTTAGAAGAAGGTGATGATATGCCAGTGGTAGTCGCTAAGGCATGGATATTCCCTCTATTAGTACATGAATTAATTAAGGGGGCGTTGGAATTGGCAGCCATAAATTGGGCAGATGATCATTTAGATTTTGAGGAACAAAAAGAAGTTATTGCAAAGGCAGATACAGATGAAGGTGAAATATGGGGAATGAGATTAGGTCCAGGTATGTGGGAAAAATTCTTAGACTGTATTGGTACAGAAAATTATGACATAAAACAATGGTTATTCAGAGAGTTAACTAAATTACCCGCAAAACAATTTCACGAATTTATGAAAGAAATTTTAAGTGGAAGTCAAAAGTGTAAAGAGGTTGTTGATACATTAAAAGAATTACATAAAGAAGATAGTGGTGATAGTTTAGGTGATATGTTTAGTGATACGGGTTATGATAGTATGGGTGACATTTTAGATAATTTAGGTGAAGAACCTGAAACTGAAGAAGAACCTTCTGAGGTTGACTATTCCAAAATGAGTAAAAGAGATATCGAAGAATTAATTAATGACGCATTAGATTCAGGTGATTTTGACCTTGTGGAAAAATTACATAAATATATGTAAGAAATATATAAAAACAAAATTGATCCCACCTATGTGGGATTTTTTTTTATCCGTTAATATTTATTAATATATGAAAAATATTATAAGAAAAATACTAAAAGAAAGTGTGGAACAACCCAAAAGACTTTTTAAGTACGTAGAACATTCTCTATCTACTTTTGATGATAACGTTGAGGAAGTTATTGAAGATTTAGTAGAAAATTTAAATTTAACTAAATTAGAATCTTATACAATATTATTTGAATATTTTATACATATTGGAGTGGACCCATTAAAGATGACAGACTTTGATGATGTTAGTTATTATTTCGATGGTGATGAATCAGTGAGTATTTTGTCAAATAGTGGTTGGTTAGATAAATATCTGAAGGATAAAACATCATTTCCTAGAGATTTTAGGGACATAACTGAAGTTGGTGATGGTGAAAGGTTTTTATTGAAATTAGACGATTGGGAGGAGTTTAGTTGTTTATTTGATGTAAGTGGCGTTGCGCAAAGAGTATTACAACAAGATCACTCAGATTTGTATGGTTGGTTTGATGTGGATTTTGAAAATGACATCATAGATAATTTAGACGATAAATCAAAAAACCGTTTACAAGAATACGTAAAAGAAAAGGGTCTTATTGGAGAACCTATCTCCGATAATCAATATAACATATCATTTGAGGGTGATGATGCAGTATTAACTGAGGAAATGGTTAATGATATAGATACATTATTGGAATTAATCGGAGAGGATGATTTGTTTTTTGAGTTAAGAATTGAGTTAGAAAACGTATACAGATGGGCATATGAAAGTGCTGGTGAATCAGAAATTTTTAATAAATTAGGTTCAGAAATAGAAGGTTTTTTTGGAAATAAACCTTACTGGGAAGATAATAAACTTTATTTAGATGTGACTACAGTATTTTATGATATGTTAGTTAGATTTTTAAAATGTGAAGGTAAAATGCCTGGTAATGAGCATAATTATTTCTTAACTGTTGTTTGTGAAACTTTAACTTGTGAAGGTGATGAATTAAAGAGTCCAGACATGGATTATTTTTATCCTGATAGTAGATTAGTTGCTTCAGATTTTAATGAAAATGTTAGAGATAATATTTGATGTATGAAAATAATTATAACCGAAAATCAATATAGAAAACTATTATCTGAGAATAATGAAGATGGAATCGATGAATTCAAACAATTTGTAAAAAGGGGGAGGTTTGTTCATCCAGATCAATTCTTTGATTATTACTTTAGTGTATTCGATTATAATGATAGTGATTCACTATCTGCGATAGAAAATGATGATGAATTATATGATATTTTTTTAGGAAAAATATTATCTGGGTATTTTATTAATTCATATTATAAGGATAAAAATAATATAATAAGTATTTTTGACTATGTTGTTGACAGACACTCTATTTTATTATTTAAAAATAGGAAGGATGTTATAAATAATTTTTATAAATTATTAAATTTAAAATTGAAACTACCCTACTGGTATAAAAATAATTTACTATATGAATTTATTGACGTTTCAGTTAATGATGTGGCAAAATTAATGTTTAATGAGTACCCACCAAAAGAGGCGATAAGACAATTATCAATCATAACTGATAAATTAGGTAAAAGATATAAAGAAAGGTTATTTCATGTCATTAAAAAATATGCGGAAGAAAATAATTTATTGTTGATACTAAAAGAGAAAGGATTCACTTTTAATAGGAGAGAAAATTCTATGGTTAGAGATGTAATTAATTACTTAAAAGATCCATCAGAAAAAATAAAAACAAAAACAGGTTTTTTAAGATATATTGGTTCACCTTTAGGTGGTGGACAACATGCTACGTTTTGGAGTGCATTAAATAAGTCAGGTATTATAGAAAAAATAGGTTCAGGTAAAATCACCACCTATACTATTGGACCAAATTATGAAGAATGGGAAAAAGGTAATTTAGTTACTTTTTAAGGGATAACCATATTTATATAATAAAATGTTATGGAAAGAGCGGAACAATTAAAAGTATATGCTCGTAGTTTAGGTGATCCAATTTACGCAATAGAAACTTTTTTAAAGACGTTTGATTTAACCCAAAGTGGTAATGTACCATTTAAATTATTTTATAAACAAAAAGAAATAATTAGATCATATGAAAAGTATAACCGTAATTTAGTAACCAAACCTCGACAGGCAGGAGTGTCAACTACTACTGCGGCATATATTGCAGTTAAATCTGGATTTGGTGATCCTGATAACCCACACAAAGTTTTAATATTAGCCAATAAACAAGCATTGGCACAAGAATTTCTTAAAAAAATTAAAGAATTTTTAGATCAGATACCTTATTGGGTTTGGGGGTTAGAAGAAGGGCAAGATTATTTAGAGATTAATTCAAAAGGACATTTAAAACTAAAGTCTAATGGTTGTGAAATCAGGGCAGTTGCGACATCTAAGGATGCGTTAAGGGGTTTTACACCAACCTTTTTAGTTATGGATGAGGCAGCATTTATTGATAATGGTTCAGAGGTTTTTGGTGCTGCGTTAGCATCTTTAGGTACAGGTGGTAAAATATCATTAATTTCCACACCAAACGGTATGGATCCATTATATTATAAAACTTATGATGGGGCAAAGAAAAAAGACAATAATTTTAATATTGTTGAGATGAAATGGTATCAAGACGTAAGATATAATAGAGGTTTATATTGGAGAAGGGGTGAAGACGAAAGAATAGAATGTAATACATTAGATAGGACTAGATTAAGATGGGAATATTTAGAAAATATTTATGAAACAGATGAGTCAACCATAGAATACTATGAAGTTATGGTAAAAGATGGGTGGAAACCTTTATCCCCTTGGTATGATGAGATGTCGGCAGATATGGGAGATGCCAAAAAAATTGCACAAGAACTTGACGTTTCATTTATTGGATCAGGGGGTAATGTCGTAGAAGATGAATTTATTACTTTTCATGAGGAAAATAATGTTAGAGATCCAGAGTTTGTTGCAGAACTAGAAAAGGTTATGTGGATATGGAAAAAACCTGAAGTCGGACATAAATATATTATGGGTGTGGACGTTAGTAGGGGAGATGGTAAAGATAGTTCTACAATAGTAATACTAGACTTCAACAATTTAGAACAAGTTGCTGAGTTTCAATATAAACTACCACCTGATTTATTGGCAGAAATAGTTTATAAATATGGTAATATGTATAACGCTTATACTATTATAGATATTACTGGTGGTATGGGGGTTGCAACAGTTTTAAAACTAATAGAAATGGATTATAAATTTTTACATTATGATGATCCAAAAAGTAGAAAATTAACTGAAAAATATTCTAAGATAAAGTTTAAAGAAGGTGAAAAAATACCTGGATTTAATGTTGGTAATAGTAGATTACAGATGGTATCGGAATTGGAAGAACATGTAAGGGAAAATAAAACCATTATAAGATCACAAAGAATGATTTCCGAACTAAGGACATTTGTTTATAGAAATGGTAGACCAGATCATATGGATAGTTATCACGATGATATTATTATGGCATTCGCTATGTGTATTTTTGTAGTTCAGACTTCATTTAAAAAATTAGAACAAGTTGAAAAACAAACTAAGGCGATGTTAGAGAGTTGGGTTGCAGTATCTAATAAACCCACTAATACTTTGACGAATGATAGTTACGTTAACCCATTTTATACCAATACACCTACATATCACCCAAAACAAAATAATGAATCTAATGACAGTGGTGAATTTAATTGGTTATTTGGGTTGTGATAACATTTAATTTTTTAAGATATTTATTATAATAGTAATAAAGATAACAGTATAATGGCAAAAAAAACAATATTCCAGCAATTAAGTAATTTATTTGGTCCAGAAGTAAAAAGAGAACAAAATAAATCAAGATATTCTATAAACGATAAAGAATTATTGAGAACAAAATCAAAGGAGGAATACGACTTTGAGAAGTTAAAAAAACAACAAGATTCCTACCTTTCTAATATGTGGCAGAAGGTTGATAATGAGATTTATCAACACTCAGTCTATTATGAAACTACAAGATTGGCATCCTATGCGGATTTTGAGGGTATGGAATTTTTTCCAGAGATTTCTGCAGCTTTAGATATTATGATGGAAGAATCAACTACATTAAATTCAGAAAATAAAATGGTAACTATTTTTTCTGAAAGTAAAAGAGTAAGAAGAATATTAGAAGATTTATTTTTCAATAGATTAGATATTCATACTTCTTTACCTATGTGGACTAGAAATACTTGTAAATATGGGGATAATTTTCTATTTCTTAATATAGATAGTGAAGAAGGTATTATGGGTGTTAAACAATTACCAAATATTGAGATTGCAAGAAAAGAAAATGAAGGTTTTGGTGAAAACTCTATGAATATGGATACGGATAAATTTAATCCCGTTAAATTTGTTTGGGGTCAGAGAGATATAGAATTCAATGCGTGGCAAGTTGCACATTTTAGGTTATTAGGTGATGATAGAAGATTACCTTATGGTACTTCTATGTTAGAAAAGGCAAGACGTATTTGGAAACAATTATTATTATCTGAAGACGCTATGTTAATTTATAGAGTAACTAGGGCACCAGAGAGAAGAATATTTAAAATATATGTGGGTAACATCGATGAGCAGGATGTACCAGCTTACGTTAATAAAATTGCAAATAATTTTAAGAGGAGTGCAGTAATTGATCAAAAGACAGGACAAATAGATACAAGATACAATCAGATGGCACAGGATCAGGATTATTTTATACCTGTTAGAGATGTAAACGCACCTAGTCCTATAGAAACATTAGCAGGAGCTACTAATTTATCTGAAATAGCGGATATTCAATACTTACAGAAAAAATTATTTACTGCACTAAGAGTACCTAAACCATTTTTAGGTTTTGAGGAGGTTAATGGAGATGGAAAAAACTTAGCCCTACAAGATATTAGATTTGCTAGAACAATAAATAGGATACAACAATCAATGTTACAGGAGTTAAATAAAATTGCTATCATACATTTATATATTTTAGGGTTGGAGGATGAGTTAGAAAACTTTACTTTGACGTTGAATAACCCTTCAACACAAGCAGAAATGCTTAAAGTGGAACAGACTCAATTAAGAGTGACACTATATAAAGATGCCGTATCAGATGCGGGTAATGGGTTTGGTGCAATGTCTATGACTAGAGCTAAAAAAGATATATTAGGTATGTCTGAGGAAGAAATAAGAAATGACTTAGAACAACAGAGATTAGAAAAAGCTGCGGCTGCTGAAATGGAACAAACTGCAGAAGTTATAAAGAAAACAGGTATATTCGATAGAGTAGATAGATTATATGGTGATTTTGATGCATTAGTTGCGGGTGCAGGTGGTGGAGAAGCAGGTGGAGATGCGGCTGCTGCTGGTGGTGATGCTGGTGGGGCGGCACCTGAAATGGATGCTGGAGCAGCACCTGAAGCGGATGCTGGAGCGGCAGCACCTACAGAAGAGTCTATAAAGAAAAAAGAAAATTTATTATTAGAAATAAACGAAAAAAAATATAAAGAAAAAATAAAAAAATATCAAGGGATGTACCTTAGAAAATTGACTGAAAGCTTAGATAAAAATGAAAATATCTACAATTTAGATAAGTTTGAGGATGGTGCAGACATACTTAATTCTAAGATAAGTGAAATAACAAAACAAATAGATAGTATGATTGACTAATTTTTTATATTTAATCAATATTTATTAATAAAAATACTTATGGAAAATTTTGGTAATATAAAAGATACGTTTAAAAAAATTATCTTAGAATCAATAATAAAAAAAGATGAAAAAGGTAAAAAATTATTTTCTACTTTTATTAAAGCACTAAAAGAAAATAAATCTCTTAAAGATCAATTTCTAATTTTTAAAAATTTAGAGAGTAGAAAATTTGATGATAGGGATGTGGCAAAAGAATATATAAAAGAAAATATTAATTTACTTAAAGGTATTAATAAGAAAGAACTTACTGAGGGTAATGTAATATTATCTAATCTTTTAAAAGGGAAAAAAATAACCAAAGAAAATAATAGTTTTTATTCTGATATATCATATTTAAGTACGATAAAAAAGAATCCTTCCAACATAGAAATTTTTAATGAGTCTCTTAATAGATTAGTTGATCGTATGGTAACTAAATCAGAAGTTACGGAACACACAGATACAATAGATATATCTCCAAGTATATTAACTAAAATAATGGTTAATAAATTTAATGAAAAATATAGTGAAATTACTGAATCGGAGAAAAAAATTATTAAAAGTATTTTAAACGGTGAAAATGAAGATAAAGTAAATACTGTAAATAATTTAAAGAGAGAATGTATTGATTCAATAGATAAAAAATTAAATGAGAATATAGATTTAGATTTAAAAGATAAATTATTGAAAGTAAAAGATAAGTTATTAACTACTGAATATAAAAAAGACGATTACCATAATGATGTAATCAAATTATATAACCTAAAAGAAACAATCGATAACGAATAAATATTAAACCCTCATATGAGGGTTTTTTTATTGTAATTTGACATCACCCATATTTTTCCGTATACTTTATTAAATTATAAATAACAAGATATGATAAGGAAAATTAATGAAATTAGGAAAAGAATTAAAATTAGATTTATTAGACAACTATAAAACTAAAATAGGGACAGTAAATAATAAAGAATCAAAAAGTTTGTATTTAAACTTTACTGCGTGGGGAGAGATAATTGAAAATGAAAAAGAACAAAATTATACTACTTTTTTAAGTAATATAAGAAAGAAAATAAAACAAAATTTAAATAACAATCTCAATATAAATTTATTTCATAATGATAAATATATTGTAGATTTGGACATGAGGACTTCAGGATTTGATATCAATAAAAGAAGTTTTATGTCATGTGAAATAACACTATTCCAAAAAAAGGGTTTACCCATAAACCAACCATTACTTATTGAGGCAACAAAAAACATTATATATAATGTAATAGATAATTGTCTAGAGAATAACTCCATTTTTAAATTCCATAAAACCAAAAAATAATTTTTTTAGTATAGTGATATATTTATAATAAAACTATATCACTATTATGGAGATTTTAAAAAAAAATGAAGTAAAAAAGAAAGGTATTCTTGTCGAATATGACGCAGGTTACATTTCACCTAAAGATAATAGAAATTTCGTTAACGAAGTAAATAAACTAACTCAAGGGCAACCCATTATAGAGGAGCCCTTAGTTGTTTATGCCGTATTACAAAAATATGGAGTAGAAAACAAAAATGAAAGAGTATATCCCGAAGCCATACTAAGAAGAGAGGCAGAAAACTATCTAAAACTAATTAAAGAAAAAAGAGCATTAGGTGAGGCGGATCATCCTGAATCATCTATTGTTGCCGTAAGTAGAATTTCACATAATGTAATCGATTTATGGTGGGAAGGTAATGTACTGATGGGTAAGTTAGAAATTATAATGTCACCAGGATTTGTTAATCAAGGTATCATATCTTGTGAGGGTGACAGAGTAGCCAACTATATAAGAAAAGGATTAAAGATTGGTGTGTCATCTAGAGGTGTTGGATCATTAGAAAAAGAAAATGGTAGAAACGTAGTTCAAGATGATTATGAATTAATCTGTTGGGATGTGGTTACGTCACCATCAACTCCAGGGTCTTGGATTTATAGTGAAGAACCATCTAAAGAACAACAAATGTCGGAATCAAAAAATAAAAAAAATGTGGACAATCTTAAAGATAGTTTAACAAATTTCTTACTTGATTAAAAAAAAAATAAACTTTTTCGAAAAATAGTATATTTATAATAGAATGCAAAATTGCGTTTACAATAATTTAAATAATAAAATTTTAAAAAAAACAAAATGGCTGAAAAAAAGAAAAATATCATCGAAGAGGCTTTGCTAGAAGCTAAGTCTATTGAGGATGCCTTAAAAGCCAACACGAAAGAAATGCTTTCGGCACACTTGTCGAGAGAAATTGAGAGTATCGTTGAGTCATCTTTAAAAGAACAAGATGAAGAAGAAGTGGACGATATTGATTTAGAAGGATCCAAAGATGATGAAGTTGAGTTAGATCTTGACAATGAAGAAGGTGTCGAAGAACCCGAAACAGAATTAGAATTAGACTCTGAAGAAGAAGACTCTGAAGAACCTGTTGATTTAGATTTAGATGTTGATCTAGATTTAGACGCTGGTGAAGAAGATGATGATGAACCAGAACTTAATTTCGATATGATGGATATGGGTGATGACGAAGAGGAAGTGTTAGACTTAACAGGTGCTTCTGACGAAGAAGTTATTCATGTGTTTAAAAACAAATTGGGTGACGATGATGAAGTAGAAGTAGTTAAGGATGCAGGTGGAATTCATTTAAAAGATAATGAAACTGGTGTAGAGTATTACATTAAGGAATCTATGGAAGATAGATTTGGTTTGAAAGAAAAGGAATATTGTTCTGAATGTGGATCAGGTTCTATGTATGAAGATGAAAAAGGTGGTGATGAAACTATCTATGAAATTCACTTAGAAGAAGATTCCCCAATGTATGACATGTTAGTAGGTGGTGAAGGTGAAGATTTTTATCCAGATGAAAACTATGATGCAATGGGTGAAGGAGCATATATTGACGAAGAGGAAATTTCAGAAGATAAGTTGCAAAGACATAATAGAACAAGTGGTAAACAAAGATACAACGGTGCTAGATTTGCGGCTAGAGAATCTAAAACTGTTCGTAAACCTTTAGTCAATAGAAAACCAATTGTTAACACAGTTTCCGAATCCAAAATAATGAAAGAATACGAAGAGCTAAAAAGTAAAAACGAAGAATATAAAAAAGCTCTTAATATTTTTAAAGACAAACTTAATGAGGTTGCGTTATTTAATACCAATTTGGCTTATGTTAACAGATTGTTCACTGAACATTCTACAACTAAAAAAGAAAAAATGGATATATTAAAAAGATTTGATAATGCGGAAACGATTAAAGAATCTAAAAATATCTATAGAACTATAAAGTCTGAAATGGATAATAAAAAACCAATGAATGAGTCTGTTGAAAATAAAGTTAACAAAACAGTAAAATCTTACACTGCTACTAATTTAAATGAGTCAACTGCTTATGTTGATCCACAGATTACGGCAATTAAAGATTTAATGAGAAGAATCTCATAAAAAATAACAAATAAAATAAATAAAATAAAAAAATGGGACATTTATTAAATTCAGGTGAAGTCGGTAATATCGGACTAGAACACCTAAAACAAATTAGATCTAAAACCATTTCTAAATGGAATTCATTAGGATTCTTAGAAGGTTTAAAAGGTCACATCAAAGAGAACATCGCACAGTTATATGAAAACCAAGCGTCTGCTCTATTGAACGAATCAACATCGTCTGATTCTTCTGGATCTTTCGAAACAGTAGTTTTCCCTATTGTAAGAAGAGTATTCTCTAAATTATTAGCTAACGATATCGTATCAGTACAAGCGATGAACATGCCAATCGGAAAATTATTCTTCTTTGTACCAAAAACATCTAACGGAGCATTTGACTTAAATGGTAATTCTACTAATGGTTCTTTACCTCAGTGTGTAGTTTCTGGATGTGGAGTTACAGTAACAGAGTTTAGAACGAAAAATCTTTATGATTTATTCTACAATGACGGATTGTTTGACGCATCTAAAGGTACTAGAACAGTTTTTAATGGTGGATTAAATCCAGTTGTTTTAAACGCTAGTGGTGAGAAAGTTGAAACACCTTTTGAAGATCAACCATTGGCAGCTGACGGTTCAGTTAGAACAGTTAAAGCTTGTATTACTGGTTTCTCTCCTACAAATGCAGGTAGATTGACAGGACCAGACGGAAACGAAATGGATACTGAGTCTTTCTTAGCTTCTTTAACAGTAACTAGTGATGACGCTATCTTAGATGCTGATGGAAATACTATTATCGCAGCTGGTGGTGTTGTACCATTCAGATTAGTATCTCAAAAATATGGTAGAGGTATTGTTGATTATACTAATATTTGTCAACCTGACGGATGTTTGTTAATCGAATTAGATTTAACTCACCCAGCTTGTATCAATTGTTTATCTTCAAACTTCGATGGTTATGTAGGTGCAACTTCAGCTACAACGGCAGAACAGTGGGGAAATTTATCTGTATCTTGGGCACAATATGCAACATTAGAATTCGCTACAGAAATGGGTGAAGTATCTTTTGAATTGGATGAAGTAGTTGTATCGGTTACAGAAAGAAAACTAAGAGCTACTTGGTCACCTGAATTAGCACAAGACGTTAGTGCATTCCATAACATCGATGCTGAAGCTGAACTTACGGCTTTATTGTCTGAGCAGGTAGCTGCTGAGATTGATAGAGAGATCTTAAGAGATTTAAGAAAAGGAGCAGCATGGCAATTGAGATGGGATTACAACGGTTGGAAGAGAGCTAACAACGGTGGTGGTTTCAACGCATACACTCAAAAAGAGTGGAATCAGACATTGATTACAAAAGTAAATCAAGTATCTGCTCAAATTCATAAGTCTACTTTGAGAGGTGGAGCTAACTTTATCGTTGTATCTTCTGAGGTATCAGCAATTTTTGACGATTTAGAATACTTCCACGTATCAAACGCTTCTCCAGAGCAAGACCAATACAATATGGGTATTGAGAAAATCGGTTCATTAGGTGGTAGATATACTGTATTTAGAGACCCTTATGCACCAGCTAACTCAATCATTATTGGACACAAAGGTAAATCATTGTTAGATACAGGATACATTTACGCACCGTATGTACCTCTACAATTGACACCTACATTACAAAATCCGTTTAACTTTGCACCGACTAAAGGTATCATGACGAGATACGCTAAGAAGATGGTGAACAACAGATTCTACGGAACTGTAACTGTTGATGGAGTTCAAACTTTTGATATTAACGAATTAAGATAATCTTAATTTAAAATAAAGTTATTAAAGGGTAGATTTTTTCTACCCTTTTTTATTTTTTAAAATATTTATTAGTATATTTGTAATTATGAGAATAAAAAAGAAATACGTAATTTTAGAATCTAGGTTAATTGATGTGTCATCTGAATTCAGTCCACAAGAAAAAAGAATTTTAGAGATGTTATATAAAAAATACGGAGATAGTATTAACAACTTTAACCAGTGGGAAGTTGCTGCAGAGTTGATAGAAGATTTTAATTTAGATTATGAAAGTGCTTATTCGTTAACCAAAACATTTTCATGGTCAGCTAGAGAATTATTTTCACCATATAAATCAATACGTAAAAAAGAACCAATTTATAGGTTATTTATTGACAATATATCTTCTTTAATATCTGAATTTTCTAAATTAAATGAAGATAATTACGAAGTTAATTTACATTTCGATGGAGATGTGGGGGCAGAACCCATTGAAGATAGGGTGGTTAGTCTTAGTAGTGGATTTAGAGGGTTTTATATGTATATTTCCCTACCAAATTATCATATAGATTCCCCATATAGAAGACATTATATTAATATGGACGGAATTAGTAGTAGAACACTATCAGTATCAATAGATTTATACCCAATTGATTTAGATGGTAATAAGATAGAACGATTACATTGGGAATATAATGAGGATGAAAATGTTAATAAAAATGAATTTTCCGTTATTAGTACATATTCTAACGTATTGGGTGAGATTAATGATAGAGATAAAATAGATTTAATGACATTTAATGTCCCATATCCTACACCTATGACAAAGGAAAGTATATTTAATACATTTGATTTAATTATAAAAGATGTTTTGGATAAACTGTCCGAAACTAATTTTAAATTACCTGAAGGGATTGAACCTATCAATATTACTGATTAATGTGAATAATCTACTTGATTGATAATGTTAAATTTGAGACTATTAGTATAGGTTTTTACCAATTGATTAGATTTTAATTTAATATCGATAAAATATTCATTAGGTATCATCCAAGAAGTATCTAAAATAAAATAATTCCTTAAATAGGCTCTATTAACATCTAACCAATCTATTACATTAACTTCTGCATTACCTTCTTTAACCCACAATCTATATTGTAAACCATCGATTACACTACTTTCATTAACTGTATATGGTAATCTAGCATTGACAAATACTTTTCTTTTATCCCCTCTTTTTATTTTTTCATCCCTCATAATACCACTTAAATTAACCATATATTCTATAGGTAGAGATTCATTATCCCCAAAGTTATAATATTCAGTATCGTCTTTTACCTCAAATTCTAATGTAACATCTGGACGTATATTACCATCTATTACTATATCCGACCAAACATCAGTAAATAACCCACATTGGGTGTTTGATATAGGTACGAATAATTCAATATAATAAACCCCTTTATCTGATTGTACTACATCACTACTAGTATACGCAGATATAATATTACCGTTACTATCATTAACGGTTACAGTAGGTTTAGTATCTAAATTTGTAGGTTCACTACCTAAATTAGTGTAAAAATATAATCTATTTAATTTACCCCTATAGAAATTTTTTCTATCATCTCTAATAGTATTATCACATATAGTTTCTAAAAATGGTTCATAGTAAGTCTGTGTGTGTTTAGTAAAAAACCCAACATATTGTGATGGGACGATGATTTTAGTTTCTAACGTTCTATCAAAAGATAACCCATACCCAAAATTAACAATATTACCCAAAATTAAATTATTTACCTCACTAGTGATATCCATCTCAATATTCTCATTACCGATATCGAAATGTTGTGTAGTTACTGTAATTGCGGAAGGAGAACCCGAATATATACCCTGTTCTGACCAAGTATTTGTTGTGGTTCTATTAAACCAATTACTAGCGGATTGCACAAAAGTTATATCTCCAACATAATCTAAATATCTTATTTGTTGGTAATCATAACCATAACCTGAGTCCCAAAATTCGTCTATTTTAAAAAGGATTAAATCAAAAGAAGATGTTCTTTGTTTTCCGTCTAATAATTTTTGAGCCAACAAATCTTTATCTAAAAATGATGAATTTGTCATTCTTAGTGTATGTTTTACATCGGATAAATCACCTAATTCACCATTATTATATTTTTCTTGTAACCCTACTATATCAAAATAAAGAATATGTCTAGTATAGTCAGGTTGAGTTTCTTTACCACCATAATATAGTTCTGCAATTGGGTTTCTTCCCGTATTGGTTAGTTTGTCAAAAATAATCGTATTATTTTTATCTATATAAGTTCTGTATACCATTTCTTTTTATAAATAAATATCTTAATTAGTATTAATATTCTTATTTAATAATTTATTTAAATCAAAACTTAATACGTTTGTTGTAACAGTACTTGGGTCAGCAGTTAATCCATGATAAGGGTGTACGTGTAACTCTACATACTTTTTAACTAATTGTAAAAATTCAACAAGAATATCCCCATAAACTACTGGATGAGCCTCATTATTTATCTTTTGTTGTTCGTCATCAGTTATCAACTGTTTAGGATCAGTTAAATTAAATGTGTGTTCACCATCATGACTAATAAAATTAATTTTATTTGCTACAATGTTAACAACACTAGTTTTATCACTTTTATTAGTTTCTAATTTAACTTCTTTTATTTTCTTTCTAACCTCAATAGGTTTACTTGTAAATGTTGCGATACCATTATCCCCTTTATATATTGCAATTATATCATTCGATTTTGATTTTATTCTCCATCGTTCACCTTTATTTACGTCTATAAATGACTTAGCCGCCTCCAATGCGGAATCCCTAGAGGAACTACCTAAAAAGGAATTACTATTGGAGAAACTAGTAATCTCCGCACCACTTTTTGCATCATTTATGACTACACTTATTTCAGTTCTATTAATATCATCCTTTCTATAAGTGTCTGCAGGTAAATCACCAGATAAAATATTTCCATTATTTGTAATTGTATTTAAAATTACACTAATAATTTTATCAGGTTGTTGTTCTACAAAGGTAACTATTTCTTTATCTACTAAATTTCTTTTTAATTTTTCACCACCAAACTTTAACTGTACATACCCTAAAGTTTTGTTATTAAATTTATTAAGTTCACCCTCAATATTCTTCCCAACTCTTAACCAAATTTGTCTATCTTTTTGTAAGATATCAGTATTATATCTACCTTGTAAAATAATATCCTCATCTTCCCCATAGGCACCAATTTCTAAATTTGGGTCCTTTAATTTGGTATATCCATCGGGTAATATCGAAAGTGCTGAATTATATGTTTCTTCAGGTAACCTATTTGGTTGAGTTATTAGTGGTCCAATCCAAAATCTTTTGTTTTTAAATGAGGCAGTTGGTGATGAGTCATTATATTCATATTGAAATACAAAAACACATTCTCCTGCTTTAGGTAATGTTATTAAATATTTTGGTAATAATGGTACACAATCTATTAAATTTTTATCACTTTCTGTGTCATCTACACCCGTAATTCTAACTTTTATTCTTCCTGATTTAGTTGTGTCTACTACAGAAATAACTTCACCAACACGTATAATTGGTATTACGTTAGTATTAGTACTGTCCGTATAATAATTATTCATTAATCTTCTCCTTTATATCTTTTTACTAAAACTTTATTCCCATAGTAATATTCCTTTTCTACAGATTCTAACTTTTCAGAAAGTTTTATTATCCTATCTTTTAATGCAGTTTGTTCATGTAATAATTCTTCTAATTTCATCTTAATAGAAGAATTACCCATATTTTCCCAATCGATTACACTATTTTCCATAATTTTATCTTGCAATACCTTCTACTTTAACTGATTGTGTTGTTGCACCTTGTACAACAATTGGTCCGCCAGCATTCCCACCTGTTGCGGTTATTGGAACACCTAGTGGGAATGCTGCCTCTATTTTCATTTTTGTTTGTATAGCATTAACAATTTCTTCTACTCGTATTACTTCCATCTTTAATTCGAGATTCTCCGCACCGCTAGGTAATGGTCCGATACCAATACCGATCTCCTTTTTTCTTTCTATAATTCTAGAGGCGATTTCAATAGAACTCATTCCCTCTCTAAATTTAACACCTATTAGAATTTCTTCTTTAGATATAGGTGGTAATTTCTTAGGTGTTTTAAATGCCTTTTTAAGGAGTAATGCGATAGTTACTAATGCACCCGCAATGCCAATATTTTTGTAAATATCACCTTTATTACTATTACATCCGTCACTTGCTGCCATAATTAATCACAAAATCTATTTTTCTTATTGAATAGACTCACATTACTCAATGAATCTAAATTAACTTTATCCGTAAAACCTCTAGCTTTATCTACAACATTTTCAGCTTTACCTAATAAACCTTCTATCGCATTTAAAGTATCATTAACAAAAGGAGGTAATAAACTTCTTTTTGTTTTTAAGAAATTTTCATTTATTTCTTTTATTTTTTTTCTAATCGCACATAATACAATTTGTTTTAGTGCTTTTAATATCATAGGTAAAAGAAATTCATAAATTATCTTTTTTAATAAATTCCCAATTATCACCGCAATAATACATTCAAACTCCTTAAGTAATTCCTTTATTTTCACTTTTTTAACGGGTTCAGAATTAACCAAATAATAGAACGTATTTAACATTAATAGATTTTTTGGTGACAATACAATTTTAGTTAATGCAACTTGTAATGCACTTATAAAATTGGCTAAAAATTCACCATTCGCACTATTTTTATCTAAATTTTTTACACCTTCTGAAGATTCAGAAATTAAATTATTAAGAGATTTTGTATATACTTGAATTTTTTCTTGAAGAGTGGAAGTTGCTTTAATGTTATCATCTATCTCTTTTAAAGTTTCAAACGAAATACTACTAATTTGTTTTGCACAACATTTTTTAAATTGTTTAACACCTAATTTTTTTTCATTTACAGTTTGTTTTATATTAACAATTTGTGCAGTTGTAAAAGTATAAAAACTTTCATCAAACTCAACATCTGGATTATCAATACCTTTATCAATATAATCCTCTATTGCCTTTTCAGTCTCAACTACTTTGTTTAAACATTCATCAGGTAAATTAACTTTATTAGTTAAACTACCATAAATTAAATCTATTACATTTGGTATGACTTTATCGGGGTTGAATAATGGATTTTGACTATTAAAATAATCAACTAAAAAAGTTATAAGTGTTTTACTTTGATATGTTTGATTGATAATTCTAATATTAAAAACTCTAGGTCTAGATTCTATATTTTGGGATTCACTAGAACCATTATTTTCAACAAATGAGGTAGGACTATCTTCAATATATCTAACTTCCATAATCTCTTTACCAGATGTGGGATCTTTCCATATTAAAGGGTTACCATTTTCTTGTATCACTTCCCATAGGAACACATTTATATCATCTATTGCAGTACCATCATAAAATAGTTTACCTACTGTAGAATTAGGGTCAACCGAAAATAAACAAGTTAAATCTAATTTATTTAACTCAATATTTATACCTAACCCAGGTGATCCACTATTTGGTATAGGGGTTCCAGTTGCATCAAATGTTATAGTTGATGGGTCAGTCACAAATAACCAATTTGGTATCTGAGGATTAATCTTACAAGCGTAACAACATTTTATAGTATCTATCATTGTAATGGATAAATCCTCAGAAAGTGGTTGTAATTGTTCAACTAGCCAATTTATCAACTGCATCCTCATCTCATCAATATTAATACCTGAAACAGTTGCTAAAATATCATTTAATAAGTCAACAACTCTCTGACTAAAATTTAAATCGGGTACATCTGGAATTGCAGTAGGTATAGATAAATTAGGTAAATTATTACATATAGTCTGATTCAGTGATATTAACTCTAGAATATTTCTCTTAACATCTCCAATAGCATCTTTAGGTTCACAAACAACATTCTTAAATTTTTCGTTCATTTTAATCTATATCGTATTTAGTATTTTTATTACCAGCCTTTTCTTTAAATAATTCTCTTAGAATATTTTTATCTTCTTCTGTAATACCATTACCTACATTATTGCCATCATCTTCATTACTTTTATTACCAAGTATCTGAGATTGTAATTTTGCTAAAGCTATTTTTTTATCAATAGTGGTTTCTAAAATTTTAAGAGTTTCATTATTAACTTTACCAATTTGGTATTCGTCATTAACGTCTTCTATATTAACTCTAACTTTTCTTTCATTTATTTCTCTTCTAGCACTATTCATTATATTACTACAATCATTATAAATTTCTTGCATTAATTCCTGTAAACTATTTTTATCTAAATTGATTTTAGTTTTTTTAGGTCTACTCATGTCTATTGTTTAACTATAAATATCTAATAATAAATTTTTACAAAGAATCGTCTTCTAATTTATCGTTTTTCAATAAACCATAAATCTTCTTAAATCTTCTCATACCTACTCTTATATCTTTAGTAGATAGATCAGATATTTCTCTTATATAAGATAAAATTAAATTTTTGTTATATTTGTTACCACTTTCAATTTGTTCAAATATAGTTTCCCAGTTATCTAAAATAGTAGTCAATGCTAAACCAACTTTAAGTTCTATTTCAGATAATTTATTATATTTCATTTCACCTTTAATACTTGCAGAAATTTCATCTATAAAAGTATCTAATTGTATTTTGTCATCATCTATGGTATAAGTAAATTCTTCCATAGTTTCTACAGTCCGATATACATCTTCATAGGATACATCAGATTTTAACTTCTTATCGTCTTTTATAAGTTGACCTAAAAGATAATGTTTACATATCGTACCAAAATAGGAATAAGCTTTTTTATTCTTATCTGGTTTAAAATTGTGCATTTTAGTTATTAAAAAAGAAAGAGTGTCTGAATGAACATCTTCATACTCATACTCTTTCCTATATAATTTATATCGTCTTATGATGGATTCTACCATCTTATTTATTGGGGCTTTTAGATATTCATTATAAATTTTATTTCTTTCTTCATATGACTCACATGTTAAAAATTTAACTACTGCTTCTTCCTGTTCAGGACCAAAATATAAATTGTTTGTTCTCTTTCTACCTCTTTTCTTAGGTTCCTCTAACATAAAAAATTTATACTTCGTATGTTATTTCTCTATCTTGTGTATAAAAATATTCTTTTTTAGCCTTGTTAACCCAAAATTTACTTTCCAATACATCTATAGATGATTTATATTCCACAAAAAGTGAACCTTCTCTATTGTTTGTATGTTTATAACCTAATTTAGGGATTACCATAACTGGGACAGAAAAATATGTCATTCTTAATAAAAATTCATATGTGAACGTTAATTTCATATTTGATTTTAATCCACCATTATCTTCATATATACTTTTTTTAACAATCATACCGTCAAAATTAAAGTTTTGAACTCTTTGAAGTGCATTATTATCTAAGTAACCACTTACTTCAGAAAAATCTTTTGCCCATACACTCTCATTAGTGAATGAAATAAATCTACCATTTTCATCTGTTTCATATATTATAGGTAAAAATACCCCTACCTCTGGATAATGTTCAGAATATTCTTTACCATTTTTAATCCATATTGGGGAAATTTCATCATCATATTCTACAAAAGTAAAATATTCTGATTTACTTTCTTTTACACCATAATTCATTTGTGATTGGAATCCGTAATCCCCACTTTCATTTTCTACAATTCTAACGATATCTTTAATTTGTTCAAAATCATAACTATTAAGATATTCTTTTAATTCTGTATCATCTGATGTGACAAATAAAACTTCATCAGGTTTTTCTTTTTGATTTTTAATACTTGTAATACAAGAATCTAAATATGTTTTTTCTAATTTATGTACTGGTACTATTAATGAAATACTATTCATATTTTTTTACTTTAATTTTATGTTATTATTTTACTTAACCTCTACGTTTTCTTCTTTATTAGAAATTTGTTGATAACTAAATTCTAACTCAACAATTCTTCTCTTAAAAATTTTATCATAAACTTCACCCAAAATTTTATCTGAGTCCTCTGTAGAATATTTATCTGACCATTCAACCATACCATTCATAATATTTTGTGGTAAAGCATCCTCCAAATAAAGACCTACCATAGTGGCAATGATATCGGGTATAGAATTTAGATTTGCCGTCCATATACCATTATCATTTAAATTAAGATTACCCGCTTCATCGATAGTTCCCATCCACTCAGGAACCATTCTAGGTATTTTACCGATAACAGGTGTGTTAGTTTTTATTGATTCCAATGGGAATGTACCAAAACTTGATAACTCATCTATCCACACACTTAAAAAAGATTTAGATAACTCATTGGCAAAAGTTTTTCTAGGTAGTCCTGACATATCTCTAAAGGTAAGAAATCTATAGTGTGGATATTTTTGATAAAATATTTTTACTATTTTCAGTAATTCTCTTTTATCTCTCGCAACCATTGCAACGGTAGGTACTTTAGGTTTACCATCATTCTCAAAATAAGAAGGGATACCTAATGGAATAATATCAGTTGTCATTCCTCTAAATAATGAATTTACATACTTACTTAAATTTTCGTTAGTTGTAATTACATCTTTAATACCAAACTGTTCCCAACCCTCACCGATCTCTAACATTTCAAAAATATATTCATATGATTGTAAAAATACGATTCTCTTACATGGGAAGTTGACTGTTTGTTTCATAATACTAGCAAACGCTTCAGGTATAACAACGAAATCAGAAGTCCCAACTTGTAATTTTTGGGATTCTATAGATATGTGTGGTAAGTTAGCGTATTCTTCACCTAACCAGTCCGCAATACCAATACCATTTTCATCTTCCCTAAGTTTATAGTCATCCTTATCATGTAAGATTTGTGCGTTGTAACCTAAATCTCTTAATTTTTTTACGTGTTCGTAAATTGTTGCAACTCCCGCAGTTGGGTTACCTTTTGTGTCGATAGTGAAAAAATAAATACCAAAATCTTTATTATTTATTTTTTCGATCGATTCTTTAATTTTTTCTAATTGTTCACTCATAATAGTTTATTTTTTTTTATTATTATAATTCTTTTATAATACCCTTCATTAGTAAAGTATTATACGCCATTTTAAATGGTATATTTGTTTTATTAAGTGCAACTGAACCCATTTTATCATCGATTTCTTCCATATATCCTAGTATAGTTGCAATCATCTCTCTATACAATTCATATTTAGTGATGTCTATCTGGATTGCACTATCATCCATAATATCATCATCACCATTATCGATGGATTCTTTTTGTATTGTAACATTGTCCATTACTTTATTTTCTATTTTAACAACATCTGAAAGTTTGTCAATATCGAAATAAAGTTCTTTTCCACCAATCTCTAAAAGTAAATTATCGTTTTCCATAAGTTTTTATTATTATTTTATTATAAAATTTAGATAAGTAAATGTTAAACATCTTCAAATTCGATTGTTTTAGTATTTAATATTTTTTCTAATAATTTTTTATCGTCTAAAATTTCTTTTAGATCCAAAATAGTATAGTCTGATTCACTATCTTTATTATAGTGATTAATAACTTTTATAGTTATTTTACTATTTGGTTTATTGTCTAAAATTTCAGGATCTGCAGTTATTATTACATCCACATAATCCCAAACTTTATCATAGTCTTTAATAAAAATAATTTTATTAATTTTTGCAGATAATTTAGATAAGAAAAATAAAGTTGCAGGTTTACTATTATTTAATTCCCTACTAACTACAATAGGTGTATGACCCATATCTTCTATTAGGTTATGTAACTGATTTAAATGTTCTACAGAATTTAATTTAGTTTCACCTGCATGTCCAAATATCTCTAATGATGAATCGACATATAGAAATTTATTTAACTCCTCAGTACCACCTGTAAAATTAAAATGATCTATTAGGTTGGATGTGGTTATTTCTCTTTTGATTGGTTCCTCATCTAACTCAGAAGGATAATATTTATCATAGACAGATTCGAACTTAGTCATAAAATCTCTTACTACCCCATTAATTGTTATCCCTACTTTCATATTTTTCTACTTTATAAATTTTTAATAACTCTTTAACGGTTATTTTTTTTAATGACGAAAAAAATTCTAACGCCACTTCTAAATTTTCTTGTGTGGTATTATTTATCACTTCGCCTTTTTTTGTTTTCAATAGATACTTACCCATTATTGTACAGTTTTTACTACTTTTTCATATCCCTCACCATAATTAGTAAAAATCTCTTCACCTGATTTAATATTTTTTATGGTAAAAAATGTAAATAAATTATTTTCTTCGTTAGTCATCCAGTTAGCATTATTATTTTTAGAGTGATTATAGATTGAACCAAAACCCCAAACTACAACAGATTTTGATGCGAAAGAAGTTTTTGGCCAAGCAAACACATATTCTTGTAATTTTTTATCTATAGAAATGAAAGGTTGTTCTAAAATAGTAAAATGACAATTTTCTATGATTTCACCTTCATTAATATCTTCTTTAGCGAAAACACCTCTACCGTGTGTTAACGAATCCCTAACTTCAATTTTATTACTTATAAATACCATATTAAGGTTCTAACGTTTCAAAAATCTCTTCGATTAATTTTATTATAGGATTTCTAATAACATCCTCTGGATTTCTTAATTCAACACAACCGAAACCTTTAACGTCTTTAAATTTTTCTAATACTACACCTAAAGAACTATCTTTTTTATTTCTTAAATCTTTTTGTTTAACGTCACCCATAATAACCATTTTAGAATTATCTCCGATTCTAGTCATAAGTGTGCGTATATTATCTAATGTAATATTTTGTGCCTCATCAATTAATATTACTGAGTTATCAATACTCCTACCTCTTGCAAACGCAATCGGTACTATTTCTATTACACCTAACTCAATTAATTTATCCATTCTACTTTTACCAATTAATTTTCTAATATTATCAGTAAAAGATTCCATTATCGGTGCCATTTTTTCTTTTAAATCTCCAGGTAAGTGACCAATCTCCTCATTTTTTAAAGGAGTTATTGATTTTATCAATACAATTCTTTTATACTTTTCCTCGATAGTAACCATTTTTAATGCTTCTGCACAAGATAAAAAAGTCTTTCCTGATCCAGGTAAACCACTACAAATAGTTATTTCATTATTTTTTATAGAATCTACTAATTTTTTTTGATTTTCTGTCTTACATTTTACATTGATGGTTATAGTTTTAAAAACTTTTTCCTCCTCAATATTGTTTCTATTAAGAAACACTTCCATTTCTAGGATTTCTTCCTCTGAAAGTTGTTTATTTTTTCTTCTATTTCTACTCATATATTAAGTTTAAAAATATTATTATAAAAGTGAATACTAAATTTTATTACCTATAATATTTAACCATTCAAGTTTATCGTCAAGTGATTCAAAACACATCTCAGCCAATTCTTTATTTACTTTACCAATTCCTAATTTCTCATTTTCAATATGTGATTTAATATCGTCTAATGTTGTCCAAGAAAGTGAATTAGGGTAGTCAGGTCTAATATTGTTTATACTTTTTAAACCACATAACCCCATTTCAATAATTGACGTTCCACCTCCAGCAAATTTAGACATCGATAACCCGACAAAACATTGTGAATAAAAATCATATTGTACTTTATCTATCCACTCATTCATAGGTACTTTATAGTCGGCTACGAGTAAGTCATCATTAATACCCAAATTACTTATTAAATCCATACCGTAATATTCTTTTCTGTGGGACGGGACATATGAATAAATTTTTGATCCGAGTTTTAACGGATTTAATTTAAAACCATTTCTCCATATTGGTATTACCTCACAGTTTATCCCTTTTTGATTTAATTGGTTTTTTACATTTGGTATACATGTGATGTTTCTAATATTAACATTTTCCGATATGTATTTTAATCCATCACCGTTTATGAAATTAGAATCTACACCACCCCAAAATATAACGACATTTGACTTTATACTTTTTATAACGTTTACATCATTATTGTTGTACACACCGAAAATAACTGTCGGTTTAGTTAAATCAGTTAATTCATCTAAATTAAATTTTTTTACAAAATTAAAAGATGATAGACTGTTAGAAGAGTATCCTTGTTTAATTCTCATATCCCATATTTTTTTTTAGTTTATCTATAAATTTAACTATCCTATCATTATATACGTCATTAAACCAACCCAACATGTGTTCTCTATTTGGTTTACCCCATAACTCATATATTTTTAATTTATCCATACTATACGATAAATCTCTAAATCTATAGTGATTTATCATCAATTCATCCGAAACAAATTGTTTAGTTTCGAAAGGTTGTTTAAAATTATTTTTATCTTTGTTTGAGTCTACTTTAATGTAGTTTGGATTTAAATTTGAGTAATGTACTGATGGGATATTCTTAATTGCTTTTGGTTTAAAAATTGGTTTTACATGTAAATTAAATACTTCATTGTCTCTACTAGATTTTCTTATTTTATCTATTAATAATTCGTTTTCTTTTAATTCAACACCGTTATTACCGAATAAAACCCAGTTTACTGATATCTCACCAACATTTTCAGGAAATGTTTTTAAGACATCTTTTATATTATCTTCTTTAATAGGGTATATAAATTCATCTGTGGATACATGAATAACCCAATCATCGTTGGATTTTTTAACAATATTATTCATTTCATTTAACCAACTACTAACAAGTAATAACTCATTTGTCATTCCATTTGGGTTTTTGGTTATGTCGATAGACATATTTGTTAAAATAACTTTACCACTTTCGATATAAGGTTTTAAAACTGACAGATAATCATCGGTTGAGTTATTATTAACTAAATAAAACTTATCTACCCCAATAAGTGAATGGAATTCAATCCATTCTTTTAAGTATTTTGATTCATTCCAAAATACAGATACTATAGAAACTTCCATATATTTTATTTTATTTTATTTGTAGGTATACCTCCATAAACACCAGGTATATTTATTGACTTAACTACACCAGAACCAAGACCTATTGTAACATCATCACATATTTCTATTTTTTCTCTAATTGATGAATTAGTGCCAATATATACACAGTCACCTATTTTACAATTACCAGAAATTTTAGCACCTGGTGCCGTAGTAAAAAAATCCCCAATAGTGGTATCATGTCCAATAGTTGTTGCCAAATTTAAGTGTGCGTGTTTACCTATTTTAACATTAGTTGTTATAATAGTATTTGGACATATTATTGATCCCTCACCAATAAAGATATTATTATCTAATATTTGAACACTCTTATGTTTTACTATAAAAAATTTAGTATTTTTTGGTAACTTATCTAAGATTGATTTTCTAACTTTAGGATCCCCTATCGCAATAACAACTTCATATTCTTTAACATTCAAAGTAGATAGAGGTTGAGATGTCTGATCAACATATTGATCATCAACAAAAAATTCAATTTCTTCGTTTGGGTTATTATCAAGTAATATACATTTTACTTCCTTAGCGAAACCACCAGATCCTATTATTGCTTTTTTCATTTTTTATATATTTCAAATTTTGATAAATCTGGATAAGGTAATGTTAAATCATCATTGTGTTTAGGTGATCCATCAATATTATAAAATTGATTCATTAATAATACTCCTCTAGCAGCTAATTCAGGCATCATGTAAAAATTCCAACCCAACATATCAAAATTATCGTCATGATATGAACATTCACGTCTACCACTGTATCTTGCTCGCCTAAACCATAAATATGCATCATAATCATCTGTTAAAATTGCACCCCCTTTTGATAATTTGAAGTGTTTGTATGGTCCAGTAAAGGATATACACATATGAGTACCAGGTTTATACATGTCATATGTAAAACTTAGGGCTGAGTCCCAAACGTTACTACCAATTAAATTATACGAACCAGTTAATGATTTTTCTGTAACACCATAAAAATCAACTTTTAATCCCGCATGAATAATTTCACACGGTACAGATGGGTATGTTCTAGATGGTATAGTTATTGTGTCACCAGTTATCGATTTTTTAACATATTTTTCATAATATAATGATAAAAATAATGCATTGCTTTGATTATCTACCGCAACCACATAAGGTGAACACGTATAATCTGATAAACACTTTTCAAAATCGTTTGTTATTTTATAAATTCCATTTGCCATATACTTTTTTTTATAAATCTTCTTTTAATCCAAAACCCTGTGATGGTACAAAAATAAAATTTTCAGGTACCCATACTTTATTTGGTATATTATCATGTAATTTTTTGATTACTCTAAAATCTCCACATTTCCAACCATCCCATATTGATAAATTTCGATATTTACTATTAAAAGTAAAACATGATCCACCAATACCACCTATGGTTGGGTATTCACCATTTGACATATTCACTGGTAACACTACACCATTCGAATATATCATTCTCCAATATATTAAAAAATCTTCATTACATTCATTAATAATATTAACTATTTTTTCTACTGTATCTAATGAAGTAAATCTATCGTCATCATCTAAATAAATTACCCATCCTTCTTTAACTAAATTAATCATTTTATTAAAATATAGATTATGTGGTGAATAAACTCCAGTGTGTGGGTTTGGGGATTTATCATTTTTAATAATCTCCTCTCTATCTATAAAAATAAAATTTTCTATACCATTTTCTTTAATATAGTTTATAGAATCTTTATCATCAGTACAGACAATATGGTTAATATTTTTGTATGTCTGATTTTTTATATTTTCAACATTAATTTTAAACCCTTTAGGTCTATTAGATGTTCTAGTTAATATATTAATTAAGGGTGTTTCCATTTCCAATTAAAGTTTCAAATTCTTTTCTTTTTATATTAGTGAAGTAGTCAAATGTTTTTCTATTATTAATAATAAAAGGTATTATTCTATTTGTGTAATCTTCTGACTCTCTTTTTAATTTTTCCTCACTTTTATTTCTAGTTATACTTTCATAGTGATAACATACAGATTCACCAACAAATATATTTACTTTATTTCTACTAATACATTCAATATTTAATTCCACATCCTCAAAACATTCCGTATAACTTTCATTAAATCCTCCAATGTCGTTGAATAGGTTCTTATTAATCATTAAAAAGGCACCTGTATTACCGAATACACCTTTTTTAGTATCTGTATGGTAATTATAGAATGAACGTAATCCATAATGTGATAAATGTATATTTACTAGATGTTTTTGGTTATTAACTCTACCATTTTGTGATATATACATTATAATTCCTGAGTGTTGGATGGTGTTGTTGCCGTAATGTAATCTGGCACCAATAGTACCCACAGTATTTTTATTTTTATTATAGGTATCAATCATTTTAGTGATTGCATTATTTACTAACTTAATATCATTATTACAAAATAATAAAACTTCAGTATCTTTTTCTATATGATTATTAACTACATCATTATTTATCGATGCGAAATTATAATAATCGTACTCAATTAATTTTATCTGATCACCCATTTTAGAAATAAATTCTTTAATAATATTAATTTCTTCTTCAGTGGATCCTGTATCTGCAATATAAATTTTATACATAGTATACCCATCATTATCATATATAGAGTCAATACATTGTTTTAAAAAATCAACATTACCTTTAGTAGGTATAATTATCGATAATTTTGGGGTTTCTTTTAAATTAATTTCTTTATGTTCTACTCTTATTTCAGGTTCAATATTATGGGGTAAATTATCTTTATATTTCTCAACAAACTGTAAACGATTACTTTCCCATTGAGAGTTAGTCGCACCTATAGACATATGTGTAACTTTAACATCAAAGACTACCCCCACTTTTGCACCTAATAGATGATTATTATATGTAAAATCTATGTCGTAGAAGTGAAAACCTTTTAAATTCTCATCAAAATCTGTTTTTATTCTTTGTTTATGACATGCGAAAAATAAACCATCAGTAGTTACCACTTCTAAAATATCGTCACCGAAATTAGATGAATATTTAGATTCCCAAGTTCTACCATTATTAGAGTGTTTTACAATACCCACCATTTTGGTACTATCTTCCCACCATTTACCTGATAAAGGCATATCAGTAGTTCCTGCAATACCTAAGATAGAAAAGTCACTACGATTAAAGTGATTAATTATTTTTTTACCCCAACCATCCTTATTAAAGAGAATATCATCGTGACAGAAAATTACAATGTCATATTTAGAATCTTTTAAACCTCTATTATATATTTCAGTTAACGAATATTCTCCATTATTAACATATTGTAAAATTTCTATATTTTTAGATAACCCCGATGAATGTTTTAAATGGTTATTATGTTTTTGGTTATCGGTTCTTGTTGAAAATACTACACTAATCATATACTATTAATATTTACCACTTGATCCAAATCCACCTTCACCTCTTTCAGTTTCAGATAAATTATTTACTTTGGAAAGATCACTAATTCCTTGCCCTATTACATTGACGATAACTCCTTGTGCAATTCTTTCCCCTGGTTGTATTGTATACACTTCATTACTCAAATTAACTGCGATAATACCTACATCACCTCTGTAACCCTCGTCCACTGTACCAGGAGTGTTTAAAACAGAAATACCATATTTAAGTGCCATACCACTTCTAGGTCTAACTTGTAATTCAGTGTTTTGAGATAATTCAAAACGTAATCCAGTAGGTATTAACTTTCTTTCCAAAGGTTTCAAAGTAATCGGTTCTGAAATAAATGCCCTTAAATCAAATCCACTATCACCAATCTTTGCATATTCAGGATCAGGATTATTAGAATTATTTGTAAATTTTGTTCTTATTTTAAAATCATTGATATCTAAATCAAATAAATTTTTGTTATCTAATGTCTCTATTTGGGACATCAACGCATTTAATTCGTCTAACTCTCTAAGGTCTTTCGCAAAAGAAGAGTCAAAATCATCATTATCTATCATTTATTTATTTTTTTACATTCTATTATTGATAATTCATTTGCCTGTCTTAGTAGAGTAGATAATGTTGATCCATACCATTTAGATTGTTTATCTTCTTCTGATTTATCGTAATTAATAATCGATTGGTATTCCTCCTCCGATAACTCAACTCCATTGGATAAGGCGTAGTATGCAGATCTTTCACCTATTTTCATAGAGATTAAATCCTCATTAAAATCATACATTTTACCTAAATTATTTCTATGCCATTCAGATTCACAAAATTTATATAGAAATGTCTTACCTATTTGGTGTAAGAAACATACCTTAATGATAGATTTTTTATCTACCCTTATATTTTCAGGTAAACTATCATTTAAATAAATCGCATATTTGGTAACTTTTAAAATGTGATCGATTAAACCTCCTGGAAATGCATTGTACATACTTTCCATATTAGATGCAGGTGCGGTGAATAAATCTTCACCTAAAAAATTCACTAAAGATTCACTAAATATATCATTAGTTTTTGAAGTCTTATCAAACTTCTCTCTGTTTTTAATAATTTTTTCTTTTAATTCCATATTAATGTTTTATATAAGGATAAAGATTTTAATTGACTAAATCAACATCGACATATTTTTTTTCTGAAACTAATTTTTTATAAAGTTCACTTCTTTGTCCACAAACTGTTTTCATATCGTATCTACCATTAACAGTATTATATAGATTTTCACCCATACTAGTAATTAATTCAGGATTTTCTATTAATCTTTTTAAATGTGAATACCATAATTTATGGTTTTTTGATGTAGGGACTAAAAACCCGTTACCGTTTTGGTTTATAGTACCACCTTTTTCATATGAATCAATGACATCTATTTGATAAGGTCCAAAATCTTGTGCGATTACCGCTTTTTTATGGAATCCAGACTCAATTATTTTTAATTGTGATTTAACTTTATTGAAGTTACTCTCTTTTAATGGTGCCAATGATATATCAAATAGGTTATAATTTGAGGCATAAGAAGTAATAGGTTTTGTCCATACTCTCCTATATGGTTCATTCATAACATTTTCGTATTCTTTATTTTCAAAAGAAAGTAAAAAATCTCTATACTCTTCACTAACAATTTTATAATCATCAGTAAATATTTTTTCATATAAGTACCAAACAGATTCCTTTGGTTTTATCGGTCTTTGTGTTTGTTGTCCAGTCTTTTGATCAATTAAAGTCATAGTACCTCTTAAATCGAACCCACATAAGACAAATTGTACTTTATCGATTAAACCATCATGTCTCAATTTAGTCATTAAACCTTTTAATATTTCCAAATCCTTTAAATGAGATGAACCACCTAACCAACCTATTCTTATCCTTTCACTTTTTTCAGAGTTATTTTGATATTGTTTTTCTAAAGGATCGATAGCATTTGGTATTACATATACATTTTTATTATGTTTACTTATCTCATCTGCAAATATTTTTGTTGTGGTAGTGACATTTTTAGATACCTTTATATTGTTAAGGATTTTCTTATCTAACTCATTAGACTTAATAATTTCCCAAGCTGGATGATCGGATCCTGGTGACCAATGATCGTCTATATCCATAATTGTTGCAATACCTAATCTATCACATCTATCTAATAATCCTTTTAAATCATTATAGTCACCTAAAGTTCTATGGTAATGTATTAAGTCATACTGTTTTAAAAAATTATCATTTAATAATTCAGGTTCATAGTCGATATCAACATGAAAGTCATTCGGAAAATATTCTTCTAATTTAATGTGGGGTATTGTGGATCTATAATAACTCACGCCAGTACGATCGCTTGGGACTACTAATACTTTAATTTTACTCATAATTAATTTTTTATATAATGATAATCATAAATAATTTATTTTTAAATAATAAAAAAAAATTAATTAAAAATTTGGCAGTTTAAAATGTTTTATATACATTTGTTAATATAAAATCAAACACTATGAAAAATTTAATTTTTAAAACAGTATTCTTTGTAAGTATTTTTTCACTTACGTCTTGTGCCGCTGAAAAATCGATTGAGTTGACGGATGGCACATATATAACTGAACGCCAATACGATAGAATCCTAAAACGTGCATACAAAGAGACTATTAGAGAAATGTCTAAAGAAGATAAAAAAATTATTAAATCCACTCGTTTTAGTGTGGAATCTGAATAATTATTTAGATAAAACTAATTTACCACTTTTTTCTTTAATCAATCCTAAAGATATCAATTTTTGCGCAACTGATGAATATGGTTGATTTCCATATAACATAACACGTAAAGTATTGTTTTTAAAAATACCCTTTTCGTATTTTCTGATAACACTTAAACTAAGAAATGTATTTTGTATTTCTTTAAATCCACCAACTACAACACTTCCCGTTAATTTTTCATTTTTAAATGTATTATATTTACTAACATACGAATCGATTTTTGTTGAATTAGGAAATGTTGTAGATCCAAAAGTTTCATCTGTAGTGGTGATGAAGAATGATATTGCATTTGTCGAATCACTTAAATCAGAAACAGTAGTGGTTGTGATTAAATTGATTAGGTTTTGAGTTTTTATTGTGGTTTGTTCTGTGCCATATATATTATTAACAAAATCTGTAAATAATTTAGGTGTGAAATTTATACCATTAGGTTTTTCATTTGGAACTAATTTAAATGGTGTAGATGCATTACCGACAATTTTTGGGTTAGAATAAACTCCTAATGGAGAATATAATCTTTTAAAATTAAATTGTTTTGGTATATCATCTTTTTTAACTGTTATTATGTCACCCAATTCTACTCCCATAGTAGAACTATCACAATTATCTAACATATAATTCCTCATACTATTAGTTATACTTTTACCTAAATTAGTATTAACCGTACTTTCTGAACCTAATTTATATGACGAACCCGATTCAGCTCCACCACAAAATTGATCATTTACATAATTAATTTTTATACCTGACCACAAACACCATCCACCGTAAATTTTTGCTTCATTACAATTACCTTTATAAATCTCAGGTTCGTAACCACCAAAATTATAACCGTATAATGGTAAGTATTTTTTGTAAATATTTTCTTGTAAATCTGTAGAAGCCGAAGTATCTTTAAAAACAGGTAATTTAGTTGCAATGTCGTAAACCACCCACCCTTTTTTGATACCTGCAGGTGGTTTCATTAAAGATTCATCTTTTTGTGCAGTTTTCTTTTCTTGACCCTTTTTAATTAAATTACCACACGCATCTAATTCCATCACATCTATTTTAGAATAATCATTAGTTTCACTGATTGAGGGTGTACATTGGTGATATACAACTATACCACCTTTACTTAATCTAATCTCAGGTGTACTTGAGTGACATCTTTTATCTTTGTTTTTACATACAAAAGATATCATAATGTTTCCTGGTTTATTACCTAATATCGATAACGCTTGTTGTGGTGAAACTACAAATTTAGAACTTCTACTTCCACCATCTTCGGCATTATTTAAGTTAGCTACCCCATCTAATTTAGTCTCATTCAAATAAACATCAAATAATGCGTCGTCACATTGGTGTCCTCCTCTACATGGAAATGAAGGATTCGGTTCTTTTACATACATAACCTCAATAACTAATCCCTCCAAACAAGCTGAAGGTGGTGTTAATTTAAAATTAACTTTAATGTATTGTTCTTTAGTATATTTATCATCGCCAGCTTTATCACCACCTTTAGGATTCCAAGCAGTCGTACCTATAACAATTTTAGGTGCCTCAAATACAGGTATTGTTTCAATAGTCTTATCTTTTTGTAATTTTTTAAAGTAGTTAGTTAAGAAAGTTTGTATAGTCTTAGCCCTTCTTTCAGATAAAACTTTTTCTTCTAATTTGACTTTAGGATCTACTTCAGTATCGTAATTGGTTACTTGTGATTCTCCAGCTTCTATTTGAACTGTTAAAATTTTTGCTTGTCCACCTATTATACCACCACTATCTTTTATTTCTTTAGATTTTTGTTTTAACCAATCTATTGCTTCTTTAAGTTCCCCCAAGATTTCTGTTTTTGGTAACGATGTATCTTTCCATCTACCTGATTTAAAATTGGCTTGTAAAGAAACTTCTTTTATTTCATCAGTAGGGGCTTCATTTAATATCTCAAATTCATATAATGGATTGCTATAATCTCCATTATTGTAAACCATTAGATTCTTTATCCTATTTAATTCTTCTGTTAAATTGTTTTTTTTCATATTACATTAATTTTCGTTATTAGATATGTCATTAGAATTTTGATCATCAGCAACTATATCTCTAGTCCTTTTAACTTTATCACCCCAAAATAAATAAAATGTTTTTGAGTCATCGAATTTTAAATCACCATTGTTTATTGAGTCGGCAGTAAACATTTGATCCAATACTTTAAAAGTTTTTTCTAAATATAATCTTATATCATTAGTAAGTTCATTAGTTCTAATATATTTATCTTTAAATGCAAAAGAAACATCACCTAAAGAAAAATTAGATTTATTGGCGTTTACTTTGCCGATTCGGAAAGTAGAGTCTCTATAAAAATTTGAGTATCTTTCTATATACTTATTTAAATCACTACCACCATCATCAGAATTTTTATTTAAATCATTTACAAATGCATCAAATACTTTAGGTTTTTGTTTCTCAATTCCTTTTGTTTTAGCTTTCCCATAGACTTTATTATAGATATTCTCTACGTAATCAATTAAATCGTCACTAATAGTAGAAAAATCACCAACCTCTTGCAATAAAACTGCTTTTGTATCATCTTTAGCGTTTTCTAAAGCTTTAGGATTTTGTAATAATACTTTTTGAGACAATTCAAATCTAGTTTTTACATACTCATTTTTAGCAACCGTTGCATCAGGTTGTATTTTAGAAAGTGCTGATTGGGAAGTATCTGTTACTACTGCATCACCACAAGCAGTTAAAACAGTTAAAAGGATTTGATCACCATTAACTTTTTTAGGTCCAAATACATTTTTATCTCTTTTAGGGTGTGTTATAACAACAGTTGCTTGATCAGTATGACATTTATCACCACTAGCACAAATAGCCCATATTTTCATAGTACCATCTTTAGCCTCTGATGTTATTTGTTTAGACATTTCAGGTGTTACTTTAAATACATCAGATCTAGTACCTTTAATATCACCTTCAGTACCATATTTTTTAGTACCTAACCATCCGTAACCAGGATTAAGAGATTGTGGGGTTAATTTTTTCCCATTTCTAGTTGTCTGAGTTGAAGCATTATTACCATTATGTGTGTCCCCACCGAATGCGTTTTTTAATAATGTATTATTAGCGAATATAAAATATTCTGCATTATTACATTGGTGACTTTTAGTTTGTAATGCAATTTGTAGTCCAGAAGCACATGATTCAGTAATAGGTAATGGTACTATATCATTTTCAGTTTGTATATCTACTTTAGTTTCTGTACTACTACTTTTAGGTACTTCTTGTGGTACTTCTTCTATTTTATCTACAGACATTACAACTCTTATAAATTGTTCATTTGTATATTTTTCAATTAAATCCTTAAATCTATTAGAATTGTTAAATTTTTCTGAACAACTATAACCTTCAGGATCTTTATTTGCGTCAGGCCTATCTACAGGGCAAAAATCTTGTCCTACCCATTCAGTCGCACCAATAACAGGTTCATTTTTTTCAACTTTAACCTCTGAATTAATTACACCTTGATTTTTCCATTCCGCTAAAACTTTTGTTATGTAACTTTCAATTACATTAAGTCTAGAGTTTGATAAATATTTAGGTTTAACTCTAAAACCTTTTGTACCACCTTTTGTTCTATCAACATTAGGTATTCGTGATTCACCCGCATATAGTTTAACATTAACAATATAACCTGTCGGATTTTTTTGTAAAAAGTTTTTTACTTTTTCTAACTCAACATTTAATTCTGGACCAATATCCCAATTCCAAGTCTTATTACGTCCATTATATGTACCCTTTAAATCATAAAATCCAGGACCAAATTCTACCGACTTATCTATATATACTTTATCACTAGAGGTATCTTTAGGTTTTTCTTCATCTTCTAATAATGGATTCTTATATTGTCCATTATTATAAACCATTAAGTTTTTCATTCTTCTTAGTTCTTCAGTTAAATTAGTTTTTGACATAAAAAATTAGTTTTTCTATAAATATAAAAAAATGATAAAAAATTTGTATATTAAAATAATTATCGTATCTTTACAATATCAAAATAAAATAACTATGGAAAATTCAGTAATTACAACAAATGTTAAGGAATATGTAGGGACAAATGTTTTTATTCTTTCTTTAAAAGGTGGTCTTATTAAATATGGTTCACTAACACCTAAACAATTAGACGCAGCATCAAAATTTTTCTCTAAGACAGTAGTGGTTAAAACAGAACCAAATTTTAAAGAAGTTAATGTTAATCTGAAAGTCACTAAATTTATTGCCAAAAGAATTGCCGTTGACAATGAATTAGAATTTAATCCGTTTTTAGTTACTATTACTAAAGTTCTTAACGAAACAACTAAAGCGTATCAAGTTACGGGTAGAATGAATACTTCAGATGTATCTTCTTGTAGATGTTGTGGTAAAGATTTGACTGATTGGAGATCACAAGCGACTGGTGTTGGTCCAGTATGTTCAAAAGCATTAAATATCCCATACGTAAAAAAACAAGAGGATGTTGAGGTATTTAAAAAAATGCTTAGATTAAAAATTGAATCTATCGGAGATTTAACTTTTTGGTTACCTAAGTCTCAGATTGATGAGGGACTTAATGAATTAGTTTCACAATTATAAATATAAAATAAAACCCTCTAATGAGGGTTTTATTATTTTCTTTTAGATGGTAACGGTTTTAATTTACCTGAAAATATAGTTTGTCCTACTTTGATTTGTATATCTTCAGTAACTAGTGATTTATCAAAATATTCTTCTACCACTGTTCTAACTACACTCTCTATTTCTTCTCTAACTATTTTTCTTATTGTACTTTCGTTAATAGTACTTTTAACAGTTTCATTTACATTAGAAACTTTGTTAGTTTTTTTAGGTTGGTTATTAGTTCTTTGTTCATTCACCAATAACTCAGGAACATCTTCTAACTCAAATGTATGGTATGGTGATTCTGGAATATCTATTGGATTATCTATCATCGCCCTTTTAATTGCTTCAGGCATTTTAGATTTATTTATGTTTCTATATTTACCATTTACTGGGGCTACTGAGGAAGAAGAGGTTCTTTGGTTTTCCCTAATAAAATTTTCAGTTAAATTAGGTATTTCTTTTTCTTCACTACTATATTCATTACTTTGACTTCCATTAGAAGTTGATCCGTGGTTTTGCTCCGTAATTTGCATAACCGCTTTTGATCTACTTAAAATTTCTTTTAATCTTTCTGCATTACTCATTTTTAATCAAATTTTAAAATTTTATAAATCTGTATCATATCCTTGTCTCCACTAGGATTAAATAGTGGTCTAGGTTCTTCAAATGTACCACCTAACATTTCTAAATTATCCATTCTATCAACCCTAAACGTTTTCCATCCAGGTTGGATTGTTTTAGTATCTCCACCTATCTGATAAACTCGAACCATATCATTATTTCTTTTTGAGATTCCATAACAATATATTTCAATCCATCTTTTATTCTTACCACCTGGATCTTCACCATCGTCATAATAAACAGAAGCTAAACGTTTTCCGTCCATTATTTTTTTAACAGTTTCTTTATTTGCTAATTCAAGTATAAGTCCTTCGGCTAAATAGTAAAGCTTCATTTTATATATTATTGATTATTATTAAATATATAGTTAGGATAGTAAGGTTTACTTGGACCGTAACCATTAGGTCCTGTAGGGTTACCATATTTTGATTCATTTCTAGCGATTAATTGTTTTCTACCACTACCTGGATAAGTAGGGTTACCATTGATGTCTATATCGTTTCCACCATTAATAGTATTTAATTGATCACTATTACCACTAGTACCTCTACCTTTATTATCACCATCTGATAATGCGTTTGGGTGAGTAGGTCCGTACTTTTTACCATCACTATCTAAGTATACGTTTTTAATTACGTTATCAACTCTAAATTGATCACCTAATTCCATTAATTTAGTCTTTCCCATAGTTTTTATATTTTAGATTCATATATTATTAATTTTTGTATTTTTAAAATTTCTTCATAAACAGGTTTTCCTCTCGATAATTGTCCACTTATATCTTTACTAAGTTTAGGTAATTTCATCTTCAATGTTTGACTATTAACTTTATTAGTATCTTTTTCGTGTTGTTTAATAAATTGATTTGACAAACCTGTTTCACTTTTTATTTTTTTAGGTGCTTTAATAGACTGTGTTTCTTTATTAAGAGTTGAGTCTACCCAATTGTGCATTGTTTTACCGCCATTAAGTCTATATTCGATATCCTCATGTTTACCATCATAATTATCGAACCAGTTTTTTATCCTTTTCATTTGTTTGTATTCTATTTTTTTATTTTCTAGAATACCTTTAGCTCTTTTATATCCCTCAGTAGCTTTATTATTACTGATATCTTCTTTTTTTAAAGTTTCATAAGTTTTTACGGCATTGGTAACTGCATTAAGTACATAATTTGGGCAATTATAATATTTCCCATGTAACTTACTATTACCACCTTTATTTTCCTTCCTGCTCGCCATACTTTATTTTATCACCAATTATTTCTCTATGTTCTTCTTTCATACTATAAATATCTAAATTATCAATTAAGTGGTTCAATAATATTCCCAACTCATCACCTTTTAGATTTTCTTTATGTATTAAATCCAATAGACTATTTATTTTTCTTATAACCATTGGTTTTTCATGTACATCTTTTAATTCGCTAATGTCTGCTATTTTATCCATCCCTACTATAATATCAGACTCTTTCATTTTTTTAACAAAATCTCTAGTAGTATCTTTTTTGTTTCTAATTATCTCATCAACCAATGATTTCATAGAATCTTCATTTTCTGTAATATCAAAATCAAATTTAGTGTCATTAGGTAATTTATAATTTCTCCACTCATCTGATGGTAAATGATCATATACAGGATCAGATTGTCTGAAATAATGTGAACTTATATCTTTATCCGCCATTTTTTTGGCTTCCCTATACTTTCTTTCTTTATCGTCTCTACTATATTTTTTAGATGGTACAACATCCAACTCATCATAGATTTCTTCAGTATCACTATCTAAAATATTTTCTTCTTCATTAACAATATATGCGTAATTGATACCATAATATGGTCCACCATATATAAAGTATGCCTCAGGTCCTTGAGTAGAACTTCTAACATAATCATCAGTAGTTTTTTTAGCTTTTATAAAATTTCTATTTTGTTTGTAGCTATTACTAGGATTAATTAATGCCCCATTGGTACCTATTAATTCATTTAACTCATTCTCCCTCAGAACATTTTTTTTACCTAAATACGTATTAATATCGGACTTTTTAAATGTTTTATTCATAATAAATCTTTTTTATATAAATATAACACAATTCTAAATATTTATTTAAAAATAAAGTTATGCCTATAAATAAATTTACAACATTATTAGATCTTTCAAGACAAGCTAAGATAATAACTGGTGAAACTGCAACTTTTGACGGTAAAATACTATCAGGGATACCATTTAGTGGGTATCCAACAGGTGTTAATACCGCAACAACTGTTTCATTAGGGGTTGTTTCAACGGAAAACGCAGTGTTTAGCGGAAATACAGGAACTACCGTTTTCGATGTCTCAAACCCATTATCACCTTATTACAATCCACTTTTTAGTGGGTATACCGCAACCACTTGGACTAATCCTTTATTTTCGGCTACGACTTCGGGGTTAACATTACCCATTACAATACTGAGTGCGGACACACAAGTGGTTGGTCCGTTTTGGACATTAACACAAACAGGGTATACTGGTGACTATATAATAGGTACAGAATATACTGGTTATAGTGTAACATATAGTTTTATCAATGTATCTCAATTTAATCCCAATGTATTTAGTGGTGTCACAAGTGCTTCCCAAGAAAACTTTTCTGCGGGTACCTTAGATTATAAAGGACCGTTAGATTATTTATCATCTAAAGAAAATATATCAGTAGATGGTAGATTAATTACAAATAAAATTACTATAAGTAATGGTGCTAGTTCAGCGACAACTAATTATGTATTGACTCAAATAGATGATACGGGTAAAGGAGGTTGGAGCTCCGTATCTTCATTACTTTCAGGATCATGTTTACCGATAGTTAATTTAGAAACAATAAATGATTGTTCTTCAGGTATCACATTCAATTCGGATGTTACTATAAATGGTGATGTAATTGTAAATGGTTCTGCCACTACAATAAACACAGAAATTATTAGATCTAAGGATAATAATATAATTTTAAATTATAGTGGAACACATTTAACCGCAATCGGTGGTGGTTTTACACTGGAAGATGGTGTCAGTAATGGTGTCGATTCTAGAATATATTCGGACTCAAACGGTGTTTGGTTATTTGACCCATCATTAAGTGCGAATTCAGGAACAATAATTAATTTTTCTGCAGATACAATAGGTTCGTCAGGAGATTGTGTCAATGATTTATATGTATCGAACATACATTCATGCTCCCCATTAAATATAAACCCTTTAAACGAAGGGGATGTTTATTTTGGTTCCACAAGTGGAGTCACAATTGATGTCACCCATAGTAGGATAGGTATTGGGACTGATTCACCTAATTACCCATTACAAATTTTAGGGGGTAATAGTACATTTTATTATGATCCCACATCGTTGGGGGGTGATTCACGAATTAGTGGGAATACAAATCTACCTAGATATACTGTATCAATTGCACCATATTTGACTAAACCATCTGCAGGAAGTCAATTCGGTATGAGATGTTGGGACGATGCAACTTCTCCCAATTATGGTAAAGTAGGGGATACATTTATGTATGCGGGTAATGCGTCAAATGGGTTAAACTTAATTAATTCACCTGGTACAGGTACCGAAGACTATATTAGATTATATGCGGGACAAACTGTAAATGGTACGACTCCTGATATACATATACAAGGTAGTGGTGTAACAAGAGGGTACGTTGGTATTAGTACATCTAACCCACAATATTTATTAGATATTGTTAACACAAATTCTAGACTTTTTTATGATCCAACATCCGTAGGGGGTAGATTTTCAATAAGTGGAAAAACAAATGTTCCTAGATTTGGTGTGGAGGTTCCACCATATTTAACAAAACCACTGGCAAGTGCTAGTTTAGGTATAAGGGCTTGGGATGATTTATTATATCCAGACTATGGTAATCCGGGAGATGTTCATTTATATGCAGGTGTAAACGCTTACGGTTTAAATATTATAAGTGAATACGGTGCTACTAGTGCAGATTATATAAGATTTTATGCTGGTCAAGATGCGTCTTCAGGAAATACACCAGACATACATATACAAGGTAGTGGTGTAACAAGAGGATATGTTGGTATTGGTACTAAAACACCTACGGAAAGATTAACAGTTAGTGGTACATCGTTTTTTAAAACGTCTTCATTAACAACAGGTACATCACCATCTTTTTATTATTTAGACGGAGTTTCAACACCTACGGACACATCTACTATAAAATCTATATACAAAGAATTTAGACCAACAACCACATCATCATCTAATGTTGTTGGTGACGGTACACTATTATATCCAAACATAACATCACCAACAAATGGGGAATTTTATTCAAAGGCAAATCTAATATTATACACAGGTGATTTATCATTATTAAATAGTAATGAAGCTTTAACATCCGAAATTAATGTAGTACAAATTCAAACAAACACAGGAACTTACAATGATATAGTTAAAAGTTCGTCATCTGTATTAAGGAATTTGACTGCAGGTGGTACTATAAATGAGTATGTTGGTTTTTGGATGAATGGTTTTGATATAACTTTAACCCATAATGGATCAACAAATAATATATATGGGTTTTATATGGATGATCAATCCACTAGATCTGGAAATATCCCCCCACCGACAAATAGATGGGGTATATATATAAAAGATGCGGGATATAACTATATTGCAGGTTATTTAGGTATTGGGACTACGACACCATCTGAAAAACTAGATGTTAGTGGTAAAACAAAAACAACAACTTTACAAGTTACATCTGGAGCAACAAATGGTTATGTTTTAGTTTCAGACTCTATCGGTAACGCCACTTGGCAATCGGCATCGGGTGCCACATCAGGAGTAACATTTTGGACGGCATCAACAGGTGTAGACGCAATAGTGGTTAAAAATAGTGGATCAGTCGCTAGTGGTTTATTATCATTGGCTCAGGGTTATCAGACAACCGCAAGTGGTGATACATCACATGCGGAAGGTTATCAAACAATTGCAGGTGGAAACTTTGGTTCACACGCTGAAGGATTCCAAACAACTGCTAGTGGTGATTTTTCACACGCAGAAGGGGCGGATACATTTGCAATTGGGATTATGTCACACTCTGAAGGGTACTTCACAAGTGCTATCGGTGATTATTCACATGCTGAAGGTAATTTATCAACCGCAAGTGGGGCTACATCACATGCGGAAGGATTTCAAACAATCGCAAGTGGGGTTACATCACACGCTGAAGGGGATAATACAATTGCAGGTGGAATTGCTTCACACGCTGAAGGTATACTAACTATTGCATTAGGAAATTATTCACACGCAGAAGGATCTTCAACTACTTCATCAGGAAGTTATTCACACTCAGAAGGAGCTAGTACTTTGGCATCAGGACAAGGTTCACACGCTGAAGGTGCTATTACAACTGCATCAGGAACTGCTTCACACGCTGAAGGAGATGGAACTTTGGCATCAGGAACTGCTTCACACGCTGAAGGTTATTATAATATTGCATCAGGAGATTTTTCACACGCTGAGGGTGGGGCATATTTTGGTAAATTAGGATTACAATCATTTCCAACAAGTGCAACAACTTACTCTTCTCACGCTGAAGGTGTAGGTACATTGGCATCAGGACAAGGTTCACACGCTGAGGGGTGGTTTGGTATTTCGTCAGGTGCGTGGTCACACTCTGAAGGTCAAGGTACAACATCACTAGGTCAGTATTCTCACTCAGAAGGTGGTGGGTCTTTAGCAGGAGGTGTTAGTTCACACGCAGAAGGAATAAATACAAACTCTAACGGTACTGGTTCACACGCAGAAGGTGTTGGGACGTTATCACTAGGTCAATATTCGCACGCAGAAGGTGATGGATCAATATCTTCAGGTAATAGTTCACACGCTGAAGGTGCTTTGACGTTATCTCTAGGTGATTATTCACACTCTGAAGGATCGGGAACAACTGCATCAGGACTATATTCACACGCTGAAGGTGTAGAAAATGTGGCATCTGGTACTGCTTCACACGCAGAAGGTGGGGCATATTTTGGTAAATTCGGATTACAGGCTTTACCAACAAGTGCAACAACTTACTCTTCACACGCTGAAGGGATAGAGACTTTGGCATCAGGACAAGGTTCACACGCTGAAGGTTATCAGACATCTGCAACTACTTTCTATTCACATTCTGAAGGGGTAAGTACTTTGGCATCAGGACAAAATTCACACGCTGAAGGTATAGGTACTTTGGCATCAGGACAAGGTTCACACGCTGAGGGGGGAGGTACTTTGGCATCAGGACCTCTTAGTCACGCTGAAGGTGATAATACTTTGGCATCAGGACAAAGTTCACACTCTGAAGGATCGGGAACAACTGCATCAGGACCTCGATCACACTCTGAAGGAGGTACAACTATTGCATCAGGAATTTACTCACACGCTGAAGGTAAATATACTATTGCATCTGGAGATTCTTCACACTCTGAAGGTTATCAGACAACCGCAAGTGGTGTTTATTCACACGCTGAAGGTTATACAAATATTGCGTCAGGAACTGCTTCACACGCAGAAGGTGGGGCATATTTTGGTAAATTAGGATTACAATCATTTCCAACAAGTGCAACAACTTACTCTTCACACGCAGAGGGTACAGGTACTTTGGCATCAGGAATAGGTTCACACGCAGAAGGGTTTTTATCTATCGCATCTGGTAATAGTAGCCATGCTGAAGGTTATAATACTCAGTCATTAGCGGAAAATTCACACGCTGAAGGTATCAATACTTTGTCATCAGGAAATGGTTCACACGCTGAAGGTCAAAATACTTTGGCATCAGGAATAGGTTCACACGCTGAAGGACTTTCAACATCTGCCACTACTACATACGCTCACGCTGAAGGAGGAAATACTTTAGCATCGGGGTTATATTCACACGCTGAAGGAGAGAGTACAATCGCAAATGGGGTTACATCACACGCTGAAGGACTTTCAACAACCGCAAGTGGGGATTACTCACACTCTGAAGGTTATTTTAATATTGCTTCAGGTATTGCTTCACACGCTGAGGGTGGGGCATATTTTGGTAAATCTGGATTAGTGGCAAAACCGACAAGTGCAACAACTTACTCTTCTCACGCAGAGGGTACAGGTACTTTGGCATCGGGAATTGCTTCACACTCTGAAGGTATCAATAATATATCATCGGGAGAAGGTTCACACGCTGAAGGTAACTATACTTTGGCATCAGGAATAGCTTCGCACGCTGAAGGACTTTCAACATCTGCCACTACTTCATACGCTCACGCTGAAGGTGATAATACTTTGGCATCAGGAAATGGTTCACACGCTGAAGGTGGTAATACTACTGCTTCAGGAAATGGTTCTCACGCTGAAGGATCAGGTAGTTCTTCATTAGGGATATATTCACACGCTGAAGGAGGTGGTACAATTGCATACGATAACGGTTCACACTCTGAAGGTCTATCAACTAGAGCAATAGGGTTATATTCACACGCTGAAGGTAACGCAACAAGTGCAACGACTTCTGGTTCTCACTCTGAAGGCTGGGGCACTATTGCTTATGAAAGTTATCAACACGTATCTGGTAGATGGAATACTACAGGTAATACGAATCAATACTTCATTATCGGTAGAGGTACCAATAACGCTTCTAGATCAAACGCATTTAGAGTTGATTCGTCTGGTAACGTTTATGGTGCAGGTGCTACATATAACTCTGGTGCGGATTACGCTGAATACTTTGAATCTTTATCAGGAGATTCAATACCTTACGGTACAGTAGTCGAATTAGTAGATGATAAAATAAAAGTTTGTGTTGACGCAAATAACGCTATGGGTGTTATTTCTTCTAACCCTACACTTATCGGAAACAATGAAGGTGGTACTGCTGATGAATGGGTAGGAAAATATGAAAAAGATGAATGGGGTAGATATATTATGGAAGACTATTCATATGATGCGATAGATTATATGACTGAAAGTGAAACAACCATTTACAAAACAATAACGGAACAAACACCAAAATTAAGTCAAGATTTTAATCCTAATATGACATATATTCCTAGATCTGAAAGACCTGAATGGAATGTTGTTGGGTTAGTCGGTCAAGTAAGGGTACTGAAAAATCAACAGATACCAAGTAGGTGGATAAAAATGAAAGATATAAATAATGATATCGCCCTATATTTAATTAGATGAGTAATATATACCAACATAATTTTGACAATTGTTTAAAAATGAGATTAAGTAACAGTGACTACTGGGACTTATTTTTATGTTATGATTGTACAGACGAACAAGATAATGATCAAATATTAGAGGATTGTATTTTAGTAGACATTGATATTGATAATGATGCGTGTTACTCAGGAAATACTCTTTATAGTTTAACTACTTGGACAGGTGCAACAATCAATGGTAGTGGAATCACATTAAATGATATTGGTTTGACGGGTATTGATAATGGTTTTATAATATACGATTGTAATACACCAACCAGTGGGGCAACTTTTTTATCATCGTTTACAGGATCATCTTTAACATTAACATCAGCAGATACAAGGTTCTCTATGACTAGAGTTACTGGTTGTACATACGATTACCCAATAGATGTTCTTACGGACTTAGAGGTAGGTAGATATTCTCAATTATGTGGTGGGTTTTATCAAGGATTCTTTAAATTATCTGATATCACCTATTTCAATGAAATAAGTGATAATAAATTTATTTGGCCGTTAGATTGGTTTAGATGTCCTACTATTTGTAGTGGAGACACCGTAACTGATTGTTGTGGTACGGGTGATACAACAGGACAAACTTGTACTGTCGATCCGAATAAGGCGTATCAATGTTATTTAGATACAAAACCAATTCCATACAATTATCAAATATTACCTGAAAGATTAGGTGGTTTAGATGTCGAATGTTTAGATGGGTGGACGGCAACGTTCTTATTAAATAAAAGTTCCGAATCTTGTGTAGGTAATACACTTAATAATACATACCCTAATAATAAAGGATTTTTCTTTTATATGGGTACTAGGGCAGAAAATAAGTTTTGGGATTTATTTAGTGGTGAAACTGGGTATACTACCTCATCAGGATATCCTTTACCCCCACCTGTGATTTCAGAAGAAGTGTTAAATAATAATCCTTTTTTAGTATATCAACCATCAAGTTGTTGTTGTTTTAGTGGTATAACTACAGAAATAACACAAGAAAAAGATAAAAATGCGGACATTATAGATAACGCATTAGGGTTTAGAATTAAGGATGATGGAAGTATAGGGTTTAGAACTATAATATTGACAGGAGTTTGTTCGGCAGTTACGGCAACGACAATAGTAGATTGTCATGAACAATGTGGATGTGGGTGTACAGGAACTACTACGGCAACTTCGGTAACCACAAAATATGTTACAGGAACTAGTATTTATGAATGTTATAGTTCTCCTGGTATTATATCAGAAGATGTGTGGACAAATGTTGCAATAAGGTTTAAACCTTATGAACAATATACCCAATGTGAATTAGTGAATAAACCTAGAAGAAAAGGTGTATTAACAGTTTATGTTAATGGATATTTAAAATGGACTTTAGAGGATTTTGATGAGTTTATTTTTAGGGAATTAGATGAATATAGAGAAAAACAACAAGGTGTCCCATTTAATTACAGTTTAGGTGGGGGTACTCAAGGATTAATAGAATCTAATACAGTTAATGGTCCTGATATTAAGGACGAAAACTTAGTACTACAAGAAAATTTTGCTGGTACTTTTGAAGGTGGGATTAGTAAATTTAAATTGTATGGTTGTAGTTTAGATATTACAACTATAAGAGAAGGATTTAGTAGTTATACACCACCGATACCACCAGATCAAATTCTTATTAATCCGATACTTACTCAGAATGGTGAATATATGAGTGTTGGTGGGGATTTTTACTTAATTTTTTAATCCACCACAACTAATTAACCCTATTTTAATAGAAGAGAATGAGTATTTAATCATTGGGGTGAATGAATATTTACAATATAATGGAATATTATAAAAATAACGATATTTATAAAATAAAATAGAATTTTATGGCACTTACTGGAAAAACAATCGGTCAATTAACATATCTATCTGGAGTATCAAATGATACATTATTTCCTGTAGAATTAAATGGCGACACATACCATATTAATTATTCATCCATTACAAAAAATGAAGAGGTAACTTACTCAGAACTTGTAAATAAGATTACGGGTGAGACATTAACACCAAATAGATTCTATTTGATGACTGATTATCAAACGTGTTATGATCAACCAAACTTTGATGCTAATGGTTCGGCAATAACAACGGGTAACTATAAAACAGGAACAACAGAACCAATATTATTGCTAGCAATTTCAACAACAGGATTCTCCCCTACAGTTTATTCAACACTATATCCACAAGATAAAATCTCTTATGATATTACTTGGAATGCAACTGAAGTTACAGATAATCCTGCTAAAGGTAGAATTACTGAAAGAATTGACGAGTTTAATAACAGAACAGATTATGACCATAGACAAGTGGTATTTAAACGATACGAAACATCACTTTCAAGTGGTATTTATACAGTAATTAAAGATAATGGGAATCCTTACATTGATGATATTCCAACTTTTGGAACAGGTTGTTATTCTAATAAAATAGGGAACTTTTATACCACCTTAGATTTAAACAATACAGGTTTTATTTTATCAAATAATATATTTGATGATGATTGTTGGGACAATACAACAGGGGCAGATTTTTATAATAATACAATCGGTTCAATAGTTTATGAAAATAAATTTGGGGATTCATGTCATGATAATGTGATAGAAGGAGATGCTTATAACAATGTGGTAAATAACAACTTTAGTTTAAACACAATAGGTGGTCAATTTTATAATAATACCATATTCAATGGATTTAGATTAAATGTGATAGGGTCACAATTTGAAGGAAATGAAATTTTAAGTGGATTTAGAGAAAATCAAACATCTGCAGGATTTGCTAAAAATAGAATTGGTTATGATTTTAGAAATGTAGGTATAACTATTGGAACAAACTTTTTAGATAATCAAATAGGGAACAATTTTACTGATAATATTGCTATTGGAGATGACTTCCAAAATAATGTGATAGGTAACAATTTTCAAGAAAATAACATTGGAAATGGATTTTTTTCAAATCAAATAGGAAACCAATTTACTAATAATACTTGTTATGGTTCATTCCAATGGAATATTGTTAATACCGAAGTTAATAATGTTTGTTTAAGTACGGGTATGTTATTTGATATCACAACAGTTAATGTATTTAGAAATAAAAATGGTGATGATAGATTATCGTATTACGATGAATTAGATGTTCTAACAATAGAAACATTAACTGAAGCTCCTTGTTTAGGCGGATTAAACGCATTAGACATACCAGAAAATGATTTGAATTTCGGATTAATATTATAAATAAATAAAAAATAAAAAAACAAAAAAATGATACAAGGAATTAGAATAACAAGCACAAATTTATCAGGACTAACGGCAAACATTACTTTTTTACCAACAACTGGTGGAACCTTTAATTTAGGGTCTGAAGTAATACCATTTAACAATATTTCGGATTATCCTTACGGAACATACGAATTAGACGTTCCATTATATGATAGAACATATGAAATAGTTGTACCAGCACCATTAACAGGTCAGAGTGCATATACTGAAACAGTAAGAACTGTTACCGTTGACGGAGGAGTACAACCATTCTCAGGAGCGGTATTATCTGAAGTATGGGGAACATATACAACAAAGTATATCACAAATGAAGGAATACCATCAACTGATATTATTTTAGCTGAAGGTATTTGTTCTGACGATGTTGACGCATCATACTTACCAAACAATATTGGTCAATGGCCCAATAGTATTAACTCATTTTTAGGTCCATTTATGTCAGGAGGTTTGGCTGGGTTCCCATTTGTTGGGACAGTTGGATACGGTGCATTCTCAAGTCACGTTACAAACACTGGAACTTTATTTGTCACAAGTATGCCACACATCGGTGTTACTGAAGATGGTCGTTCAGGTAGAATGTTGAGAAGGGGTAAAGATGATAGTCTTACAGATAATACCTGTGGTGCGGTTTGGGGGGCAATTAATCAAGTTGTCAATGTATTAACCAATGCCCCAAATATAGAAAATCCACCATTTGACAATGGTAACTATTCTTTTTGGAAATTAACTGATATTTTATGGCCGCACAAATATGCATTAACAGATTTTACTGGTACTTCTGAAGAAATATATAATAATCAAATGATTTTGGCGACACAAATAATTAGAGACGCCGCATACGATTATATCATTACAAATTTACCGTCACAAACAGAATCGTTTACTGAAAATCCAGTTTACTTTTTAAGTGGTATATTTATTAATTCAGATGTTAATGTGGGTACAACACAATTTGAATCGTATGTTGTAGTCGATAAAGTTATGAAATATGTATTTGATGATCAGTGGTATGATATAACATCAGATTATAAGTTAGGGTTACCAATTGATTAAATAAATAAAAAAATGGTAACAAAATACATAGTAGATAACTTAAAAAAACAAATAATAGATATTTATTAATAAAATAAAATTATGGCAAAAACAAAATATATTGTAAATAATTTATTAGGTCAGAAAATTGGAGGAGAATCATTAATTCCAATGTATAGTCAATCAATAATTTATACAGGAAATCAAATAAATTGTTTAAATGTTAATAGTGGTATGACCCTAACTGAAGTTGTTGAATCAATTGGTAACACATTTTGTTCGACACCTCCTATTTATACGTGTGGAGACTTTGTATTAATAACTAATCCAATTGGGGAGTGCCAAAACCCGTTACAATATCTATTTAATCAGTCAATTTTATCTTGGTGTGAAGAACATCCACCAGTAGTTCCTTGTACAAGTAATGTAAATTCTTTAGATTACTTATTCGATCAAGTAATTGAAAATTGGAATAACGAACATCCTCCTGTGGTACCTTGTACAAGTAATGTTAATTCTTTAGATTACTTATTTGATCAAATAATTGAAAATTGGAATAACGAACATCCGCCATTAGTTCCTTGCACAAGTAATGTAAATTCTTTAGATTACTTATTCGATCAAGTAATTGAAAGTTGGGAAAACCAACAATTAGTTTAAAATAAAATAAAATAAAAAATGAAAAATGAAAGAACAAATTATGAACACAATAAATGAAATTTTAGACAGAACTCTTGATAAGGGAATATTACAGAGTAATAATGAGTTGGACATTTGTTGTCCAGACTGCGTTCAAAATATGAACGATAATAATGTTAGTATATATACAATTTCATCTGTTGAGACATTTTTAAAATTTTCCGAAGCGATTGGTTTTAACAGAGGGATTACCCCAACTTGTTGTCCACAGATAACTGCATCAGTAGAAACCAGTTTAAAATTTAATGAGGCTTTTGGGGATTCACCAACAAATCCTGTACCGTCATGTCCAACAAACTTTAATGAATGTATGAACACTCTTAAAAACTCTTTGACAAGTGAAGGTGTTGACCGAATATTGGATAAAGGAGTTGTTGAGTATGGGTCGTTAAGTGGATTTTCACAAATATGTAGAATTGATGAATTTATTGATTTATCGATAAGTTTAGACCCTCAATCAGGAACTAAAGAAGAAATAATTGATAGAATTATTGATAAAGGTATTGTTGTTAGTTGTTATGATGACGAAATTGTTATTTCTTCCGTTGAGACTTGGTTAAAATATGCAGAGGCAAATGGTTTAACTTATACAATGGCAATACCTGCATAAAACACACATCCATAATTATAACGAATCTTCCTACCTTAAAATAGATTTACACGAATCAGATTAAGTCAAAGAATCGCAAAATATTTTCAAAAAATAAATTAACTAATATTTATATTATATGGAATTTTTTATCAACAAAAATAGTACATTACCAAAACTAAAAATGGAATTAGTTAATGATGGTAGAAATGATTTTCGTAAATTTTATGAAAAAATACAAAATGCTACCATAACATTTACTATGTACAATGTAGAATCAAAAGTTAAAAAGATTTCATGTTCACCATCATACATAGAAATGTCGGTTGCCAATGATTGCGAAAATAGTGAAACTCCAACATATTTTATAACATATAAGTTTACAGAACAACAAACAAATAAGTCTGGAAGATATAATGGGTACTTTACAATTAATTTTCTAGATGGTACAGGTACATTAATCGCACCTATTAGAGACGAATTATTTATAAATGTTTTAGATAATTGATATATTAAAAATAATTTAGTATATTTGTATTTAAAAAGTTTTTAATAAATAAATTATGCTTGCTTCAGTAGATGACATTAAAGAATATTTAGAGGGTTACGATGAACAAAAATATATAGTAGGTGTTGAATCGTCTTACTATGAAAACAAAGTTTATCTTATCATACACGATCCAGAAAATGGTAAACGTATAGAAAAACATAAGTTCACTCCTTTCTTATGGATGAAGAGTATTGACTTAAGTAAGCTATATGGTGGAGATAGAAGGGAAATTAGAAACAAAATCAAAGAATATAAAATTAAGTTTATACCATTATCAATAAAAGATGAAAATGATGATACAGTATCACGTTTAGAAAATGGTTATAAATTTTTAGTTAGATCAAGAGGTACTTATGGGGATTTATTAAATTTTTTCAAAAAGGGAAAGATGGATATATTCTCAGAAGAAAATAGAAGTAATTTTTTAGCTATCAGTCCTACTGAACAATTTTTAATACAATCAGGTAAAAGACTTTTTAAGGGGATGGATGAATATGATGATGTGCATAGATTTTCATTTGACTTAGAAACAACTGGATTAGACCCTAAAACTTGTAGGATCTTTCAGGTTGGTATGAAGGATAATAGAGATTTCCAACATGTACTTTCTATAAATGGAGATACAGAAGAAGAAATAAACGATAGAGAAGCAGAAGCAATAACAACATTTTTTAAAGTTATTAACCATCTTAAACCAGCAATTATATCTGGATATAATTCAGAGAACTTTGACTGGTATTTTATAGTTGAGAGATGTAGGATATTAGGTATTGATATTACAAAAATTGCCAAGACATTAGGAAGTATCCCATTTTATAGAAAAACTCAAACACTTAAAATGGGTCCTGAAATGGAACATTATGAACAGACACATATGTGGGGGTATAATATTATGGATGTATATCACGCAGTTAGAAGGGCACAAGCGATTAATTCTTCTATTAAAGAGGCAGGATTAAAATATATTACAAAATACTCCAATGTGGCAAAATCAAATCGAGTTTATATACAAGGTGATAAGTTAGGTAAGATATATGGAGATACTGAAAATGATTATTGGTTAGACGATAGTAATGGTGAATGGGGTAAAGTTATAGATGATATATTACCAGAAAATACTATTAAAGTTAAAGGTTGTGATATTGTAGAGAGATATCTTATAGATGACTTATGGGAAACAGAAAAGGTAGATAATATTTTCAATCAAGCAACTTTTCTTTTATCTAAAGTTTTACCAACATCATTTATGAGATCATCCACAATGGGTACTGCGGCAACATGGAAATTACTTATGTTAGGGTGGTATTATAGAAGTGGTATTGCAATCCCACATACTATGCCATCTAAAGGGTTTATAGGTGGTTTATCTAGATTATTAGAAGTAGGTTTTAGTCAAAATGTAGTTAAATTTGACTTTGCTTCCCTATACCCATCTATTCAGTTGACACATAATGTATTTACTGATTGTGATGTTATGGGTGCAATGAGAGGGTTATTACAATATAACTATGACTATAGAAATCTTTATAAAGAATTAAAGAAGAAATATGAGGTTGAGGGTGATTCAGAAAAATCTTCATATTATGATAAAAAACAATTACCGCTTAAAATTCTTAATAATGGAATGTTCGGTTCTATTTCTGCGCCAAACGTTTATCCTTGGGGTGATTCAGATATGGGTGAAAAAATTACATGTACAGGTAGACAATATCTGAGACATATGATTAGATTTTTCGCATCAAAAGGATTTAAACCATTAGTGGGTGATACAGATGGATTCAACTTCTCTGTACCAAACGATGTAGATAGATATGTTTATACGTCAAATGGTAATCATCATTTCAATAAATTAGGTAAAACATATAAAGGAATGTCTGCAGTAGTTTCTGAATATAATGATAAATATATGAAAGGTGTGATGGGATTAGATGTAGATGAAATATGTTCCGCAACTATTAACTTAGCAAGAAAAAATTACGCAGATTTAATAGATGGTAAAGTTAAATTAGTGGGTAACTCTATTAAGTCTAAAAAAATGCCAGTTTATATTTCTGAATTTATCGATAAAGGTATCAGACTTCTTTTAGATGGTAACGGATTAGAATTTGTGACAGAATATTATGAAACAATAGAAATGATTTATAATCAAGAAATACCACTTTCTAAAATTGCCAATAAATCTAGAGTAAGGATATCTTTAGATGAGTACAAAAAGAAAATGAAAACCACAAATAAATCTGGTGGGTCGATGGCTAGACAAGCTCATATGGAATTAATTATTAATGAAAATTTAAATGTTAATTTAGGCGACACAATTTATTATGTAAATACAGGTAGTAAAAAATCACATGGAGATGTTCAGACAAAGGCACATAGTAAATTTACTAAAAAAGAAACTGAACTTTATTATATTAATAATGGTAAGATGCCTGAACCCTCAAAAGTGGATATTGTTGTAAATTGTAGATATATACCAAATAATCTTTTAGAAAATGATCCAAATGCGACAGGTGAATACAATGTAGAAAGATATTTAGATGCGTTCAATAAAAGAGTAAAACCATTATTAGTATGTTTCGATCCCTCTGTTAGGGAAGATATAATGATAACATCACCATTAGAAAGAAAGTATTTTACTGCACAAGAATTAACTTTAACATCAGGTAAACCATTTAACGAAAGTGATCAAGATAAATTAATAGATTTATTAACTATAACTGATGAAGAATTAGAATTCTGGAACCGTATAGGTATATCTCCTACATATATGTTCGAGGACTATGGAATTGCAGATGAATTCTCATATGACGTAAAGACCCAAAGGTCGATAAGTCAATGATTTGTTTAAATTTTCTGCCTCTAAAGCTTTATTCTCCAATTGTTTTACGTTAGATAATCTTTCTAATCTTAAATCCAATTGTTCTAATAACTTTAATTGTTCTTCTTTACCTTCATTAAGTAAACTATCAAAATCCATAGTTAACTCAGCGTCTGGTACTTTTAATGCTCCACTAAATTTACCTCTTACTCTACCTAAAGATTCTTTAAATAATGCAGTTAAATATCTTCTAACCCAAATCTTTGTAGGTTCATTTAAATCAGAGTATCTTAATTTAGATAATGGTACATCATTAGGTAATTTTATAATGTCAGAGTTTTCTGCTAAACATTTATCTCTATCATCTCCCGATTCATAGTAGTGGTACCAAACTTTTGTACCCGATATCCCTAATTGCCCACCTTGTAAACCTGCAGATGCAAAAGATATTCTACTACCAGGTATCGGCATAAGATGTAATAATCTAGTACCATTAGGTCCTGCAGTAACTTTATAAGATAACTCACTTCTTAATAATTTAGATTTTAAACTAAAATCAGCTGCCCTAAGTAATACATCAAAAGCGGGTGCTACATAAAATCCACCATTACCTAATCCACCACCTTGTCCCCAACCAGCGTAAGGTACTTGACCAAAACCACCACCAAAACCATAATCACCAAATCCCGCAAATGAATATAGAGCGTGATTAGTAGAGTTTGGGGTTAACCATAATATTTCATTTATTTCTCTTCCTGCAGGTATCTGATAAACTTGTTGGTTCCTTATGATAGTCACATAATCTTTCTTTAGTTCCCAAGGACCTCTTTGTTGTAACCCTACTTGTTTAGAATACGCATAAGAAAAATTACTTTCAAAATCCAATGATCTTGTTGTCAATGCGAATGCAATATCAATTTTATCTGCTTGTTTCCCTAATACTGAAGACCATTGGTTTTCTATCAACCAATCTTGTACTCTTTGAGCATAATCCTCAATTGCGGTTTCTAAAAGGGAATTCATCTGATCCCAATCTAACTCAATTTTTCGAATTGGTGCACCTAATCTATGTTTTATTTGAGTAAATAATTCATTTTTTAAGTCATCATTTAAATAATTTGGCATAACTGATATATTTATTAATAAATATCTAATAATTGATAAATGTAAAGTAAAAAATATGAAAGAGGAACTAGTAATAAAATTTGTCGGAATGCAACAACAGTTTAGAGTATTACATTGGCAAACTAAATCATATGCAAAACATAATGCCTATGGTAGTATTTATGATTCATTAGACGATTTAATCGATGGATTTATCGAAACGTATATGGGTAAATATGGTAGAGTATCTTTTGAAAGTGGTGAGGGTAACATTATATTAAAAAATACTGATACATTAGATTTAAATTCATTTATAAAAGAAAATATTTCTTGGTTAAAGAGTTTGAGTGAAAAACTTAATTCCGAAAACGATAGTGACCTTTTAAATATGAGAGATGAAGTTATGGCTGAATTAAATAAATTAAGATACTTGTTGTCGTTAAAATAATGAAATTTGGTGATATCATAAAGGAATCTTATACAAATGAATTAGGTGATCCCCTTAATGGTAGAGATAATGCTTGTATGTCATCACTACATAAGGCACAACAATTACTGATAGACGCTTTAAGGTTAATTGAAAACGCTTATCAGGAATGCGATGATGAGGAAAAAAGAAAGGAAATCATTGAATTTAAAAAAGATTTGGTACATGATTTAGGTCACAATGACGGTGAGGGTTTTGGTCATGTCGAAGACAATGAGAATGAGAATAACTTAATCAATAGAATCGCAAAATTTATCGACAAACATACACCCAAAAATTGGGACTCAAATATACATGATGAAATTAATCCAGAAGAAAGTGGTTCTTAACTAATTCTACTGCCTCATCAATCGTATTAAAAGATTTTTCTGGAACAAATGCGGTTCTATCAATTAGTATTGCGGGTAAAAATTCATTGTCAACCTTTTTAGAAAAGGTTTCATATAACTTTTCATTTTCATCAATATCGATTTCAATATAATCTATATTATTTTCATTTAATTTATTTTTCAGATTTTCACAATGAGGGCAACCTTTCATCGAAAATACTTTTACTCTAACATCATTTTCCATTTTCAATATTTTTTAAAAATTCATTTATTATTTCATCTTCACCCATTATAGTTCCGATAATTTTTCTTTTTTCATTTAATATGTGCCATATTAAAGTATCAATAGTTTCATCTATCAACATATAATAAATAT